GGTGCAACCATTACTGGTGGTACGAAGGTCGTCGGACCAACAGGCGCAACGACCTACACGGTTCACACTTTCACCTCTAGTGGAAGTTTGGTCATCGCATAATGTCCACAATCATTGATTTCCCCAATACTCCGTCGGAAAACGACATCTTTTTTGCCGCTGGGAAGGCTTGGCAATACTCTGGCGGCTCTTGGAAAAGGTATACTTTAATCATCAGTGACGGCGGATATGCCGACACGGTTTACGCCATGACTGATGACGGAGGAAATGCCAATGGCTTATAGACGACTACTCATCAGGCGAGATACCGCAGCCAACTGGACGTCCTCAAATCCCACCCTTGCCGCTGGTGAATTGGGTGGGGAAACAGATACTGGAAAATTGAAACTTGGTAATGGTTCCACTGCTTGGAACAGCCTTGCATACCAGGGTGGCGTAACTTCCATCAATAGCATTACTGGCGTCGTCGTATTGAATCTTGATGACATAAATAATGTGACTGCTCCGTCGCCATCCAGTGGGGACTACCTAAGGTGGAACGGCACTGCTTGGGTGAATGTTGCAGGACAGGCTGTAGCGACCACGAGCGACGTAACCTTCAATGATGTAACTGTTAGTGGAAACTTGACCGTGTCTGGAACGACAACGACGGTCAATACCGCCACCCTGAGCGTCGCCGACAACATCGTCGTTTTGAATAGCGACGTAACCACTTCCCCGACAGAAAACGCTGGAATTGAAGTTGAACGAGGAACCTCCACGAACGTCTTGTTGCGTTGGAACGAGACGAACGACGTTTGGGAATTGACGAACGACGGAACCAACTATTCGCCGATTGCAACCGAAAGTTACGTTAGTACGCAGACTTCCACACTCGACAATCTTGGAGATGTCGCTTTTGCCAGTGTTGCGTCTGGCGACATTATTCGATACAACGGAACTTCTTGGGTAAACGATTCTGTTCTAAGACCGACTGCGGTCATTGAGCCAGCATCTGTTTCTGCAACTGCCGCAACTGGCACCATCAACATGGATGCGCAAACTGCTCCGACGCTCTATTACACGAGCAACGCGACGGCAGACTGGACGATGAATTTGCGAGGCAGTTCCACAGTCAGCATGAACTCGTTCTTGGCAACTGGTCAGTTGACTACGGTTACGTTCCTCGCAACGAACGGTTCAACTCCGTATCGTGTCACGGCAGTACAAGTTGATGGAAATTCAGTGTCACCAAAGTGGCAGGGTGGCTCTGCCCCCGCTGCTGGCAACGCAAACTCTATAGATGCCTACACATTTACCATTCTTAAAACGGCTGACGCAACATTTACGGTATTTGCAAGCCAAACCAGATTCGCGTAATTGGGGCTGGCTCATATGCCAATTTTCAATTCTTTTAACTCTGGTTCATCAAGAAGATTTGGTTTTTCAAAGGGGATTGTTCTTAAACCCCCTACCGACATGTCCAGCATTGCAGGTGAGACCTCGGTAACGGTTTCGTTTACTGCTCCTTCTGGTGATACGCCGAGCAACATTGAATATCGTCTTTCGACAAACGGTGGCTCAACGTATGGTTCATGGATTGCCTTGTCCCCACCAGACATTACTTCGCCAATCACTATTAGCGGTTTGACATCAAATGAGGCATATTCAGCACAACTAAGAACTACGCTTCTTGGGCAATTCAGCGAACCATCTACTTCCTTTAACTTTCAAACCCTTGCCGCTGCACCCACTGGTCTGTCAGCCTCTTCAATTACGACTACTTCATTTGTTCTCTCATTCAGCCAAGCAACTGGCGGTGGAGAAACTATTAGTAATTATAAATACGCTTTGTCAACAAATGGTGGCTCATCGTATGGTGCATACACAGCGTTGTCTCCTGCTGACGCAACAAGCCCAGTTACCATTTCTGGACTCACTGCTGGAACTGGGTATGTCATAAAACTTCGTGCCGTTACCGCTGCTGGGGATGGAAGCGAATCTGCAGGTCTGTCGGTATCTACTGCAGTTGTTGTTGAGTATTTGGTTATCGCTGGTGGTGGTGCTGGTGGTGCAGGGGGGGGTGGTGCAGGAGGCGGCGGTGCAGGCGGATACCGTTGCAGTGTTGTTGGTGAAACATCTGGCGGCGGTGCAGCAGCAGAGGCGGCACTAAATCTAAACGCAGGAGTTGCATACACAGTCACAGTGGGTGGCGCAGGAAGCAACTCAGTTTTTCATACCATCACGTCTACTGCTGGAGGTGGTTCTGGCGCAAGTGGCGGTTCTGGTGGCGGTGGACCAGATGTTGTTGGCGGTGCTGGTGGTGCAGGAACTTCTGGACAGGGTTACGGGGGGGGCAGTGGCTCTAACGTGGACCTTGCCCCAGGTCGTTGGCGTTCAGGTGGCGGTGGCGGTGGTGCTGCTGGCGGTGGCGGTGGAGGATACGCAGGCGGCGGCGGTGGTGGTCCAGGTCGTGCATCCTCAATTACTGGTTCATCAGTAACTCGCGCTGGCGGTGGCGGTGGAGGTGCTGCTGGAGAAGCGGAAGGAGGTTCTCTTAGCGGAGGCGGTGGTGGTGCTGGAGGGGGCGGAAACGGTGCTGGGGGTAAGTCTTTTGTCGGCGGTACAGCATCAACCGCTGGGGCAGCAAATACTGGAAGCGGTGGTGGTGGTGGTTCCTATGCGGTTGCTGGAGGTTCTTCTGGGGGTTCAGGAGTGGTCATAATTCGTTACCGAGACATAGGTCAGGGAACTGTTGGTGCTGGGCTAACTGCATCTACGGCGACTTATTCGAGCGGCGGTGTAACATATAGGCGTTACACATTCACTGCTGGCACAGGTACTTTCACGCTTCCGAGTTGACTATGGCACATTACGCATTCCTTGATGAAAACAATGTGGTTACTGAGGTAATTACTGGCAGAGACGAAAACGATTTACCTGAGGGCGTCACCGATTGGGAAGAATGGTACGGCAATTTCCGTGGACAAGTTTGCAGGAGAACTTCGTACAACACCTACAGGGAAATTATTTGGGTTGATGTTGAGACTAATCCACGGGGTTTTGTTTTCGGTGAAAGCCGCCATTATGGTGGGGGCACACCATTCAGGGGGCAGTACGCACAAATCGGCGACATCTATGATGAAGAATTAGATGAGTTTATAACTCCCCAAAATCAAGCAGAATAACCACAAAAATACGTTGGGTTTGTCAGTCATTTGTTTCGTGTGACCGTGCTTGTGTCATAATTGAGGAGTCCAGTTCGTCATAGCCGTGACGAGTGTCAATAATTCCAATATTTTTGGGGTCTGTAGATGCCAATAAACTTCCCATCTGACCCAGCCGTAAACGATACGTTTGAGTCAAACAACAAGACATGGATGTTCAACGGCACATCCTGGGGGCTTGTGTCCGTACCCCAAGTAGTCGAGAACGCTTCAATCACTGAGGCAAAAATAGCAACAGGCGCTGTGACTGCTGGGAAAATTGCGGCTGGAGCAGTATCCGAAGCAAAACTTGCGTCAACTTTGTCGGCAGTAACTATTTGTACTTCATCTACAAGACCTGGCTCGCCGTTCACTGGTCAAGCAATTTTTGAAACAGATACAAACAGAATGAAGGTGTGGCTTGGCGACGCATGGTCAAGAGGTACGCCACATTCGTCAACGGAATCGATTGATGTTGAATATTTGATAATCGGCGGTGGCGGTGGCGGTGGAAGGGCAACAACATCTGGAACTTCTGGCGGTGGTGGAGGTGCTGGTGGTTACAGATGTTCGGTCGTTGGAGAAAATTCTGGTGGTGGCGCAGCAGCGGAATCTCTTTTGACACTCACAACAGATAAAAGTTACACAATTGTTGTCGGAGCGGGCGGAGATGGAACTTCATACACAAATAATTCGGGTTCAAGTTCTTCTATTTCTGGACAAGGCATAACGACAATCACTTCCAACGGTGGTGGTGGGGGTGGCGGATACACAACAGCAATAAATGCTTATTTTGAACCATCGACTGGTGGTTCTGGTGGTGGAGCGAGAAACGGTGGTTCTGGAGCGGCTGGAACTGCCAACCAGGGTTACGCTGGCGGTTCTGGAACCGGTGCTGGAAGCAGCCAAAACACGTCAGGTGGCGGTGGTGGTGGCGCAGGTGGGGCGGGAGGCGCAGCCAGTAGCGCAGTCGGAGGGACGGGTGGCGCTGGAGTAACGTCGAGTATTACTGGCTCTGCAGTCGCTCGCGGTGGCGGTGGCGGTGGCGGTGGTGCAACGATTGGAACTGCCTCTGCAGGTGGCGGTGCTGGTGGTGAAGGTATAGAACCAAATACAAATCCAACAAATGGAACCGCTAATACTGGCGGTGGCGGTGGCGGTTTCGCAACATGGAACAGCAGTGGCGTTGGACTAAATGGTGGTTCTGGTGTCGTAATCCTCAGATATCCGACATCGGCAGCAGCAGGGTTGAACATTATCGGAGGAACAAAGACCACTTCTGGCTTATATACGATTCACTCATTTACAGCAACTGGCTCTTTTGAATTGGTGGTCGCGTAATGCCGATTGATTTCCCGAACTCTCCCGCACCGAACGACGTCTATTCGGTCGGCGACAAGACGTGGGAATACGACGGCGTGGCATGGGTCATGGTCACGCCGACTGCATCCATCGGGTCGGGAAGCATCACGGCAGACAAAATCGGAACTGGAGCGGTCACGGCGGACAAAATCGGCTCGCTGGCTGTTACCTCTGGAAAGATTGACTCAAACGCAGTCACCGCTGGAAAGATTGCCACTGGCGCAGTAACCCAAGCAAAACTTGATTCTGCTATTTCGGCAATAACGATTTGCACATCTTCTACAAGACCTGGCTCACCATTCACTGGTCAAGCAATTTTTGAGACTGATACGAACAAAATGAAGGTGTGGCTGGGTTCGGCTTGGTCAAATGGAACGACACATGCGAACGGGTTTAACGTTGAATACCTTATTATTGCTGGCGGAGGTGGCGGTGGAAATACGGCTGGAGGTGGAGGTTCTGGAGGTGGAGCGGGAGGATACCGTTCGTCTGTGGTCGGAGAAAATTCAGGCGGCGGAGCAACTGCTGAAACCGTTTATCAAATAACTCCAGGTTCTTACACAATCACTGTTGGTGGAGGTGGTGCAGGTGGTGGACCATCTGGCACCAACAAGGGAGCCAACGGCACAAATTCCTCTGCTTTCGGAATCGTATCAACTGGTGGCGGTGGTGGCGGAAACGCAAATACTTCAGGAATCGGTGGGGGTTCTGGTGGCGGAGGCGGAGACCCTGGTGGAGGCGCAGCGGGAACTGCTAATCAGGGTTTTGCGGGTGGAGATGGAACTCACAGTGCACCGTATTACCCGACTGGCGGAGGTGGTGGTGCTGGTGCTGCTGGAGTGAAAGGCGGTTTGTCTGGAGGTGGCGGCGGTGCTGGTGGCAATGGCGGCGCTGGAGTTTCTTCCTTAATCACTGGTTCGTCTGTCACTCGTGGCGGTGGCGGTGGCGGCGGTTCTTACAATTCTGGACCAGTCGGTTCTGGTGGTTCTGGAGGTGGTGGTAACGCTGGAGCATCGGGCAACAATGCTGGTTCTGCTGGCACAGCAAACACTGGTGGAGGTGGAGGCGGCGGTTCACAAACATCAGGAAATACCAACAACGGCGGTGCCGGTGGTTCTGGTATTGTCATTGTCCGATATGTAACTGCAGAATCGAACGGATTTACTGTAACTGGTGGCACGGCAACCACATCTGGTCAATACACCATCCGAACATTCACCTCTAGCGGAAGTTTGGTGGTCGCATAATGGCGATTGATTTTCCAAACTCTCCCGCACCGAACGATGTATACACCGTCGGCGACAAGACGTGGATTTTCATTGACAGCAAGTGGCAAAGCGGTAACGGTCCGATAGGTCCGACTGGTCCAACAGGTCCGACAGGTCCGACTGGCGCTACTGGACCCACTGGTGCAACGGGTGCGGCATCAACCGTTCCCGGTCCTACGGGTGCTACCGGTCCGACTGGTGCAGACGGATATGTTGGCTCCGATGGTGCCACTGGCGCTACTGGAGCAACAGGACCACAGGGTGAAGTCGGCGCAACTGGACCGACAGGTGCTACAGGACCACAAGGAGATGTTGGCGCTACAGGACCGATTGGACCGACAGGGGCAACAGGACCACAGGGAGAGACTGGTGAAACTGGCGCCACTGGTGCAACTGGTCCCCAAGGGGAAACAGGAGCAACAGGACCCGTTGGTCCAACTGGGGCAACAGGCGATGTCGGTGCAACAGGACCAGTTGGGGCAACTGGAGCCGTTGGTCCGACAGGTCCAACGGGCGCCACAGGACCCACGGGCGCCACTGGTCCAGAACAATATGTAACAGTTTCTTCTGGCGCTCCCGCATCTCCAGTGCAAGGAGAAATGTGGTTCGATTCCGACACCACACAAACATTCATTTATTACGATTCAACGTGGATTGAAATCGGCGCCGCTGGCGCAGTGGGCGCCACAGGTCCAACAGGTCCTGCTGGTGCCACTGGTCCTGAAGGCGCTGAAGGCGCAACTGGACCCGCAGGTGTAGAGGGTCCGACAGGACCAACTGGTGCGACTGGTGATACTGGAGCAACAGGACCAACAGGAGACACTGGACCCACAGGACCAGCAGGTGCAACTGGCGCCACAGGTCCAACAGGTCCTGCTGGTGCCACTGGTCCCACAGGTCCGAACGGACCGTTGAATGACCTATCTGATGTCACCATAACTGATGTTGCGACAGGCGACGTTCTTTACTATGGGGGAAGCGGCTGGGTAAACACACCTATTGCAGGTATCGCCGCAAGTTCTTCAATAACTGTTTCCACGACTGCACCAGCATCCCCATCCGAAGGAGACATGTGGTTCGAATCAGATACGGGAAGAACCTACGTCTACTTTGATTCCTACTGGATTGAAGTAGGCGCCGTTAGCGCAGGCTCAAGAATCGCCATTAGCGGCTCGGCGCCCTCCAACCCAGTAGAAGGCGACATGTGGTTCAACTCCACGACCGCAAAGACGTTCATTTATTACGACTCTTCGTGGGTGGAAGTCGGCGCCGCCAACAGCGTTCCACAAGTCCTTGACGACTTGACGGACGTTTCCGCTGCATCGCCGACAAACGGTCATTTCCTACAATGGAACGGTACGGCTTGGGTGCCTGCGGCTGTTTCTGCAAACGTCATGACAGACACGAGAAACGCCGCAATAATCACAATGGACATTATCGGAGGATAGAAAATGGCAGCCGGAGATAGAACAGAACAGAGACTTGGCGGACCAACGCAGTTGGGCACGACAACGACGACCATCGCAACCGTGGCGGCGAGCAGGGTTGAGGTAATTAAACAAATCATCATTTGCAACACGGACACGGTAGACCGCACTGTGACTCTCTCGATTGGTTCGGCGGCTACGGCTGCCAACCGTTTCATGTCTCAGTTGCCTATCGGTGCGAACGACATCATGGTCTTTGATACCGCTCTCGTTCTCACCGCCGGCGAAACTTTGGAAGGCTTATCTGACGCTGCGAGCGTCGTGAACGTCATCGCCATAGGGTGGGAAAAGGAAGTCTGATTCCTGATGCCGATTTCCACGCCGTACGGAGTTCAGGGGTTGAAGAATTACATTAATGCTTTAACTTTGGCGCCTCAAACCGTTGAGTACTTAGTTATTGCTGGTGGCGGTGGGGGTGGCGGTAATGCGGGGGGTGGCGGCGGTGCTGGCGGATACAGATGCTCTGTGTCTGGTGAAACTTCTGGTGGTGGCGCAAATACAGAAAGTCAATTATCAATTACTAGCGGAACAACATATACAGTTACCGTAGGTGGTGGGGGAAGCGCAGGTTCTGCATCAAGTGGAAAAGGGGGGTCTGGACAGAACTCCACATTCGGTTCAATCACTGCATCTGGCGGAGGCGGAGGAGCAAGATTTGGAGATAATCCAGGCATAACTGGAGGTTCTGGCGGTGGAAGTTCTGGAAATACTGGAGATGGCAATGAGGTGGCTGGTGCGTCAGGAACTACCAATCAGGGTTATGCGGGAGGGACTGGGCGACACGTAACTGGCTCATACCTTCTCGGTGGTGGTGGCGGAGGTTCTGGAACAATCGGAGGGAATTATTTAGCCTCAACCAGGGGTGGCAACGGCGGCAATGGTGTCACATCCTTAATTACTGGGTCATCGGTCACTCGTGCTGGTGGCGGTGGTGGTGGCGCATCAGGAAACACTGGAGCGAACGGCGGAACTGGAGGCTCTGGCGGAGGGGGAAATGGCGGTGGATTGAGTAATAGCGCTGCTGGAGCGGGAACGGAAAATACTGGCGGCGGTGGAGGTGGCGGGCAACATCCAATTCCAACCAATGGGGGTGCTGGTGGCTCTGGCGTAGTCATAGTGCGTTATCCAATTGCATATAGAGCAGCAACGACAACTGGCTCATCTGTAACGTACACAACTACAGCAACGCATCGCATCTATCAATTCTTGGCAAGCGGGAGCATCACCTTCTAATGGGAATCTCAAACTCTCGCACACCACGCATCGCAACCGAATACGGTATTGCATCGGGCGGTACAGAAACGGACATCACAGTCTCTGGTGTCGGCTACAAGTTGCATACCTTTACGGCGACTGGTTCGCTCGTCGTCACTACACCTGGGTGGTTTGATGTCATCGTCGCCGGCGGTGGTGGCGGAGGTGGAAAGGGCAGAGGAGGCGGGGGTGGAGCAGGAGGATTAATTACGCCGAACACACTTTATCTTTCGGTTGGAACATATTCGACTGTTATCGGTTCTGGGGGGAACGGAGCAACGTCCACGGGAAGCGGAAATCAAGGGGGCGACGGAACACCGTCACGTTTTGAGACATTGGTAGCACTCGGTGGAGGTGGGGGTGGAACTGATAGCGGTGGACCAAATAACGGTAGAAACGGAGCCTCTGGCGGCGGAGGAAACGGAACAAACGGAACAACAACTGGCGGAAGCGCAATAGCGCTAAATCAAGGCAATGCCGGTGGAGGTAATGGTGGAATCATTACCAACCCATACCCTTCTGGCGGAGGTGGAGGCTGGGGGAGTGCAGGTTCAAATGCGAGTGGTTCACAATGTGGTGCTGGCGGTTCTGGCTATGATGCATCAGGATTTTTGGGGTCTTCACAATTTTTGGCAGGCGGCGGTGGTGGCGGTTTCGGCGAAGCGGGAAGCACCGCTGGCGCTGGTGGTTCTGGTGTTGGTGGCGCTGGCTCCAATAACTCAACAGCGGCAGGGAATGGCGCCGCGAGTACTGGTTCTGGAGGGGGAGGTGGAACATATTCTTTCAACGGCGGTAATGGTTCTGGTGGAATCGTCTACATCCGTCGTCGAGTCTCTGGTTCTGCTGTAGGAACGCTGACGTATGTGCCGATTTTGGGCGGTATTGAATATCTTGTTGTTGGCGGCGGCGGTGCGGGCGGGTCAAATCGTGCAGGTGGGGGAGGCGCTGGTGGCATGAAAACAGGCACCACGCTCGCCTACGTTCAAAGTTATACAGTTACCGTTGGTGCTGGAGGCACCACTGGTTCGCTGAATGCTGACGGAGGGAGTGGAAACGGAAGTTCTGCAATAGGTATAAGCACTTCTGGTGGCGGCGGTGGTGGCGGTTCAATCGGACCAGAAGGAAATAACGGTGGTTCAGGTGGTGGTGCTAGGGATACGGCGAATGCACAAGGTGGTTTGGGTATTGTTGGTGAAGGTTTTTCTGGCGGAAGTCGCGGTGGCACGACACTCGGCATAGGTTGTGGTGGTGGTGGAGCAGGTGAAGCAGGAGAAACCGATGGAACTGGTGCAGGTGGAGACGGATTAAGTTCAAGTATTACTGGCGCATCTGTTACTTACGCTGGCGGTGGGGGTGGCGGTGGAAATGCAGGTGGTTCTGGCGGTGATGGCGGCGGTGGAAATGGTGGTAGGACAACTCCATCAACCGTTGCTGCTCAGCCTGGAACAGCAAACACTGGCGGTGGCGGAGGTGGAACGATAGATGATGTCGTTGGAGGTGGAAACGGCGGCTCAGGCATTGTCATACTCCGTTACCCAACAGCCAACGCAGTCGGTCTCTCCGTAACTGGTGGAACAATCACCACGTCTGGCTCCTACACAATCCACACATTCAATGCATCTGGCACTTTCACGGTGGCACGGGCATGAAATCGTTTATCATGGAAGCGGAGTAAATCATGCCGTTCTCAAGCGTCCTCGGCGCATCTTCTGTCATCAAGCCAGGTGTCTGTACTTCCACGACCCGCCCAACTGTTCCCTACGAAGGGCAACTTATTTATGAAACCGATACGGACAGGGTTGCCTCGTATAACGGAAGTGCGTGGGTGTATACGGCGGCTGGGGCAGTTGTTCAAGTACAATCAACAACTAAAACTGATACATTTACGGCAAGTGTTGCACAAGGTGCAAAAACCTCAATTACGGGTCTTTCGGTATCAATAACGCCAACTTCGGCAAACAATAAGATTCTTGTTGTCGCACAAATTACTGGCGGTCAAACAGGGGATGGTGTCGGTTCATACTATCAACTCATGCGTGGTGCCACCGCTATCAACGTTGGTAATGCCGCATCAAACCGCCAACGTGTGACAGGCGGATTCTTGGGTGACACGTCAGCGCAGGCGCAAGAAAGCCTCACAAACACTGTTTTGGTATTTCTTGATAGTCCAGCCACCACATCTTCCACTACCTATTCGGTAGATGTTTCTCATGCTCGTGGAGCCACTGTTACTGTTTATATAAACAGGTCGCAAAGTGATTCTGACCAAACATGGATTGCCAGAGGCGCAAGCACTATCACTGTATTCGAGGTAGCGCCATGATTGACTACGCCGCAATTTTAAGCCGACGCCACAATGACCGTGAATGGAAACTTGAAGGCGATGATTACGAAGGTTTAACCATGCTTGACGGCGGCGAGAAGCCAAGCAAAGCATCACTTGACGATGCATGGGATGATGTAAAAGCAGAAATAAGTGCCGAAAGAGAAGCCAAACTCGCCGCCAAAGAATCCGCCAAAGCCAAACTCGCCGCTTTGGGTCTAACCGAAGACGAAATTAACGCCATTATTGGGGGCATCTGATGCCGATTGACTTCCCTGCCTCCCCAACAACTGGCGACTACTACTCCTACGACGCCCGCACCTGGAAATGGGACGGTACCGCTTGGATACTCATAACAAGTGCTACTCTGGTAAACAATGTTGACGGCGGTGGACCCGATTCGGTCTACGGCGGTATCGCAACCCTCGACGGGGGAGGTGTCTAAATGGCTGTAACTATTCAACTCAGACGAGGAACTGCCGCCGCTTGGACGGCGTCAAACCCGACCTTGGCTGCTGGCGAACTCGCCTTGGAGACCGACACTGGCAGATACAAGATTGGCGACGGTTCAACGGCGTGGACAAGCCTTTCGTACTCGTCGTTGCCATCCAACGCGATTACTTCTGGAGAAAACGACCAAGTCGTCCTAGCAACGCAGATTTTCGGATAGGAGAATCATGGCTATATTTAGCAAAGAACTACTGAGCGGTTCAACGAACGGCAGGCTCATTAAGGTAGCGGCGACCGCCACTGCTGGCACTACCATTCACACGGCGCACGCCACCGCAGAAGACGAGGTGTGGCTGTACGCGGTCAACTCCGATACGACGGACCGTAAGTTGACAATTGAGTTCGGCGGCACTTCTTCGCCAGACGACCTCATCGAGCAGACGATTACCGCAGAGTCTGGTTTGATTCTTGTGGTTCCAGGTTTGGTTGTTACTGGTTCAGTTGTGGTGCGTGCTTTTGCCGCAACCGCAAATGTCGTCATGATTGGCGGTTATGTGAACCGCATTACTGCCTAGGGGTAGCGATGCGTTTCGGTGAGCGTACACGCTCAGGCACAGAAGTATCAGGGTGGACAAAGCGTGGTGCGGCGGCTGCGGCTGCGCCGACAACGGTTGAGTATCTAGTTATCGCTGGCGGCGGCTCAGGCGGCATGGGCAATAATGCTGGCGGTGACCGTTCAGGCGGCGGCGGTGGTGCTGGCGGATACCGCTCATCGGTAAGCGGTGAATCTTCAGGCGGCGGCGCTTCAGCCGAAAGCGCTATCAACATTACGGCTGGCGTTTCTTACACGGTGACCATCGGCGGCGGTGGCGCATCAGTGACCGTAATAAACACTCAAGGTAATGACGGGTCTAACTCGTCTATCGCTGGCACGGGTTTGACGACGATTACCGCAACGGGTGGCGGCGGTGGTGGTCGTGGCAATAACACGGCGGCTAATGCGGCTGGTCGCTCGGGTGGTAGTGGCGGTGGTGCTGGCGCATCTTCTACCAATACTCCGACGGCTGGTGCTGGAACAGCGAATGAAGGCTACGCAGGCGGAACTAACGCAACATCGAACCAAGGCGGCGGTGGTGGTGGTGCTGGTGAAGCAGGCGACACGGATGGTGTCGGCACAGGTGGCGACGGTGTTTCTTCATCGGTGACAGATACCGCTATTGTTCGTGCTGGCGGCGGCTCATCAGGACAAGCAGCACCTGGCACGGGCGGCGGTGGCCGTGGTGCTACTGAGTTTGCGCTAGCGGAAGCAGGCGGATTGGCGAACAGCGGCGGTGGCGGCGGCGGTGGCTATGACAACACGAACCGACCGTCAGGTGCAGGCGGCTCTGGTGTCGTATTCCTACGACAGCCAGCGAACACGAAGATTCCAACAGTGACGAGCGGTGCGGCTCGCATCTACTTCCTAACGAACTACATCGTGACTGAGTTCTATGGCACAGGAACGGTGACTTGGTAATGGCACACTTCGCTCAACTAGATGAGAACAACATCGTTCAGCAGGTCATCGTCGTCGCTAACGCCACCATCGGCGGCGGCAACTTCCCAGAATCAGAAGCAGTCGGTCAGCAGTTCATCGCATCACTAGGACTCGCTGGCGAGTGGAAGCAAACAAGTTATTCGGCAAGTTTCAGGTCTAAGTACGCTGGTATCGGAGACCGCTACGACGCTGAACTAGACGAGTTCGTGACACCAGAAAGCGAACCCGCAGAAGACTAGACTCGCTACATGCGATTCCATGTGGTGAGTTTGCCACACACCCAAACGACCCTAGATTTCACCGCGTGCGCCTTCACTGAGAAGGTGCGCAAGTTTGCCATCATGATGAAATCCCTGGGGAACACGGTTTATGTTTATTCAGGGGACAGGAACGAAGCGCCGTGCGACGAGCACATTCAGTGCTTCACGGAGAAAGAACGACTCGCCGCATGCAACGGTGGGCACTACACGATGGCGTCGTTCGACGACTCGAAACCCCATTGGGTCAAGTTCAACCAGACGGTCGTAAAAGAACTACGCGGTCGCCTAGAGGAACGAGACTTCATCTGCGTAATCGGCGGTTATTCGCACAGGTCAATCGCCTACGCCTATCCGAACCATATGACGGTCGAGTTTGGTATCGGATACCCAGGAACATTCGCCAAGTATCGGGTATTCGAGTCGTATGCGTGGATGCACTCCATCTACGGTGCGGAAGCCAAGAACCCTGCGGCGGCTGATGGCAGGTTCTATGACGCAGTCATTCCCGCTTACATAGACATCGCTCAGTTTCCATTCGTGGAAGAACCGAGCGATTATTACTTGTTCATGGGGCGCCTCATAGAACGCAAGGGCTTCAACATCGCCGTGGAAGCCTGCAAGAAGGTTGGCGCCAGACTGCTCATCGCAGGGCAGGGTATTCCACCTTCGTACGGAGAATACGTGGGTGTGGTCGGCTCGGAGAGACGCGCCGAATTATTCGGTAATGCGATTGCCTCGTTCGCCCCCACTATTTACGTGGAGCCGTTCGGTACGGTTGTAATTGAGTCGCAAGCCTGCGGAACTCCAGCGATAACTACTGATTGGGGTGCCTTCACCGAGACGGTGACTAATGGCTTGAACGGCTATCGGTGCCGCACACTGAAAGACTTCGTTGAGGCGATGGAGAAAGCAAGGTCTCTAGACCGCAAGAAGATTAGAGAATACGCCGTGGCGCACTATGGATTAGATGCCGTGGCACTTCGCTACGACGAGTACTTTAAGCGTCTTTCTACGCTGTGGGAAGACGGTTGGTACACATCTATCTGAATTTGGGTCCCACAACCCAACATGTGATTGATTTTCTGATTCCGCCTACAACGTCCGAAACCCTATGACAAATAAACGAAGGGAATGCAACCAAACCGCCCTCGTTCAGCGGTATGTCTGTTTGGTTCATACCCCCGTCAAGCGTGATTTGAAATTCTCCGCCCTCAAAATCGTCGTTCAATAGAATCGTGATTGAAAGTTTTCGATGCAGAGAAGTGATATTTTTTATTTGTGACTCGTTAGCCCCAATGAAAGCGTCAACATGCCAGTTGTATCTACCATGATTCGCGGAGTCATATTCTGAGTATTGCAAGTGGTCAAAACCGTATATCTCATAATGAAAAAACTGATTATTTAGCGAATCTGCAATACTAAGAATTTTTTGAAACAGCCATTCATATTCAGTTTCTGATTGGCTTATGAACGATATTCTACTAATCCTATGTTCTGCGTTGATTAGTTTCCCGCTATTGTCCATCAAATTTGACTTTTTTAAACTTCTTGTCATCAAACTATTTTTAATTTGCGCTATTTCCTCACTGTTCAAAAAGTTGTCTACAGTAATCCATGGGTTTTCGGAGTAAAACGACTGAATGTTTGTAGTGAGCATTTTGATAGCCTACACTGCGTCACATCTGTCAAACATGTCATACATTTCGACAAAGTTCAAGCCGCTTGCCTTTTCGTACATTTTCAATAAGGTTTCGTTTGGTGCTCCGCCATGACCAAATTCTTGCCCAGTTAAAAATTTTCGTGTTCTTTCGAAATCCAACTTGAACCGAAACGAGTCGCGATTGTGGTGATTGTTTCTGATTGAATGTCTCCAATCTTTCGCTTGTTTGCCCGCACCCTTGTTTAGATGCCATGCATAGGGTTGCCCTATGCTGAATATCCTGTAGCCTCGCGTCCATGACCTCATCGCAATCATGTGTTCATCACCAATCCAAATAATCCTTGCATCGTGCCCAACTTCCTCTAACCAATTTGCATGCGTAAACATGTAGTGCGCAGATATCGTATGGTGTTCTTTTATTTCTTTCCCGCAGACAGTCTCATTGAACACCCTTTTGGGTTCCAGCCATAAACTATTTATATCTCCGGCTTCATAAGAACAAACAGAACAACAGTTAACGGTTCCGGGGGCGTAGTGCAAAATATCCCCATCTTCTGAAACTGACCACCATGGGACGAATGTTGAAATTATTGGTTTTTCAAATCCAGACTTTTTTATTGACTCCAGTGCGTCTATGAGGCATATGTCCCAGTTTGGTTCAAAAAGCATATGTCCGTCTATTTGAAAGAAGTATTTTTCTCCGTTCCAAAATGATGACGCCACCATTCTGTCTGCACCGAGACCTCTAGGGAATTCGGAAACAGAATATACAACTTTTACATTATTCGAATATTCGGATAAGTCATCAAAGCACCCGTCACTCGATTGGTAATTGATTCCAAAGACTATGTTGGACTTGTCGTGTGCGTTATCAAGTCCAGACTCGATAGTCGTTTTGACATATTTTTCGTCAAACGCCGCAACAGCGACCAATATTTTGCTGTTATTTGTTTGAATCATTTTTGTTGATTGCTGCTGGCGGTAGCGGGTTCCCGTGCTCGACATTTGCCGAAAAATCGATGTCGTTTATTTTGCTTCCCTTTTTTATTGTTGAGAGCCACACCTCATTATTTTGTCTCTTTTGGGTTTCGTGATTTCTGTAATTACTTTTGAATGTCTCGACTTTTTCGCTTTCCGTTTCGCACAAAACAACTTTTGTTTCTGATAGCAATGTATTGCTAGTCAACGATACGAACATGATTGGTTTGTGTTTCTCAAAAAGTACAGGGCAGTCAATTTTTGTTATTCTCCATGAAAACTGAAATGTGTTGAACCACCACGACGAAGGTATTATTCCTGTGTATGCTTGTGCACCATCAACAAAGTAGTTTGGCGGATTAGACACCCAAATGGAATATCCATCTTGTGTAACAAAAGTAATATTATGCAAAAATGCTACTGATTCGTTCATTATGTCGGTGGAACAAATTTTAACATTTTCAAAATACTCTCCCTCTATGATGCGCACTTCACCATCATCGTTTTTTGTCACTACCACATCATGCGGAAGACATACTTCCCAACCATGGGAGTTGGCGCTGGTGAGTGGCGCGCACCTGTAGGCATGTTTGCTGAATGTCTCATTCATCCACTGCCTTTTTGGGGAGGCGTTTCTAAATATGAATGGAGACTGACTGACACCGTAAATGAATAGGTTCATGGTCGGTTATTCCAAATATTTTCTGTTTTTACCAGATGTATCTATGAACTCTTTGCGGTTATAGTCAAACATTGTGACAACGGAGTATTTTGTTCCGTTTTTGACGCTCATTGCTGAATGTGTATACAAAAATGTAGATGGAAACACAACTATGTCCCCAGTTTGGGGTTTGTATTCTAAATCAAGAAATTTGAAATGTAGACCGCCGCCTTCGTAGTCGTCGTTGAGATATGCGATGCTTGAAACTGTTGCGATGTAGGTTGCGCCGTCGTCCGAATGGTAGTTAAAAAAATCACCCTCATAGTACTTTATGAAATTCATTACTTCCATGTATCCAAGGTGAATATTGTAATGTCGTGCATAGTTTTGTGCGGTGAAAAGAACCGAATTTTTTATGTTATTGAATGTTTCAACAAACTTGGAATCTTTGTGTTTTATTGAATTCACCCATTCTTCTGTGGGTTTCCAATCAAAACACTTTCGGTGCTCTTCGTCAAACTGATAAAGACCTACTTCTGCTTTTGCCCACAGGCATTCTCCAGTAATTGTTCCACTGGCTGTATTTTCTATGTTTTGGATATGGTTATCGCAATTCGTTATCTGTTTTTCGTATACAACGATACCGAATTTCTCGTCTCCAATAAATTTGCGTTTCACAAAGTTTTTCTCTCATTACCATTTGCCCAATGGACATACCGCGCTTTTAAGTTTTGTCTTCAAAACCATGAAACATCCGCATTCGCGGCATTGTTTCGTCGATTTGATTAACCTAGGGCATTCTAGACATGTCTCGTATCGCGAATCGGCGAGTGCCGTATCAATATATTCTGTCGGATTCAATGCATCCCACGGTCTACTTTCACCGAGTTTTTTCTTATATTCAGACCAAGCACTCATGCTCTTCATTCACCCGTTTCGCTATTAGGTGGAATAAAGTTTGTTCCGTCCCATGTCGACAAAATTGCAGGGATTGTTGTTCCAGTCGGTATTTCAACAACTGAAACATTGCCAGAACGGAGTCCAGCGACCATTGCTTCTGACATTAGAGGCAACTGCATGAATCCGCATACTTCGCCTTCGGCAAGAAAAACGAATGTTGCGAATGATTCTGGATTCATTGTTGGGTCGAATGATGAATTTGTCATATCGTAATACTACTATCCGTGAATCATCCTGGGCACAAAGGCTCATAATAGTTATATCCTGACAGTTCCACCCATTCGCCACACGCCGGACAGGAACATCCAGGGGGACTGAAGTTGCACTGAGTGTAATAGCCAGTGGAACTTCTCGCAAAAAATGGTGCCACGCAGAATGTTCTCGTGCCAACGCTTCCTTCCATGCATCCGCAAATCTGGGTGAATGTTGGCGGTATCGGGAATGTTGGCGGTATCGGGAATGTTGGCGGTATCGGGAATGTTGGCGGTATTGGGAAAGAGGGCGGTATTGGGAAAGAGGGCGGTATTGGGAAAGAGGGCGGTACGGCGAAAGAGGGCGGTACGGCGAAAGAGGGCGGTACGGCGAAAGAGGGCGGTGGGGCTACTGGAGTAACTGAATTACTAGACGCAGTATTATCCGAATTTACACCGTACGGTGTTTCAAGCCTCACGACAAACGTATAGGCAGTCCCATTTGAAAGTCCAGTCACCGTTATAGAAGAACACGGAGATGCACATGTCCCCTGAATACTGCTTGGCGTTGATGTCGCCCTATATGTCCCCGAATTGGATTTACCGCGATACGAAGACTCTGTGAACGCAACCGTAGCCTGACCGTTACCTGCCGTAGCCGTGCCGATGGTCGGCGTGGACGGCTTCTTGCCCTGACTGGAGGTATTGCCGGAAATCACGACGCGCTCAAGTCACCAATCAGATACCATTCGTTCGCGGCGCGTTTGATAAGCGTTGCTGACGAGTATTGTGCCCGAAGGTATGAGCCAGGTGTTGACCTGATTGATGTCGTGGCAGGGGTTACCGCAACAACTTGAGTTTTTCCTGCTCCGTACTGTGTGATGTTTATTTGTGCACCAATAGGAAAGTTTACTGATGCGTCCGTTGGTACGGATACGGTATTCGCGGAACCAACATTCATTTCAATGAATTTGTTTTTGTCTGTCAACACAAGCGTATAGTTCGCCGTTTTTGTGTCAATTGTTCTATCGGTAATTGATGTTACACCAGTTGAAGTGACGGTCACATCGCCTGTTAGTGATGTCGCCGTAGGTACACCTGAGGCATTGTGGATAACGACTGAGCCAACTGTTCCGGTGGCAAGTTTCGACAATGCTATTCCTGCGGAAGCGTTTACATCCGCATTTACGATTACGCCCGTCCCAATCGATGTGACCGCAGATGAGGAAATGGTTACATCGCCAGTTAAGGTCTGTGCTGTCGGGTCACCACTACTGTTGTATACAACTACTTGTCCTGAGGTTCCTGAAATCCCTGATTGAATTTCAACCCAGGCACTTCCGTTATACAGATAGAGGGTGTTGTCGCTGTCGAGGTAACAAATGCGACCCTCTGAAAGCGTCGGTTCCCCAAGACCGCCAAAGGAGGCGTCACGAGCAGCAGCGTCAGCGAACCTGCAAACAACTTGGTCTTGTAGAAATTCATTGACTTGTTGTGCTGTCAGGATGTTTCCCGCAGTGAAAAGTCTTACGCCGGCGCCAGCCATTTATTCTCCCAAATCAGAATTAGTTACCGAAATTATACCTCAAAACTGATACCTACTGAGTTTGTAATCATTTGAGCGGTTTACCTGTCGCCCACGCCACCAACGCCCACCTAGTGCCTTCCTCTATGGGTCTTACGCGGTGGACTGCCCAAGATGGGAAAACCGTCGCCACACCTATTTCCCGAGGGACAACACGGGAAACCAAGCCGTCAAGAATCTCCACATCTCCCCCAATGTAGGAATCCTCGGGGGATAACTGAATGGTCATTGAGAGTTTTCTTTTCTTGTTGTTGACGGGTGACCAATCCGTGTGCCACCCGTAGTGGTCACCTTTTTCGTATTTGAAGATTTGTATCGGCTCAACCCCCGATATGTCAAGTTCAATAGCATTCATTTTTTTGAATAACTGCATCACGAACTGTTTGATTGAGTCGCTAGTGATGTCGGTTCCTTTGACTGACCTTATGTTTTTGTTTTCAGCGATACCTTCGTTGTGATATATCTGTGCCTCGTTCAAAGGTTTCTTTAACGCTTGAGCGATGAGGTTGTCGCACTCGTTTTTTGTTAGGACAAGATTGCTGTTAACGCTGTCTGTGGTCATGCACTTTTATTGTAGGTGACGGCTTTGATGTAGAATTGAACAGTTATTTCGGGGGTGGTGGATGAACCTCAGGCGTGTTGTCGCCATAAATTCTGTTGTTTTGTTCGTTTTGGCGGTGTCGTCGTTTTTGGGCGCACCCCGTTCTTTCGCTACTTCCGAGCAAGAAACGACAACGACCGTTGCTGCTACTTCTACAACCGTTCCTCCCTCATCAACTACCACGGTTTCATCTGCAACTACCGTTCCTACAGCAACAACTGTGGAGCCAACGACGACGACGGACTCCCCCACCACTACGGTTGAATCAACGACAACTATTCCATTAACGACAACCTCAGTTGCGACAACTACTACAGTCCCTACTACTACTACTACTACTACTACTACTACTACCACCACAACTACTACAACAACCACGACAACCACTACCAGCACGACAACCACCACGACCGTTGTTGCTCAACAGGGTCAGATTGCTATCGAAGGAGCGGGGTTTGAAACTGGAGACCTAACTGGATGGAGTCGAGGTACTCAGACAGGAAGCCTCGGCGGAACGATTACAGGAAGCGGAACCGGCGTCTCGGTATTCAGCGGTTCCAGAACTTTTACCCACAACTCTCATGGCTCCATCGGAAGCCCCACGCTCTCCAACGGAAGCCCAAACCCGTACTATGCGCCTGCCGTCCCTGCTGGCAGTTGGACGTTCTCGCCCAATAATGATTCGTACGCTGCACTGCTTCAACCCAAAAACCAGCAAACCTTCAGTCAGGCGATGACTGCTCTTGGACTCTCTGGTGCTCCACAGACCGCTATACAGAACCTCCTCACCGCCGATTCTCAGGCGTCCGGGTATGGCAGTCCAAACCCGACTGATGCTGCGTGGATTACCAGAGAGGTTCAACTTACCGCTGGTGTTACCTACACAATGTCGTGGAACTACCTCGGCACTGACTATGTTCCGTTTAATGACGGTTCGCTTACTTCGTTGGTTCCCGTAACTGTTGGGTCGGAGCCGACCATAACCGTGAATAACTACACGGAAAAATATGCTCTCCTCGGATTTACCAACCCCGGCACGGGTGACTACTCAGTCAATTCTTATGGTGCAACTGGATGGCAAACATCAACATACGAGGTTTCTGTTACTGGCACATACAAACTTGGTTTTGCTGTATTCAACTTGGGAGACACGGCACTTTCTCCTGTGTTGATGGTCGATAACACAATAGGAAATACGGATAGGTGTGTTCCAGCCGGGTCAAATTGTGAAAGTTTTGGTGGAGTTCCCCCCAACAATGAAACAGTTCCAACCGTTGTCCCCACCACTACAACCACAACGACGGTGGCACCGACAACCACTACCACGGTTGCTCCTACCACCACTACGACGGTTGCGCCGACTACAACTACGGCAACGACGACAACTACGACTACGGTGGCGCCGACTACCACTACTACAACAACAACTACTACGGTGGCTCCGACTACAACTACGACAACGGTATATGTGCCGCCTGCAACAACAACTACTCAGGCACCAGTTCCACCTACGACAACAACTACTCTCGCTCCGCCCGTGGAGACAACGCTTCCCCCGACAACAACTGTTCCTGAAGAAGAAGAGATTGAGCCAGACACGACAAATCCCGATGATGATGACACGACTGCTCCCGATGAAGACGAAGAGCCTTCAATAACGACACCCACGACTTTGCCCCCTGAAGAAGAAGACGAAGCATCAACACCGACTACTCTTCCTGAAACAACTCCGACCCTTCCTGCTGATGAGCAATCAGAGTCCCAAGAAGAATCAGAACAGACAGACCCAGAAAGCCAAGAAAGCCAAACAGAATCAGAAAGCCCATCAGAATCCACTTTAACAGAAACGATTGATGACACAAGCGAAGTCATTGACGCTGTGGATTCGGCTGATGAACTGTTTGATGTCGTCGAAACGCTACTGGACTCAATTTCCAATGATGATGACCTTTCAGATTTGGTCGAGGATATTTTGGACTCAATCGCGAAAGACGCATCGGTTGATGAACTCACAGACAAAGACAAAGACAAAATTGCCGTAGTTGTTGCTGCTGTCATCGAGTATGGGGTGAGCGCGGACGTCGCTTCAGATTTTGCTTCCAGTGGTGCAGTGCTTGAATCTGTTTCGGTCGAGCAGGCTGAAACCATATTTGACTCAATCGATGAAACTTCTTTAACCGATGAAGTTGCAGAACAAATTGTTGACGCTGTACAGGAGGCACCTTCCGACATCCGTGAAGCCTTCGAAGAGGTTGTCGATTTGTTCCAAGGCGCTTTTGATAGTTACAAGATGTTGGGTCAAACAATTTCCGTCGGTGAAAGAAGAACGGTTGTGGCTGTCGGTTTGCTTACTGCCACGACCACTGTGGCTACGTTGCCTTCCGCTCCTTCTCCTTCCCCGACGCGTGGCTCTTCTTCTCCTGTCGCTGAAGCAAACCAACATGCTCGAAAGGACGACGAAGAAGAAGAACCTGCTGGCGAAATTGCGGGTGATGAGTTAGAATGGATTAAACAAATAAGTATCTATAAATTTGTTAACGGGGTGAGAGTGGTGGACTGGAAAGCATTCATGCGTAAGTTCGGGTTGGGTGTAATGAATTTGGGTTGGACGCTTGCGGGGTCTCTCGTGGTGTTCCTCACCCTCTCAGGCACACTGCAAACCGTTGCCGGGGTTTCGTCGCTTGTCGCGTTTGCCTTCGCGATGTACCTCCACATGAAAGAGCCTGACGGAGAATAAAAACTAGGTTTTATTTATCGTGTACAATATTGGAACCTGTTTTTGATGGGGGTCTACGATGGGTAAAGTTGATTGGGATTACGTCAAGCCGGTTACGCAACCGCGCGACCTGAAGGGCACGCAACCCGGCAAATTGCCTGAATCGCTGTTGCGTCCTGCGGTTGGCGGAGGAAAACTCCATTGGCTTGCCGCGGCTGCGTGGGCTGCAATGGTAGAGAAGGCAAAGGCTGACGGTGTTGAATTGAAGCCTGTTTCTTCTGGTGACACCTACAGGTCGTTTGATTCGCAACTTGCCGCGTTCCGTCAGCGCTACCAAAAAGAACCGATTCCTGGCGCAAGTACCCGAACCTTTCAAGGGGTCAAGTGGTACAAGAAATCACCGAAACTTGCAAGTCTCGCGGCACCTGGAACGAGTCAGCACAACACCGGCTTGGCGGTCGATGTTCACACCGCAGCCGAGCCGAAGCGTTTGAAGTGGCTGATTGCCAATGTGAAAGATTTTGGTTTCAGTTGGGAAGTTGTTCCAGAGGAACCGTGGCACCTCCGTTATTGTGACGGTGACAACCCACCCCCTGCGGTTAAGGCATACATGGAAAAGAATGGCATCACTGCTCCAGCGGTGGGTGCGCAAACTGCTTCCGCACCCGCCGCACCCTCTGAACCTGTTGCCGCAAAAGATGACGGTGGTGACCTTGACCCAGGCGATAGCGGTCCGCGTGTCGCGAAACTCCAAGAAGAACTTACGGAGCGAGGTTTCTATAAGGGTTCAATCGATGGTGATTTCGGACCGAAGACAACTGATGCAGTAGTCGCCTTCAAGCAATCCAAGGGATATGGAGCAGGACCGAGAGCAGGCAAGCGCGTTCTTGATGAACTTGGAATCGGTGCGTGATGGAAACAGCGGACGCACGGTTGAGCAACCCACACGCAAAGTCGGAATGCAACTGCTCTATGTGTCATTGCGAAAATGAATGCTCAGATAGTTGCGATTGCAACTTCACTCTTCTTGCTGGTGGGTGCTTGGTGTGATTGAGATTGCGCTTGCTTTCATATCTGGCTTGACTGCTCTTGTCGTTGCTGTAATCGAGCGGCGAACACGCAAGGATGAAGAGAAGTGGGAACAGAACACCCGAGACCACGATGCTCTTGTTCAGAGAATGGAATCAATCGGTAGCAACCTTGGTCGTTCTTTGGACAGAGTGGAAGACAATATCGCTCACCACATCATCAGGCTCGAGAACAAGGTGGAGAGACACGACGAGGTTCTTTTCGACCATCTTGCACATCATGCCGATATTGAATCTAAGACTCATACCAGAAGAAAGAAAAAGGTTTAAGAATGAATACCGCAATGTTTAAACATATTTGTTACAGGATTCTCGCAACTTTTTTGGCGACAGGTCTTGGTGTGATTGGTGCTGGAACAATTGCTGGTGTGGGGATTGTTAAATCAATTTGGATGGCTGGAATTGGTGGTGTCGCCAGCGTTATCGAAGGTTTGTCGCGTGCATATCTCAAAGATGGAAGTCTTGACGAAAACGAAATTAACGCGGTATTCAACAAGGTTGATGGGGACGAGGCGTGAGGCGCTTGGCGCCAATTTTGTTCCTGATTCTCGCTTCCTGCGGGTACGACGGTTATTACAGATACGAGTGTCAAGACCCTGCGAATTGGGAAGAGGATTACTGCAACCCGCCAATTTGTCTTGTAGACAATATGTGTACGGAGACTCTTTTGGGTTTTGACCCAAATGAAATAACTGAAACAACTGAAACGATAGACCCATGACAGACAACTACATGACAGGAATTGATGTTTCTCAATACCAAGGCAACATAACTTGGAAAAAGGTAAAAGATTCGGGAATAGATTTTGCTTACATCAGGAGCAATGTTGGACTTAAGGAAGATGAACTACTGAAGCAGAACTGCAGCAGAGCAAGAAAAAATGGCATACCTTTTGGTCTGTATGTTTACATTAAGCCAGAAGAAGATGTCGTTGAACAGATGCTCATGGTTTTGGCTAACCACAAAAAGCATGGCGCAACACTTGTCCCACAAATTGACATTGAGCATCATGGTGGAGCAACACCAAAAATGTTGAAGAGGATTGTCAGGATGTGCGTAAAAATGGCGACCGATGCACTGGGCAAACCACCAGTTATTTACACTTACGCAGTTTTCTGGAATGCACATGTGAACATGAGATTTGGAATCTCCCATTGTCCACTGTGGGTTGCCCGCTATGTGTATTACTCGGATGCCGAGTTCAAGGATAAGCCAATACCTAAAGACCCTTCCTTGTGGGCGGATTATGCGTTTGATTCTCAAAAACTCCCTCAGCCCGTCAAGGGGTGGAAGACATGGGATGTTTGGCAGTTTGCTGCGAATCACAACCGTGCGGGCAAAAAGTTTGGTATGACCTCGGCACACCTTGACTTGAACATATTGAAAAGCACATCCATGGAAAGGTTTAAATTGTGAAACAGCGTCTAACCCCTGCAGAAATTGATGCTCGACTTAAATTTGTTGTCGGTTGCGTTTTGGCTGGCGTTCTCACCATTACTACCGTTGGTGTTCTCTATGCCCTCGTATTCGTTACTCAGCCGATAGGTGCTCAAGCGGAGAACGACAAAATGTTCTTCGGGGTTCTATCGTCTGTGGCTACTTTTATTACTGGAACTTTGGCTGGTCTTATGATTTCTACGGGCAGAAACAAAGAAGATGCCGAGGTAACCTCAAGTTCTGAAACTGTTGACTAAACCCAAAAAGTTGGTTACAATTGGTCTCATGACCAACAAAACACTAAAAACATTTGGGTATCTTTTTCTTCCGATTTCTGTCGCATACCTGATATTCAATTTTGGGAAAGTGATGAAGCGTTTCAAGAACGCTAACCATCCGATGTTTGAGTAGATGGTAAAATTGTTGTGGCGGTTGCGCCAAAGGAGACCCTTAGACGACCTTGCGTGGGGGAGCCGTATTCGAACATCTTATTTAGTAGGATGTTATTTATGAGAAATGTTCAGACTGGTGAGATGGTTTGGCATGGAGACGGGCATATTGTTTTCTGTCAGTTGAACAAAAGCGAACTGCAAGTTGTCGACATAACATGCCCACACGAAAACAAAGATGAGTCACCTTGCCGCCACGACGACACATCTTGTGTTGTGAAATGGTTTATGCAAACCTACGGATTTGAGTGCAATGTTGGTGTTGCTGACCCTTCACCGCGAATGGAAATTGCGTGGCATTTCATAGGCGACAGACACAAAGACCTCGGCTCATGCCAAGTGTGGGTAATTCCCGTTCACGACGAAGCGTTTTCTGCTTGGGTGGTCACTCAACAATAGGGTCGTATTCGGGCGAGGTCATCAACTCCTGAACATTGTTCGGGTAGAGAAGAAAACCTTTCGCTGGATTTTCGGTGTTTGGTGCCGCTGTTACTCGTTTTAATTTGTCGGCGTTTTTTCTCAGGTATCGCTTGAGCCGTGGTATCTCTATGACGCAGAACGATGTCGGGGAAAACATGTAGACAAGCCATCGAGCCGTGGACACGGAGATTCCTGATGGTTTCCATCCTGTGTTGCGCGGGTTCTGTTCGTATTCCACGAAGATTCTGCCATTGCGGTATCGGTCGTATTTGACTTCGAATGAACCTTCTGACAGGTTGTTTAGGAAACCTCGGACTATTTCTTCGCCTTCATGTCCGAACGCTAGGTCTTTTGTGAAGTCGTATTCTTTGATGTCGTATCGGGGTTCGTATCCTTCTGCTCTTTCAGCGGGCATCGCCGACCGCTTTTTGTAAAAGGTTTATATATGCATCGTTCGGGTTGTCGCCGATTCCTATTCGGTGGGCGTTGTCAGTGAACCAACCTACGCAGTCTTCATCATCTCCCAGAGCCTCTAGGAGCGTTTCTGTTGGGTCTTCTGCGTTGCTGAGCGCGAACCATTCTCCGCCTTCGTATGCGCCTCCGTAGCGTGTCTGGACGATGATTACAGGGAACATTGATACTGGTGCTTCTAGTTTCATGGTGTAATCCTATTCGCCGGGGTGACAGGACTCGAACCTGCAACCTACGGATTAGAAGTCCGTTGCGCTATCCGTTGCGCCACACCCCGCTTGTGGTGTCATGGTGTCATGGTGTCATTTTGTCTATCGAGTGGAGTAGGGCTATGAGGCGGCGTAGTTCAGGGTGTTTGGCGACTTTTTCGTGGTTGAGGGTGTATTCGTAGCGACCTCTGCTCTTCTTGCGTTTAACTAATCCGTCCTTATTTAGTACAGAAATAGCCTTGATGATTGCAGTAGATGAGCATCCGAGTGTCACGGACATCTCCCTAACGGTTAGGCGTGGTCGTTCCAACAGCACTATCACCAGCCTGCCTGCTGGCGTGAACAGGTTCGCAAACCCTTTCGGCTTATAGGCGATGAGGTTCTGCTCATCCAACTCGAGAAGTATCGCTTCCACCATCTTTTTGACATCAGCCTTATCTGCCAACGCCTGAGCCACCGCCCGTTCTAGCGGTTCGCGTAGAACATGGTCACGGCGATTGTCGTGTGGTGACCCCATTTATCGGAGCGTAGCACATTGATAGCACGTCTTTTTTTGACCCAAAACATGAAACTCGGCAAAAGATTACTTTTGTATTTGTTGTAGGTGCTTGACAGCATTAAAAAACACTGCTTTTATGGCATCATGGAGGACAACACAAATCATGGCTAATCAACAAAAATCAACAAACAACCTGACCGAACGACTAAAAACACTCAGCGCACAAAGCGTCGGACTCAGCGCACCCTGCCCAGTCGGACGCATCACAACACTCATGGACGACGAAACAAAACACGCATTCTTCCAAGCAATGAAATCCGAAGCCCCAACAATGGCAATACACAAAGCACTAGCAGCAGAACAAATAGGCATCGCACGCAAAGCACTAGCCGACCACCGCCAATGCTTCCGCGACAAACAACACGAATGCAAATGCTTCCCAAACAACCAAGGAGCCTAAATGTCACTCAACGAAAAACTCACCTCAATAGCCCTAGACGCCGACGGACTCCCCGACGGCAACAAAGCATGGGCACAAGTAGAACTCGACGGCGGAGAACTATCAACAGGAGCACTCACCATCCCCCTCACAGGAAACTGGGACGGCATCCTACGCTCATTCGGACTAGACCCCGACATCTTCGAAGTCGTAGACGACACCGTACGCATGTCCAAATGGCAAACATCCAAACGCCTAGAAAACGGAGAACGAGACCTCATATGGCTCTACGCCTACCGAGCACGATTCCAACGCAAAAACATCACCGCACTACCAGACGACCAAATCGAAGATATCCGAAAAACCGTACAAAAATGGAAACCCTACAACCCTGCTATCAAACAAAAAACCGACACTAAACCCTCAACCTTCGTCATCTGCTGGGCAGACCAACAAATCGGCAAATCAGCAGGAGGAGGCGTAAAAGAAACAATCAACCGAATCCTCAAATCATACGAAGACTGCCAAACCCGCATCAAAGAACTCCGCAAAACAGGACGTAACATCGAACGCATCGCCATCGTAAACATGGGCGACCCCGTAGAAGGATGCGACGGCAACTACGCAAGCCAACTCTTCACCGTAGAACTCACCCAACGCCAACAACTACTCCTCGCACTCGACCTATGGGCACAAGGCGTACGCCACCTAGCACCCCTCGCAGAACAAGCAGAATTCATCTCCGTACTCTGCAACCACGGCGAATGGACACGCAGAAACGGCAAACCCGTCACCTCAGACTCCGACAACGCAGGCGGATTCCTCACCGACGCCCTACAACGCATCCTCCAAGACAGACCCGAAGTCGAACACATGGAATGGCGAATCCCCCACGACGAATTCACCACCACAAGCGTGCTATCAGGCATCAAAGTTGCCTTCACCCACGGACACAAAATCACAGGCAAAGAAATCGAATGGCTACGCGGACAATCAATCCGCATCCTCAGAGAAGAAGGCAGAGAACCCGACATCTGGGTAACCGCCCACAAACACCACCTACAAGTCCAAGACTACGGACCGTGGTACCGCTTCCAATGCCCATCCAACGACGGCGGCTCCAAATGGTACACCGACATGTCAGGACAATGGTCAACCCCCGGCACCCTCACCTTCCTCACAGGAGAACACGACCCGCGAGGCTGGTCAGACATGGCAGTCCTATGACACTCACCTGCCCATGCCGATACAACCACCCATGGGGACACAACCCCGTCTGCGAACCCGAAGACGACGACGAATGAGACCTGCCATGAGCAAACGCCGCGCTGTTCCATCCACGATTACAAAGCCCGCATAGCCATGACCACAGTTATCGGTATACAGGGACACGACTACTGCCTACTAGTAGCAGACACAAGAATCTCCTCAACCACAGAAGACGGCACACCCACCCAAATCAACACCCTCAGACAAGACGTCTCCAAAATAGCCGTCAACGGCAAATACCTCATCGGCACAGCAGGAGACCTAAGAGCCATCAACCTCCTCACCCACACATGGCAACCCCCCACCTGCCCACCCAACCTCAAAGGCAAAAAACTCGACGAACACATCACCAACAAAATCATCCCCACCCTCCGCCAACTCTTCGAAACACACGGCTACACCCACACCCAAACCCCCGACCAACCCACCCGAGCAGGACACGACTCCGAACTCCTCCTAGCAATCAACCAAACCATCTACCAAATAGACGGCGACTACGCATGGTTCACCGACCACAACAACACCTACGCCATCGGCACAGGAGCACCATACGCCCTCGGAGCACTCACCGTCCTCCCCACACCCCGCAACCCAACACAAGCACGCAAAAACGCCCTCAAAGCCATAGCCACCGCAGCCAAATACGACCCCAACACAGGACACCCATACCACACCCACCAACAACAAACAAAACCCAAAACCAAATGAACCACCAAAACCACAACCCCGGCAACGATATACAAAGATGGCAAACAAAAGCCAACTGCCGCGGACGCACAAACGAAATGTTCCCCAAACGCCACAAAGACATCACCTACATCCTCAACGCCCGCCAAATCTGCCAACAATGCACCGTCCAAACAGAATGCCTCAACTACGCCCTCGAATACCACCCCGTCGACATGCACGGCGTATGGGCAGGCATGACCAGCCGACAACTCGCAGCCGAACAAAAACGACGAGGCATCAAACCCATACGACCATCAATCTCACAAATGTGGGACAACCAATAACCCACACCGATAACAACAACACCCAAAACCCCAAAACCCGAAAACAAGACAGGGAACCCACTGTGTGTGGGGTTGTTTGGTTTTTTGTGTGTTTTGTGTTTGCTCCTGTAACTCAGTGGTGAGAGTGGCACTCTTATAAGGTGTTGGTCGGTGGTTCGATTCCACCCAGGGGCACTGTTTTAGTTTGTTTGGATTCCGCAGGTGTTGCAGTAGGTGGTGTTGTTGAGGGTGATTGGTTGTTTGTTGCAGGTGGGTTGTCCGCAGGGTTGGAGGGTGCGGGTTCCTGTGAGGTAGTTGATGATGGGTTGGATTGGGTTGGGGGGTGTGTTTTGTAGGGGTGGTTTGTTTTGGGTGTGGCGGAGTGCGTTGGTGAGTAAATGGTTTATGTGTTTTTGTAGGGATTGGTTGTGTGTTTGTGCACTGGTGATGAGTTCGTTTTTGAGCCAGCCGGGGATGGGGATGGTTATGTGGGTTTTTGTGTTGGGGTGTGGGGCGGGTTGGGGTTTATGTGGCATCGCGTTGGATGAGGGTGGTGAGGTATTCGGTGATGGTCATGTCGTATGCGTCTGCTTGGGTCATCAGTTGACGCTTAGTGGTTGAGGGGATGCGGAGAGTGAGGGTGGTGGTTTTGGTGGTTGGAGCCTTCGGAGGTCTCCCTGTCCGTTTCTTCATAACCGAACCTTACCACTCAGGGTTGTTGATGAACTCCTGTTTCGCATCCCGTTCATCAGCCATACCGATGAATCGTTCCACATTCGCAGCGTGACGAAAAATGAGTTCCACATCATTATATTTTTTGTGGGACGGATTGTTACCCATATGCCATCCTGATTTGAGACAGCCATCTATCGCCTGCTTACAGGCTTCGATACCGTAGTCGTGGATAGCCCAACCTATTTTGATTTTGCGCGCGTCGTCGAGTACGGCACGGGAACGGGGAGATACCTTCTCCCGCCAATAAGTGAAGATTTCGTGGATGGCGTCATCAGATATTTTGCGCGCTTTAGCGGTCTGCTGACGGGTCTGTATACGGGTGCGGTTCACTTGCTTTCCTCCACCGTCACTTGGGAACAGCGGGTTTTTATCGGCAATCACCAAACAAAAGTTAGCAGACGTAACAAACGACGTCAAGCATCTTGAAAGAAACGTCCGACCTGGACGTTTTTTCACACGTTGACGTCACATCACAGAAAGATGGTTTTTCGTGGAATCCACGAATAAACCACCCGGACCTCTTTGGAGGGGGTGTGGGGGAACCTTTCGATTCTCGCCAACCGGTTCGAGAGCAGCACAATCAGGGTTTCCCGTTTCCGGGTAAACCGAATCCATCTCTTCGCTTTCGGACATCCGTGCTTTCCGCCACCGTCACCCGATTACTGCTGTATTCATTGGGGTCTTGTGACTGAGCAGACACTCTAGCAGCACGACAGTCCCGTTCGTGCACTCCCCAACTAATGGTGTTCGCACCTCCTCACCATCTACCGGTTGTGGTTGGTGTGGTGACGAGGTGGGGCGGGACTCTTGGTGATGCGATGACGAACACGCGAAGCGGGACTTACTGCTGTTGCAGTGACGGGACTTATTGTTTACTAATCTTCTTTTGACTTTCCATTTTCGTCCTCCACCCCTGAAAACGGAAAGTCCTCGGAGGTGGCGGGGTGTTTGTGTGTTGACCTCGCCACCTCCGCTCCTCTACTATTTGTGTGGGAGCCGCACGATATCTCCAGCGTGCAACAACCGAGTAACCACTCTCGGGTTCGTTGTGCGCGCCTCCTTAGGGTCGTGCGGCTCTCAACTCATGTAGCGGGACTTCTTCGCTGGCTTTCCGCCACCGTCACATGTTTAGTGTCGTTTGATGACACCTGACGCGAGCACTGCGCTCCGTATGTATTCGCATGGTTGCATTCCGCTCAGCATCGCCATGTCCTCTACCTGTTCCCATTGTTCTTTCGTCCATGCGACGCTACGAATGACGCGTTCTTTGGGTTGACCTCTTCGTAGTCCGTCCAATCGTTTGCCGTTCATCTGCTTTCCGCCACCGTCACTTGTTTTTAGGTGTCGCTCTTCATCACATGCGGAGCCTTCTTGCTTCCGCAGTGAACGCAGATGCTTTCACATTCGTCGCAGAAGTACACGTTGCCTGTCCGCCATCCCGCTTTCCGCATTTTTTCTTTCAGGTCTTTAGACGAATCAGAAGAACCTTCAAACTTTTTTCCGCATTTGTCGCATGACGCAGTGAACTCTCTATGGATGGGCATCGTCTACCTGCTTTCCGCCACCGTCAACGGTTTTCATGAACCTTTGTCCAACCAGATGCCGGACTCTCCCGAACCGTCGTTGTGACGCTCGACGACCGTGATGCGTTTGAACACTCGAGCGATTGCACCGTCGTGTACGACGGGATACTTCTCGCGTGGTGTGAGTTCACCGAAATGTTGTTCCACTGCTTCCTCGGTTCCGCAGTCGGAGCAAATCTCCAACGGTTCCTCACCGTTGCGGGTGTGTCGAGACAACGCACCGATGTATTCGCCCCACTGCTCAGCAGATGGGATGAGACCTGTGCAACGCGGACAGATGTAATCTAAAGGGTTTTTCGTTTTCATTGTGTGTCCTCTTCTCGTCGCATCACTTCAGCCAACGCCTCTTGGATGATGAACGAAATGGGGAGGAACATTGCGTGCTTCTTCCCGTAGTCGTCAGCGTTCGCCTCAATGGACTTCTCAATCCTGTCGTCCAACATCTTTTGGTTGATGACGACGAACCATTGTCCTTTCGCGCCTTGCTGAACATTGAAAAGTTTTCCGTCCAATGCGTCTCCGTCGGTCGTCAAAAAGACGACTTCCTCTGACCCGTCGTCAGATTTGATTCGCATCAGCACATCGGGGTCGTCGTTGACGAACTTGAAATCGCTGTCTCCGAAGTTCATGTTTACCGCTTTCCTCCACCGTCATTGTTTTTCATTATCTGCTCCTGTACATCTTATTTAGTTTGTCGTACTTAGTCAATGGGTTGTTCCGTGACCTCGTGCTTGATTATTTCCTCTTCTGCGATGTCGTACACGAACTTCTCGCCCGTGTTGCGGTTACGGATTACGAGTATTGTCGCACCGTAGTTCTTGTTCACCGCGTCCTGCAACTCTGCGACCGCCTGACCTAATACATCTTTCAGGTTTTCGCCGTCGTACAGGTTCGCCCACGACACTTCCCACTCAAACGGTTGCACTGTTTCCTCCACCGTCATCGGTTGTCTCCCTTGAACGGAACGACCCTGCCACGCTTGTCGTATTGGTGGTTCGTGTAGATGACGATTTGACCGTCGTTATCCTCGTCGTGACCGAACATCTCGAGCATCTTTACAATCATCTCGTACTCCGAGACTTTCTGCTTCGTGATGCGACCGCGCGGTTCAACGGGTGCGCGTTTCTTGACAACCCGATACGCGGGTGTCTTGCGCTTCTTTTTTGTTGGTTTCTTGGTTTTCTTCGTTGTCACTTGAGTTCCTCCTTGAGAACTTCTTTGATGAATGGTCGTAGGTTGCTGTTGATTTCTTCGTTGTAGACATTCCACAGGTAGTCGCTGTCAAGAATGTATGAGCCGAACAACTCCAACTCTTCGTCGGTGAACCGTGATGCGCGTTGCACCGCAGGGTCGTCGTCCCACACTCCTGAGTCAATCTTCGCTTTGATTTCCTCGCGTAGCCCAACTACATCAAATGCGATGCAGTTGTTGTAGCCGAGCGAGCCGTAGCCAACCCTTCCGAGGATGCGTGCGAGGTCGTTGCCTTGCGTGGTGAGGTCGCGTGCGGTTTCATCCGAACCCGTCTCGTCCCACTCCGCGAGCAACGCCTTGCCTGTCTCGTCAAGTTTGTCGGTGTCAACGAGGTATGCGCCGTCCAACGGGATGACGCTTCCGTCTTTGTGAATGATGAGATAGTTACTCACTTGACCACCTTTCCGAAGAAGTCGTGCGCCTGAGCGACGAAATCGTTTTGCTGTTGCAGGAAACCTCTCTGCCAATCCCCTTCACCGCACTTCACGAGTGCTGAGACTCGTGCGAGTGCTTCCGAAAGTTCGTGGTATGTCTCCACCCATTCGTTCGCAATGAAGTCCGTCCAACGAACCTCATACTTTGCGAAGTAGTCCTCATCCAACTGCGAGACGGTGATGCCACTGTCGTTGTAGGTGAAGTTGAGGATTTCGTGTCTTGTTTCTGCTTCCATTTCTTTATTACCTCCGTGTGTTTAGTAGTTGTGTTGTATTCGTATTACGCACATTCATTGTACGGGTGTGACATCGTTTTGTCAACCCCACCCCCGAACGCATCAGTAGTGGTAGTCCCACACCACGAGGAACTGCCTGTTCGGTCTTTCCTCAATCCGCTTCAACAGATACTCGTCGCTCACGCTGTGCGACTCCGCGTCGTAGAAGTGTTGGTCGCAATCAAACTCCCCGTCTTGAAGTTGGAGAAGTTTCTTCGCTCTGAACAATGCGAGAGATTTGTCGAGGTACGCATCGCGCTCGCTTTGGGTCATCTCGTTGAGTTTCCCCTTCTTCTTGTGGAACGGGAGATACTCCTCACTCGTTACGAGTTCCTTGATAGTTACATCTCCGAGTTCGCTGAGGTAACGCTCTTTGGTGTCGTTCGTGAACTTTTGGAACTCGCGCACCTTCTCCATGAACAGGGTCGGGTTGTCGGTGTATCGCAACACCGCGTTGGGTAAATCCTCTTCCCAACGACCGCCGTGCTCGTTCCAATCCGACCAACTTGCGTTGTGTTCGTTGAAGAACTCAATCTTTTGGACTGCCTCTTCGTTGTCGTCTGCTTCTATCGCTAGAACTATTCCCGTGTGCATTTCGTATTACCTCCGTTTTGTGTGTTGTTGTGTTTATTACGCACGAACTTTCGTAAGTGTGATGTTCTCCGTGCCCCCTCACCCGTTTCCGAGTGAGGGGTTCACACGGGGTATTGCACTCGTTCAGTTTGTTACGCTGAACAGAGACCTTGTTTCGTCGGACAAACCCTCTACGACCATGCGTTTGCAACGGTCAACTTCCTCAACGACTTTCTCAAAGTGGTCGTCGTAGTCGTATCCGTCGCTTTCTACTTCCGAGTCGCTGAGTTCGGGGTACGAGCCTTCTACATCCGCGAGAATGTCGCCGTTCTGAACGCCGAACGCTCCGACGAAACACATTCCGCCTTCCTCGTACGCCGTGATGAACACAAGGTTCGGGAACTTTCGTGAGATGTTGAGTATCCCCTCAACTCCCGGTCCCCATGCGGTCGTGAACGCGAACTCCAAATGGGTGTCGGACTCGCCGTTCAGTGAGGTTTCGTAGTCGCCCCACTTGGTTCCCCAAGAGGAACTGCACCACTCATACCACTTGTCGCTTTCGTACAACTCCTTAGGACAGGGGTACGCGCGTTGGTAGATGCTGATGATTTCGCTCGCCTCTTCCAACGGTCTGCGGTCGTTTTCGTTTGGTGTGGTTACGAGTTTCTTGAACTCCGCGATACTGTCGCGGTCACCCAAGACATCCAACCAGTTTGAACAATGATTTGGCATTTCTTTATTACCTCCGTGTGTTGTTTGTGTGTTGTGTATTTCTATTACCTAGCGTATTCGGTATTCGGGGATTTGTCAACCCCCGACCGAACAATCAGGTTCGTGCGCCCATTCCCAAGACACGGTGTAACCCGCGTTCTCGTAGTTCTTGATGCTCTCCCCAATGGGGAAAGTCAAGGGGAGTGTCACGAGGACATCGCCCGTTTCTTGGTCAATGACTCTGAACCCGACAGTTTTCGTTCTCATTCTTTATTACCTCCGTGTGTTGTTGATACTTCTATTACGCACGAACCTTCGCCCGTGTGATGTCCCCCACCTTACGGTGGGGGTGCAACACAGTTACGCGACGGTCAGTATTTCTCCGACCTTCTTCGGGGTGAAGAAACAATCGCGCTCAATCGCGGGGACTCCGCCGAACACGGTCGTTTCTGAGAGTTCCGAGAGCGAGAAAGTACCCCACTCGTTCTCCCAACCCTCGACATAACCCCAAAAGATGTCCTCACCGTCAAACTCAACCGCGTACCAACGCCAACCGTTGTACGGTGAGAAGAACTTGACTTGCGCGACCTTCTCTTCCAACGGGATTTCTTCCGTTGTGTAGAGAGCGGGGAGACGCTTGCGGATTTCTTGCGTGAGCAACTTGTGACCACGCTTGCCTTCATGTGCTTCCTTCATTAGTTTGCCTCCGTTTCGTAGATGAATGCTTCAAGTCGCAACCCGTCAATGACGAACGCTGTCGTGCGAACGAGACCGTTTGCCATAGTGACCTCGGTGTCGTAGTCGCCGTTGTTCGCGTTGGTAATCGCTTCCAACGCCGTGTCAACGAACGCCGTGTGTACGGGTGGATAGAAGTTGTGTTGAAGGTGATGTCGTATCGCGGTGTTCAGGTCAATGAGACCGTCGCGTTCCGCTTCCGCCATTCCTTCGGTGAAGTTTCTGCCCATTTCTTTAGTACCTCCATGTGTGTTGTGTGTTGCTTTATGTTGACCACCTTACGGTAGGGGTGTAATACGGTTTCCCTGTCGTTCGGTTGTCGCTATTACTACGCACCATAATACGGACATTGTGACCTGAAGTCAACCCCCTTGACTCAATAAAAGTTTGGACTCAATCCAAACTTGGACGCTTTCCGCCACCGTCAAGAACTCCGACGAACCCCCACACACAACCCAAACAAAAAACGACTTTCTCACACACAAACAGAGGACCCCCGTCGCCAACAGCCCGCTTTCCGCTACCGTCGAACAAATGAAAACCCGCCCCCGCACCACCACCCGAAAGTCCCGCCCCAAAACAAGCAGACGCAGTCCCGCCAAACCGCTCGTCGGGCGCATGAAGCGGGACTATGAAGTCCGCCCACTCTTGAAGAAGTGGCGGGACTATTGCGACCGAACACCTGTTCGGTCAACTAATGTCTTGACTATGACATTCAGCAGAACAGACCGTTGGAACATCCACCTTCAAGCATTGACGCAATACGCGAACAGGACGGGAACCGCGCTCGTTCCGACCACTCACATTGAGCAGGTCGGTGGCAGGAACATCGCTCTCGGCGCGTGGGTCGCCTACAACCGACAGCAGAAGCGACAGGGAAGGCTCGCGCGTGAGCGCGTTGAGCAACTCTCAGCGTTCGCAGGTTGGGAATGGGACAAGCAGAAACCTGGGAAACATGACAATCCTGAGCGTGATGCGCGTATCGCGAGCGAGTATCAGGAAGGCACATCAGCGCGCGACCTAGCGACCAAATACAAGTTGTCGCGTCAGCGTGTTCATCAGATTGTGAAGCGAACTAAGGTTCGTTGATGCCTAACGAAAGTTGGAGAACATCAGCACATGGTCGCGGTGATGCCTCATCGCGTTTCAACACTCCGCAAGTGTACGACCAAGACGACAATGTTCGTGAGCGTATGACCGTCACCAAAGTTGTTGGTGTGATTGTCACTTTCGTTCTCGGACTTGTCGCGGGTCTTTCGTTCTTTTCTTTTTTCGTCTATCACGGATTGAACGCGCTCGGCGTGAATGTCTCGTGGATTGACTCGCTCGTTGCTTCGTTGTGCTTCATCGCAGTCAGATACTTTGACTTGGGTATCTCGACGCGCTTACGGAAACGAGACTAGAAACAACGAGACTCGGTGGACATCGCCTACTAGAACGATGCCACCGAGTTCGTCGGAACGACCGAGGGTGAAAGGAGATGAAAAAGCCCCTCTCGCTCGTCTCTCAGAATAACACACTTGGTAGTGTGCGACTGAAAGGCAAGTTGGGGATTATCTCCCCAACCGCCGACCGTTTAGCCGTTCGTATGTCTGTTGCCAACAAGACGGATACCACTTGCGAGGTTTGCGTCCGTTCTTCAAGTCTTTGAGAACTTCCACGCCTCGCGCGACATCAGGTGCAACGAACACATTGCCCTTCAACGCTTGCGTCACGCAATCCATTGCGAGGATGTCGTGATAGCCACCCCATTGACCGCCGTTGCCGAGACCGTGAACTTGTCCGTCCGTAATCCAAACGACAGGAGTTGACGAGCGTTGCCGTTGCTTGATTGCCCAACGGATTGCTTCTCCGTCCACTCCGTTGCCACCGTTGCGGTCGGGAAGTTTGTCAACCATGCGACCCTTCTCCGCGAGGATTAGCAAGTTCGGTTTCACATTGTCCCTGTCTGCGGAATACACCGCGACCGTGCAACCTGGTGCGTTCTCAGTAATCGTGAGAATGTCTTTGTGCGAGAGCGACATCGAGCCACTTCCGTCAATCAACACGACACCGCCGTTGCCTTTGGTTTGTTTGTCAAAGACGCGACGCTCAGGGTCAACGAGCGCGTTGCCGATGCGACGCGGATTGCGACCGATGTTGTTCGCCGTTCGCTTGCGACCGAGACCGCCCTTAGCGCGACGAGTCAACGGAAGTTTGTGCGTGATGAGTTTGCCCCAAGTTGGGATTGCACCCCTCTCGCGACCCGCAGGATTTATTTGCTTCGGGTCAATCGGAGCAGGTTTGTCGCCTTGCTTCGCGTTGTTCGCACCGTTGCCTTTCTTGCGAGTCTCTTTGCCTTCGCCTTCCTGAGTACCGTCGCCGTCCTGAGCGTCGCCCTGAGCGTCGCCGTTCTCGTCGCCGTTCTCCTCGCCGTTCTCGTCCTCATCCTTTGGGGGATTAGCGAGACGGTCAACCCACTCCGCGATGCGTTCCGTGTGAGAGAAACCGCGCGGAGCAAGACCTGTGCGAGCGTCAACTTCTGTTGATGCCAAGTCACCACCCTTGTCTGCGTCTTTCATCTCTTTCTCAACACGCTTCACGATGTCGCGCAAGGTTGCGCCCCACGCACGATTGACGCGACGAACACCTGTCAAGAAGTCTTTGCCACCTCCGCAGATTGCGTAACCGACCGCCGTGTAGACACACGATGCCCAATCGTTGCGTTCTGCGAGCAGAACACCTGACGAAAGTTCGGAACCGTCTGCGAGGATTGAAACATCGAACCCTGCCTTCTTGACAAGGTAGTTGACGCGCACTTCCTCAACGGTTCGCAACGCGGTCTCGGTAGCGATACCGCGCTCAATCCACTTCGGGAAGTCATCCGCAGGGGACACCTTCGCGTGAACCATCTCGTGAGCGCGAACCACGCGGTCAAGTGCCTCGTCGCCGTGCGGAACATTCATCACGCGGTCAACGACACTCGTCATCGGTGCGCCACGAACAGGTTTGCACTCTTTGATTGCCCATGCTCCGAGGTCATCTGCCTTGTCCTTTCTCCCCAAGAGTTCGGGGAGAGGACGGTTGTGCAAGTTTGTCGCGGTCATCACTTCACCTCCAACTTGTCAATCGCGATTGCGTCCAACACCGACTTTGCGTTCTTGCCGAACACGAGTCGTGCGCCTTCCTCGTCGCCCAACGACTTGCGGAGTTTGTCAAACGCATAGAAGGTTCGGAGCGAGATGCGCCGTTCCCCTGCGTCTGCCATACGCACCGCGTAGTTGCGTAGGTCGGGAGAGAGTTTTTCCAATGCGTCAGGATGCGGTTGGTTGATGCGGATTGCGACAGGGAACCTGTCCTTCAACGCCTCAGGTAGTTCATCCATTTGCTCAATGTTCGTGGTCATGATGACCGAGAAACCGTCGCGCGGTCGCACGATGCGACCGTTCTCAGGATGCTCCCACTTCGCTGACTCAGGTGAGTCGGTCATCGCGAGCAAGGTTGCGAACACATCGCCACCTGCCTTGTCAATCTCGTCAACAACGAGACGACCACCGCGTTCACCGTCGCCCTGCCACGCCTTGATAGCGGAGCCTTCGTTCCAAGTCCACGCGCCTTGCGCGTTCGGGAAGAAGTGTCCTGTCACATCCGCGTTGGTCATGTCCTCGGTGCAGATGAGTCTCCACGCGCCTGCGTTGACATCTCCGTAGTTGAGACCTGCGTAGGTCTTGCCTGTCCCTGGGGGACCGAACAAGATGATGCGGTCAACACCTGCGTTGATTGCGTCCTCAACATCCTTCCAACATTGTGGAAGGTCTTGACGACCCTTTGCTTGATTAGCCATTGTTATCTCTTTTTCTTTCTCCGACTTTTGTCGGGCTAGTAGTTTGTGTTGGTATTACTACGCACGAACTTTCGTTCGTGTGTCTTGCTTTCTGACCACCACCTTACGGCAGGGGTGTTACACGGTTTCGTGGGGGGATTGACCCCCCACACCGTGCCTAGTTCACGCAACCTTTCGCGCCTTCTTGACTTCCGCGCCTTGCGCGTCCACTTCGTACACGCGGATTGCCTCGACCTCGGTCTCGGTCGTGACCGCGCCTGCGACATCGTGCTTGATGTCTCCGAGAGCGACCGCCGACTTGAACTTCGTTCCGTCAACCGTGACCTTCGTGACCTTCTTGAATAGTTTGTCGGACACGAGACCCTTCAACGCTTCCACGCTGTAAGTGTTTCGGATTGACTTGATGAGCGACACTTTCTTGCCGTTCACGATGTTGAAGTCCACACCGTTCTGTGCGAACGATTGCTTCAAGAGAGCCTCCGCTTGCGCGAGAGCCTTCTCTGCGGTCTCCACCGCCTCGCGCTTTGCGAGATAGTCGCTCGTGAGAGCCGTGATGTTGTGCTTCATTTTGTTTCTTGCCTTTCCCGACTTTCGTCGGCTAGTAGTTTGTATCTCTATTACGCACGAACTTTCGTTCGTGTGATGTCCTTCTTGCTATCCACATTAGGGAAGGGGTGTTACACGGTTTCCCGTTTCTGTCCCCACCACTCGGTGGCACTATTACTACGCACAATAATACGGCAAGTGTGATGAGAAGTCAAGAGACGCTCGTCACACCGAAGTTACCGAGCGGTAAGTTACCGAACGGTAACAAACGCACCAACAAACCCGACCTGCGCTCGCTTTCCGCCACCGTCACGAAACACGCACACACGCGCACGCGCAGGCGCGCCCGCCCGCGAGAAGTCCCGCACCACAAGCACACACACAACAGCCCCGCTACCGCGCGCGAAACGCGGGACTCACAAGTCAGAACAGGGTGATTTGGTCTCGGGACTGTGGAGAGTCGACACACATCTTGTGTGCGTAGCCGACGGGGGCAGAAGGGTTCTTGACTGAGCCGACAACGCGGTCGCCTTTCCACTCAACCCACCCGACGACCTTCACTACGGTCGCCATAGTCGCGGTGTCTAGTTCGTCCCCACACAGGGTACAGGTCACTTTCACGCCCTACACCTTACTCGGTTAGTGTCGTGCTTGCTTTCTCGCCCTCGCTCATCAGGTACAGCCTGATGTCCAACAGCAGGTCGGTCATCTCCTTAGCGGATACCAAGTCGCGCCCTGAGATTTCTCTCAAAGCGTTGTCCACAAGTTCTGTTGCCTTGCTTTGCTCGGTCATACAGGTTCCTCTATCGGTAAATAGTTTATCGCATACTCAACGGTGTGAGCGCGACACACAACATGGTCGTTGTATTTGGAGAGTCGTGTGACGCAACCTTCCATAGCGCACACACGGTTTCCTCGCGCGTCAAACACGGGGTCGAGTTCTTTGCGTGTTTCTTTCTTCTTGGTCATACCTTCACCTCTTTGTCGAACTTGTCGTCGAGAGCCTTGATAATCGCGTTGTCGCGTTCCAACAGCCACTCCTCGCTTGGTGTAGCGGAAATCCACTCGTCTCCCGTCCAAATACAACCTTCGGGGAAACGAGCCTGCGCCGTATCGCCGTCTATGCGAAACGAGATGTTGCCTTCCTCGTCTGCGATGCCGACCACCACGAAGTAGTGCTCGGTGTGCTGATGTTGATTACTCATTACTTGTTCTCCTCTGCTAGTTGTTCTGTTGCTTTCTCCGTGTAGTACTTGATGAAGTCGTACATCTTCTCCGAGATGTTGTCTGACCACGCCGACGAATCACGCGCCATGAGTTCCAACGCGCGAGTCCACTCCTTCTTTGTGAGCGGTATGTCGTCGTCCTTGTCGGGGTCATACTTGGGGAACAGGTCTCTGTCCCACCATGCGATGACGATTTCCTCGTTCGGTGAATACTTCTCTTGCAGGTGTTCTACGATGTCTGAAATCTTCATTTGTTGAGTTCCTTCCATGTTTCTTCGTCGTTGATAAGTGCCTGAGCCTGCTCTACTGCTTCCACGATGTCGTGGTGTACAGCGTTGAGCCAACCCTGCTCAGGGTCGTTTGGTGCGTCTGCGTACAGGTCGAACCAAGTGTTGTTCACCCACTCCAAACGCTCCTCCTCGTTCGCTTTCGCGAGAAGTTCGTCGTTCGTGAGACCTGCTTCCAACAGCCTGTCCACATACCTGATGACTTCGGGGTCGTCACCTCGGTCGCGCGCCTCTTTCGTTTCCCACAAGTGGATACGCATCTCGCCGTCGCAGTAGACGGAGATAGTTCTGTCTTGCGTCTTGTCGGTCACGGTTGCCACGAGTTCGTGTCCGTAGTCGCCGACGAAGAACGCCGAGTCGCGCATCGGTTTCTTGTTGTCGTCCTCAATGGGAAGGTGGTATTGGGTGGTAATCACTTGCTACCCCCCATACCGAACACGATGCCTGCGCCTGAGCCATGCTCACGCATCTGCTTGCTGAACTCGGTGAACTCCAACGACTCAATAATCGTGAGTCGTTCCAACTCCTCGGACTTGTCAAACTCGTCAAGGTCTGCTTGTGTCCAATGGGAGATGTCCACGAACGCATGGGTGTTCTCCTCCTCACCTGCGGTGAGCGAGTGGTTCGGGGGTAGCGTTTCGTACGCGACCCAAGTGTTGTCCTCCAAGTTGTAGAACAGGAACGCTTGTTCCCATTTGTCTATGCTGTTCATTATTTGCTCTTTCTCCGACCTCTCGGTCGGGCTAGTAGGTGTTGTTATTACTACGCACGATAACTCAGGGGTGTGACGCGGTGTCTTCTTCCGATAGGAACACTTCGCGAGCGTCCTCTATGTATCGGTAGACGATGCCGTAGTCACCTATCGGTAGTGCTACCCCTTGCGCTTCTAACTCCTGAAATACGGAGTGGACATAATCCAACTCCCAAGCGTGTTTGGTGTTGCTCATTTCTTCTCCGCCTTTCGGTCTGCCTGCGGGTCGCGGACTTCGTATGTCCACCCGTCGCTCTCGCGGAAGATGTCAGGTCGGTCGCCAACGACCGTGCGTACGGTGTGTATCGGTACGCCTGTCGCTTCTGCGATGTCTTTCGTTGTGACTTGTTGGTAAAGGTTCTCTTTCGCCCATGCGAGAATAATGCTCTTGTTGTCGGGTCGACCTTTGTAGTAGCAACCGTCGTTGTCGCGTACCCAACCTTCGCTGAGTTTGGAGTTAGCGAGAAGTTCTTTGCGTACTGCCAACGGAACGAGATGCTGAATACGGGAAGGAACTTTGACGATGTAGACGGGTCTGCCGTACTCGCTAATCGCTTCCGCCAAGATGCGTGTCGCTTCTGCGACTTCGTTGTTTGTTTCGGTTGTATCCATTTGTTTCTCCTAGTAGTGGCTCGGTGGTTGATACTTCTATTACGCACAATACGAGCGGGGTGTGACATGGTTGTCTCACCTGCTACTTACATAATAGGGTAATAGACACGGCAAGTCAAGAGACAGTCGTCACATCTGAGTACACGCCGTGTGTACATCGGGGTCACACAGAAATCAAACTTTCCGAACATCACGCTGCGCCGGCTACCGGCTTTCCGCCACCGTCGGGAAACTTGTTCATCTCTCACATCTTTGGGTGCGCCCCACACGCACAGTCCCGCGCCCGCGAAACCATCGCGGGACTCCCCGCGCGTGCGCGCGCGTGCGTCTGCTCGCTCGGTCGGTCGCTCGGTCGGTCGCCCGCTCGGTCGCCCGCTCGGTCGGTCGGTCGCTCGGTCGAGCACCCGTGTACCCAATGTGACGCAGGTCGCATCACACGCGATGTCACACTATGTAACACCCCGTGCGTACTATGTGTATCAACTACTAGAACCGACGACAGTCGGAGAAGGAGATAGGTAATGAATCCGAAGTATCCCGAAGTGAATGTGCAACTCGTTGGCGAAGACGGCAACGCGTTCTCGATTCTCGGTCGCGTCACCCGTGCGATGAGTCGCGCAGGAATCAGCGAATCCGAAGTCGATGCGTTCAGGGCAGAAGCGACAAGCGGAGATTACGACAACCTACTTCGCACCGTGCTCGCATGGGTGAATGTCGACGGACTCGGTGACGAATCCGACGAAGATTCGGACGACGAACGCGGAGCGCAAGCGTGCTACGAGTGCGACAACCCGTACGCGGTCGGCGGTTGTCCTGAGTGCGGAGCGTGGCACGAATGAACCGAAGGTGGGCAGGGTGCGATGTCACACCCTGCTACACCCCGTGCGTAATGTAATAACCAACTACTAGCCCGACACAAGTCGGAGAAGGGAATAAGAAATGACTATCATCATCGGCTCGGAGCGAAGGGAGCGACTTGGCAAGCGCGAAGTCGTCTACCGTTGGCGCAACCCCGAAGCGCAACCCGACGCGGACGGCAACCGCAAGCAGGTGACGCTCGACATTCACCACGACGCAGACCGCAAGCGATTCATGGCGGTTCTTCGTGAGTCCGTCTATCGCGACGGCGGTGGCTACGAAGTCACCGAGTTCGCGCTATTCGGCGAAGAAGCGGTGTACGAGTATCTCCCGACCCGTCAGGTCGCGCGATACTCCCCGAAGGCGTTGCTCGCATACGAAGCGGAGACGCTCGCGCTACTCAACTCAGACGAGCGGTACGCAAGGTGGCACGCGCTCACCGAGCAACACGCAAGCAAGTGAACCACGCGCACGGAGCATCACACTTGATGGTGTTCCGTGCGTATCACTATCAACAACAACACCCCGAACGGGGAGAAGGAGACAACACATGAGAGACTTCTCACTAGATGAAGTCATCGCAGACAACTACATCGGCATCGGAGAACTTTACGGGCGTGACATCATCGTCAACGCGTGGAGTGACTACCTGAGCGGTAGCGTCGAGTTCGAAGACCTAGATGTCACCGAAGCGGAGTATGTCAACGGACTAATCCGACTCACGAGTGGCATCGTGGACGGCGGATACCTGAACGCGTACCGAACGGCAGGCGAGTGGTTGCTCAACACACCGAGCACCCCGAAGGTGCGCGAAGTGCGCGGTGCTATCGGCAGACGACCGAACAACAAGTGAACTAACGACGGGTGCGCGTCAAGGTGGGGCGCGCACCCGTCACATCACACCACCGAACACATCGTGCGTAACTAACAACAACAACAACCCCCACACGGGGAGAAGGGAATACCGAAATGACAGTCACAAGCATCAAGGAAATGGAGTGCGGTAAGACCGTAGTCCGCGCAGTCATCGACGAAGGCGCGGTGCGCGAAGGCGCGATGGTCGTCATCGCTATCGCGAAGAAGGACGCAGACGGCAACCGCGTACACGACGAAGTAATCGTCGTAGACCTTCGCGAAGAGACCTACCACACGGTAGACAGCGACGGCAACGAAGGCGAAGGTGTCAAGGACGGCACTCTTTACCTGAACGCGTACGAAGTCGCTAACCCCGATAGCGACGGGCAGGTCGAGAACCATTACCCCGAATACTTCGTGGATAAGTCAGCGAACTGACACCGCGACACTTGCGGGCGTATCCCTAACGGGTGCGCCCGCATCGCGCTGCGCACGGCTATCCGCCACCGTCAATGGGTCGCCCGCACTCGCGCGCGGTCGGCAAAAGCAAACAAACGCGCGCCACACAAACAGTCCCGTTGTTTCATCGCGGGGGTGGCAGTCCCGCATTCGCGCGTCTTCGCGCGGGACTAGACGCGAATAGAACGAACCTTTCGGTTCGCTCCATTCTGTCTATTTCGTCAGGACGCTTCGCAATCGTGTCCGTACCAATACTCGTTCGCTTCGTCCTCGTCGAGAAGATGAAACTCGCGGTCACATTCTTGACACTTGCCGATTGGTTCGTTCATTTCATTTACCTTTCTGTCGTGGTTGATGTCGTGCTATGGATACGCACGATGTAGGCGTGATGTGACATCACGCTTCTTCTACTGTCACCTCGTTGTAGCCGATGTCGCTCCCGAACTCGTCTGCGAACATCTGCTCCGCTTGCGCTATCGCGGTGTCGTCGTCGCTCGCTTCCACCGTGAACACGGTGACGAAATAGTCGCCTACGAAGATGACATTCTTTCTCGGTGCTTTCGTTTCGGTCTTGCTCATTTCGTTTCTCTTTCTCCGACGCTTGTCGGTGTTGGTAGTGGCATCGGGATTTCACCCGATGATTGTGAACGAGTCGCCCGCGTCCTCGATGAGTCCGAGTGTGCTTCCGTTGTCCCACGCGATGTGTACCGTGCCGAATACATCTATGCTTCGCACGATGCCTTCGTCACCGCGCACGAGTTTCGTGTATGGGTCGCTCGTGTAATCCAAACGGACGCGCTTGCCGACGAGTCGCGCACGACGCTCCATTACTTCTAGGTGGAAATCCTCGGTGTTGGGTATGGTGAACATTTCTTTATCTCTTTCTCCGACTCTCGTCGGTGTTGGTGTTGTGCTTGTATTACGCACGATGTAGGCGTGAGCGTGACGCTCACGGTGTTGTTCGTGAATCTCCCTCGTCCTCTACGGTGATTTCCTGCGAAACATCTTTCACATTCCACCCGTAGTAGTCGCCCAATAGCGCGTCTGCGTTATCCACCGCTTGTTCTTCGTTCTCTGCGAAGATGTGAATGGATAGCACGAAATACGCTCCGACGAATGTGACGGTGTAGCGATGCTCGATGCGCGTTTCGGTGATTTCGCTCATTTCGCTACCACCGCATCTGCGACGAATAGCCAACCCGCTCCGTTTCCTTCGGGGTCTTGCGACGGGATTAGAACGCTTCCGTCCGTGAACACGATTGCGAACGCATCTTCGCTCTCGTAATCCCACCCGAACGCTTCGGATTCGGATTTACGCATCGGTCGGATTTCCTTGATTGTCTTGCCGACGAACTCGCCATACTCGCGCGTCACCCATTTCGTGCGCGCGTCGTACCGCTTGTCCAACACGATTGTTGGACGCTCTCGGTCATTCGGATAGTTGCTCATTACTTCATCTCTTTCTCCGACTCGCGTCGGGCTAGTTGTGTAATCCACACTTTACGGTGTGGGTGTTATGGCGTTTCGCGGATTACTCCGCTCCGCGCCAACGGTATTCCCGACACTCGCGCTTGTTGCGCGCGCGCTTCTTGTTCGCGTGGGTCTGCGCTCGTGTACGCGCTCCGTCTGCGAACGCTTGCCTATCAGCGTCGTTCCATTCTCTCCGTTTCATCACTTCACCACCTTTCTCGTCTTACAATCTTGCCGACACGCTTCGCGTACTTGCTCAATCGTCTTGTGACTCAGGTTTATCTCGACTCCGCAACACGGTGTGTAGTATCGCGTGATTCCTTTCGCTACTTGGTCAGGACGGATAGGTGTGTTGCCGTGCTTGCGCTCGTTCAGATAGATAGTGATGAACTTGTAGCAGAACACGCACCCGATAATCTTGTAGTCGTCGTGGTCGCTCGGTGTTTCGCGCTCGGTGATGTACCGCTTGGGTGCTCCGCAATCTTCGCATTTCCAATCACGAATGTTCGGTGGAATCGGCGAGACGGTGATAGCGACTCGCTCGTTGATGATGTCGTTGATGATGTCCCAACGAAACTTCTTGCCGTTCACTTGGATAGGGAAATGGTCTTTCTGAGTCCATTCGCGTAGTGGCTTCTTCTCGCGCTTCTTGCCCTTGCCCTTCTTCTTCTTGCTCATTTCGTATCTCGTTTCTCCGACTCTCGTCGGGCTAGTAGTTGATGACATACATACTACGCACGGGTGTAGTACGGTAGTGACATTCTGCGATGTGACTCGTGACACTAAGGGTACGAGTACGAGCAAGTAGCCGAACGAACACTCTCAGCGTTCACCCGCCACACGAAACCCGACAGCACGAGTCAAGATTCCCCCGCTTTCCGCCACCGTCGGGAAACGCAACAAACGCAACAAACGCAACGCGACCCAACAAGCGCGCCACCGCCCAACAGTCCCGTCCGCTCTCGACAGTCGCTAGTCCCGCGACAATGAATACGCGCGCGGGACTCCAATCTTCTGTCTTTCGGGCGGGACTCGCCCGTGTCCTGCGTGCGGTTTCGGTTCGCGTGTCTCTTGCGGGCGGGTGAAGGCGTTGCGAAAAAGTGGGAATCCGAAATCGCGTGGTCGTGAAACCGTGTTACACCCCCTGTCGCGTGATACCCGTTCTGACCCGATACGCTGATAACCGTATTACACCCCCTTGTTATTGTGGGGGGTAGGAATCAACTACTAGCCCTTCGGGGGAAAGGAATCAGAATGAGTCTCTTAGGAATCACTTGGGAAAAGAAATCGCAGGCACTCTCACTCGGATACGAAGTGAGCGTATGGCGCGCACCCGTGAACCCGTACCTAATCCGAATCCGCATCGCGGTATCGGGCGGTGAAAATAACGGTTGGGCAACCGAGCGCGTATTCAGCGGAGAAACATCGGCGCGTGACGCGGACAAGTGGGTCGGCAACATCGTCGGCTACCCGAACCCGTTCTACGGCGAAATGGAATACGGCGCGAGCGGTGAAGGTCTCAAAATGTGGCTAGATGACCTTCGCGCGGACGACGAGCGACGCAAGATAGAAAACGAGCACCGAGCGTTTCTCTCATCTCAGTACGACGACAACGGGTTCTACTTGGGGCAGATTCCGTTCTACCCGTCGCGGTGAATCACACTTCACGACGATTCGTGCGTAATGTAATCAGCAACTACTAGACCGCCGAAGGGCGGGGAAAGGAATACCGAAATGAGCAAGTATGAAACCCAATCGGGTATGCCGAACCTTCTCAAAGAAGGCACGGAAACCGACAAAATTATGTGGGCTATCTACAACGAAATGGTGAGCGGATACCGCGTACCCGTAGAGGACACAAAAACCGTCATGGCGTTGCGTGACGCGAAGGCGCGAGGATACTCGGAGATGTTCCGCGCTATCTACCGTGCCAAGCGTGAGCACCGTCTCGCGTATCTCACGATGACTCAGCGTCAATGGCAGAGAAAGACACACCGACCGTCGCGTGCGCGTCACCACGACAGTATCGCTATCCGCGAGAAGTATGTGAGGTGCGCGCGATGAACGATGAACGAACCTGCGAGTACTGCGAAACCGTCACGGACAAGTGGTGGCTAGCACCTATCGGGATACTCCCCGACGGAAGCGACTACGAGTACGACGGCACTGTCGTATGCGAAGCGTGCTACGACGGACACTGCACGAAATGGGACATACAACCACTACCCGAGCGCGGTGAATGACCCGTGAACTATGTAGCGACATTCTTAGTCACCTACGGCGTGGTCATAGTGGTAGCGAACTACTTCATGATGAAAGGGGGGAAATAACCTATGAGCAACGAGCACGAAGGACGCGAGTGTCCTATCTGTGATGATGTAATGACGGAGAGGCATGACAACTATCTGCCTACTTGGAGTGACCGCCACGACGACATAGTGTGTTGGTGGTGCGCGCACCACGCGACACCCTGAACCCGTAGCCGACCGAACCCCCGCCCGAACCGACACGGGCGGGGTTATTCGCACCTGAAACCTGATGTGAACCGCGTCACACCAAAAAACCGAAGTGTTCTTCTCCCCAACCACCACCCGACCCGATAACAACCCGACCCAACCCCCACCCCACCACACCACAGTCCCGCCCACCAAACCCAACAACCAAGCCATTTGCGGGACTAGACAGCAGGCGACGCGGGCAGCCCAACAGGACCTCCCGCAGGACCTCCCAAAAAGCGAAAAAAAATCAAAAATCTGGCTGCTGCGCTGCACGTGCGCTGCTTATTGACCCCGAAAACCCCCAACAGGTATACTTGTTATCAGATTATTAGACGGAGAACGGACTCCGGAAACGAATACACATCACATCAACCGAACAAAGGAAACAATTTTGTTACTCAAAGTAGGAACAGCGATAACTATTTTCTATGGCGCAGTATTCGGGGTGGTCTCCCGGATTGACCCGGCACCAGAAAACGTCGCAAAACCAGAAACACAAGTAATTATCTCGGAAACTAGACCCGATTTCGTAGTCCCGCCAGCACCCGACAGGGTGGCGACGGAGACGGGACTCCCCGCCGCCCCCGCCCCCATTGTGTTTAGGCATGGGCAGGTGGACTGGCTCGACGACCTGGCGCTCGAAGCGGGGTGGCTACCTGAGCATCTCCCGACCTTGCGGGCGATAATCCTGCGGGAGTCGGGCGGGTGTCCGAACCTGCGTGGTGGCGATGTCCCTAGCGAAACCTGCGAAATCCTGCGGGTACGCGAGTGGAATCACCGCTCGGATACGGGTCTACTCCAAATCAACGGGGTGAACTACGACCTGAAACGCAACAAGTGGGCGCGTATCTGTCTAGACATGGGTATCTGCGAACAGGAACCGTTACTTGACCCGCTCACGAACCTGCGGGCAGGGAAACTGCTTTACGATTATTCGGGTTGGAACCCGTGGAACCCGTGTACCTACGGGGAGAAGTGGGCGCACCTATGCAAGCGCACCAAGAAGGTGACCCCGTAGAACCCTGCTAGACGCGCGGAGAAGCCCCTAGAAACGACGAAACCCCCGCCCCCGCACCCGAAGGTACGGAGACGGGGGAAACCCGCCTAGCGCGTCAGACGCGCTTAGCGCACACCGGTCCGATGCCGTTAGCGACGGACTCGCTCGCGGTGAGTTCCGCGCCACAGACACAGCAGATGCCGAACTGAACGCCAAGTGCCTGCGCCTGCGCGACGCTCATGCGGTTATCCGCGCGAAGTGCGCGAACCGCACCACCCGCGTAGACGAAACGCTCGGACTTGACCTGCGCTTCGGGAACGAAACGCATCGCGTACAGCCTGCCCTGCTTGGACAACTTCACGCGAAACACGACACCCGCGTCATCGCGGTACATGCCGACTTCGGTGACGGGGTTCGGGTTCGCAACGCGCGCGGGTCGGTTCATGTTGCGCTCAACCGCGTCAAGTTGCTTGTCGGACAGACGACCCCAACGGTCGTAATTCGCAAGAACGGAACGCAGGAAGTTGTTGTCGCCCGCGTTATCGCGGAGCCACGCAACAACGCGCTCGGTGCGCGTGAGCGGTGGAAGGGTGGCGGTGGACATTGGGTATCTCGCTTTCTCCACCCGAAGGTGGGCTAGTAGGTGATACCGAGATTACGCACGGGGTGTTACGAAGTGTGCGATGGGTAGCGAACCGCCATCACATCACGAAACCCGTGATTCAGGCACAGCCCGACCCGCACAAGGGCGGCTCCCCGCCCGGCTTTCCGCCACCGTCAGGAAACCGCGGCTTACTTCGGGTCGGTTATTCCATACTTCGCTTCCATGCGGGCAGCGAAGTTATCAGTCCCGTAGTTGTCAATCGCGTCCGTTAGGCGAACATATGTTCGGGTCGCGGGACTGTTCCCGATTGACTCGACTTCGAACCAGTTGTCCGGGTGTTCCGGGTCGGCGACAAGGTCTCGCATCGTGTTTCGGGCGGTAAGGACAGCCCAACTTTCGTCAAGTTCTTGGTCGCTTGTCGGGTTCAGGGTTACGACGGTTTTCCATGTGACTACATAAGTTTTTTCGTCGGCGAGTGGTTCGTTTTCCATGCGGGTCAGGCTAACAGTCCCGTTCATTGTTTGCCACCCCCCTTGACAAGCAGACATCAAATCAGTAACCTTTTTTATTATGTATGAAGCAGTTATGGGACTAGCGATTTTGGTTTTGATGTCGCTCATGTTCAGCCTTGCCGTAAAAAACCTTTCCGACAAATGGAGTAACGAAAATGAAAACGATAAAACCAAATAAACAAATAACCATCGACGAAGAGAAGTTCATTCTCGACGCAATCGTTGACGGTTGGCGAGACATCGAGGCGGGACGCATCGGGACTCTCGGGAACGGGGGTAACTCTTGTGTTCTTGCGGGCAACTTCGCACGCAGAATCCTTGAAAACCAAAAAGTTCCGCACCGACTTCGACCCGTCGGCGCAATTTCTTTCAACACCAAAGGGTTCGAAATGTTCGGAACGAACGCGAACGACCTTCCCGATGATGCTTGGAATGTGGCGGTTACCCGTTTCTCCCAAGACTTCGGCGGTTGGAGCGGACACCTTCTTGTGGAGACCGACAACTTCATCTTGGACTTGACTTCCGAGCAGTTCGCACGACCCGCAAAAAACATACATGTTCCGTCAAATCTGATAGTCCCGATGTCGGACTTGAAATTGTTCCCTTTGTCGGATTTCGGTATGTCTCAGGAGCGGGACTCTTTGCGGAGTCGGGCGTTGTCGTATTACACACAGGGTCATGAACTGCGTGTCTCGGAGTTTGATTGGGGTGTGCTCGCATACTTCTCCGACCCGACGAATCTGAGTTACAAAACGAAACGGGGTTGGTATCGCTCGTGGCGGGAACTCGGTTGCGGTGTTGTGGTTCAGAATCTCAATCATCGGAGAAAAGAACGGAAGCAGGTTGTTTCCGTGTTACACCCCTGAGTAGTATGTTATGTATTGTGTAATAACCAACTACTAGGAAAGGGAACCCAATGAGTACATCAACAGAATCAGACGACACCAAGAAGGACTATCTAGACAACATCGTCTACTCGGCGACCGACGCACTCGTGCTCGGCATACCGATGAACCTTCTCGGAAAGATTACATACGAGCAGGCAATCACGGGCGACTACGAAAACAATCAGTTCGAGGTTTGGAAAAACCTTATCGACGAAGTGTTCGACACCACGAAGGGCAAGGTTCAGGAGAAATGAGTTTGTTCGACCAAGACCAAGACACGATTGACGAGTATTGGGAACGAGCGACCAACAACCTTGTTGAGTCAGCGTGGCTACCACTCAGCGACGATGTGTGGGCTACCGACAAGTACGACGACACAATCGCAGAGAAAGCGGAAGCACTTTGGGAAAAAGACCAAGAAGCGAAGGTCGCTAAATGAACACGCACAAGTATCGTTCACGCAACCTACGCAACACGCTCATGTTGTTGGGATTAGCGGTAGCGTCAATGGTGGCGTTGGCAATCGGCGGTAGAAACGCTGAACGGTTCACCTGCGACACGACACCGCACAAGGTTTTCGCATACGACACGCTATGGAGCATCGCAGAAAAGAAATGCGACGGCAACATTCAGGTGGTCACCGACAAACTTGTCGCAGTCTACGGAACGGTAATCCAATCAGGCGACAACATCTACCTACCAACAAACCAAGATTGCTCACTAAAAATAGCAAATAACGGAAACATCTACGAGGAGTGCTGATGAACACAAAAGAAGTATGTACTTGTCCAACTACACGGTTTTACTACCACAACGAAATCTGTGACTACTGTCGAAATGTGGCGTTTCACGACGACCCCGACTACGCAGAGCACATGGGATTCGTTCTCGTCGAAGGGAAATGGATTCGCAAATGATTGACTTCATAATCGACGACGGCTACTACGACGACGGAGACAGACGGCGAACACGATTAGGCGAACTGAGAACATCTATCGCCATGAAGGAATGGCACCTAGACACTTGGAGACGGGTAGACAACGCACCAATGGGAACTTGGTGTAGGCGACCAAACGACCTAGTGGAAGTAGCGGAGTACTACCAACTCATGTACCTAGAACAATCAGAAATCGTTTACGAACAAAACGGCTTAGCAGAAAACCACAACAGCGGAGCAGACAGCAAAATCATCTCCATGCTTGACGAACTAGCAGAAGAACGAACGATTCGAGACCTCATAAATGTTCTCGGTTGGGCAAAAGAAAACAACCAAAAAGCACGCACCGCAGTCACCGACACCGTACACGCAGGAAGGCTCGTCTCGATTGTTACCGAATGGGCAAGAATGTCCGAAAGCGAACGCAACCACCTAACCCAAACAACAATCCTTTTGGGTCAAATGTTCACCGACGAAATCAAGAAACGAATCTCAGACGACGAACTCTAAACTAGATTCGTGGACAAACAACTACTACTCAACGACGACCACATCGTCGCCTACTTCCCGTACGACGCAGACCAAGTCGCAGAAATCAAACAAATCAGCGGAGCGAAATGGGACAAACTTGCCAAAGCATGGCGCATACCCGCCACCTCGCTCGCCGAGATACGGGACTTCGGGAACAAACACGGGTTCACCGTAGACCCGCAGATACTCACATTTGATTTGCCGACCCCGCTGAACCAAGTGTTCGGAGTGCGGTTGGAAGGCGACTACATCTATCTCTCGTTCACCTACGACCCTGTGAAGGTGAAAGCAGTAAAGCAGATACCGAGCGTTACTTGGCACACCAAAACGAAAGCGTGGAGAGCACCCGTTTCGTCGATAACAGAAGCAATCGAGTGGGCAGACAACTTCCGAGAGAAAGTTCCCGACGACCTCAGGTTGTTGGCGCAGGAAATCAGAAGCAAACACGACGAGTCCGTACAGATGTCCCGCTCAACAGAAGCAGAGGTTGATGTCGCGGGACTCCCACTTCTCCCGTATCAGCGGGCAGGTGTCGCCTATGCGTCGCACGCACGCAGGTCGTTCATCGCCGACGACATGGGTCTTGGGAAGACGATTCAGGCGATTGCGACCGTCGAGTATGTGATGGATTCGTACCCCGTTTTGGTGGTTTGCCCACCGAACTTGGTTCTGAATTGGAAGAAAGAGTACGCAAAGTGGTTGCCTGACCGCACCGTGTCCACGATTACCGACCGCAAAACATTTCCCGAAACACCGACCGATGTGGTTGTTGTCGGATACAGCAACATTCATCATTGGGAGAAGCGACTCACAGGTTTCCAAGCCGTCGTGTTCGATGAGAGCCACTATGTCAAGAGTCCCGATGCTCAACGCACCAAAGCAGCCGTGAAGATTGCGAAACGCGTTCAACCCGAAGGCATCGTGTTGTGTCTAACCGGCACGCCGGTGACCAGCCGCCCGGCGGAGTACGCCAGCCAGTTGGAAGTTCTTGGGAAACTTGATTTGTTCGGCGGAAGGTGGGGTTTCTACCGACGGTATTGCGGTGCGTTCCGAGACAGGTTCGGTCAATGGAACATCTCAGGTCACAGCAATCTTGATGAACTAAACGAGAAGTTGAGAGGAAACTGCTACATTCGGCGCACGAAAGGTCAGGTCCTCTCCGAGTTGCCGCCAGTCCGGCACGCACCCGTGTACGTCACGGGGAGTCCCGCACAGATGTTGGAGTACAGGAAAGCGGAGCGGGACATCGTCGAGTATTTGGTGGAACGAGCGAAACAAATCGCCGAGGAACTCGGTTTGTCACCCAGGTCCGCAGCCGTTTTAGCCCGGATGAAGGCGGAAGCGAACGAACATTTGGTGAAATTGTCGGTTTTGCGCCGGCTGGCAGCCAAAGCGAAGATGGATTCGGTCGTTGAGTTCATTGAGTCTCATGCGGAAGCCGGTCTGAAAGTGGTTGTGGCTGCTCACCACAGGGACATTGTTGATGAAATCGCGAACCGGTTCGGCGGTCTGAAGATTCAGGGCGGTATGCCGGTGGAGGAGGTGGAGGCTCACAAGTCCCGTTTCCAAGACGGGTCGTGCGCCGACGCACCCGTGATTGTGTTGAGTATTCAGGCTGCCAAGACCGGGCACACGTTGACTGCGTCGCAAGATGTGTTGTTCGTGGAGTTGCCGTGGACACCCGCAGATGTAGACCAAACCTATGGTCGTTGCCACCGAATCGGGCAGAAGGGTTCGGTGACGGCTACCTATCTGCTATGCGAAGGCACGATTGATGAGGAGATTTACGACCTGATTGAGCGTAAGCGTGGCGTTGTTGATGTGGCTACCGAAGGCGGTACGGTGGCGCGCGATGTGTCTACGAGTGACCTTGTTGGGTTGTTCGCGTCTCGCGGGTTGGGCATAAACGGCTAAACCCCCGCCATACGCGCCAAGAGGCACGCAGACGGGGGTTTAGGGTCAGGCGGTCACCACATCAGGTTGATGGTGCCACGCTCGTTCCGCTCGATGCGCGCGATGGAGTTCATCGCGTCGTCGTGCGACCAGCCGTCGAGACGCACGCGACGGAAGTAGTACGCGCGAGCGTCATACCTCAGCGCATGGATTTCCGCCCATTGCTCGCGCGACAGGACGAGCCTGCCACGGTCTACGGTGCCGTTAGCCACGGTTTTTCTCCTTTCTCCCCGAAGGGGCTAGTAGGTACTACCCATACTACGCACGGTTGTAGTACGGTTGTCAAGCGCGGAAACCTGCCACCTAGACCCGCCCAAGACCTGCGGTTTATTTACGGGGGCATTATTTCGGGGGTTGCTATTTAGTGAGAACCGACTATTATGGGGTTATGGCACACAACATAGAAATCAGCAACGACGGAACCGCAAAGTTCGCTTTCGCAGGGGAAACCCCGTGGCACAAACTCGGCAAACGTATGACGGGACTCTCGACCATTGACGAGATGCTCGAAGCAGCCCAAGCCGACTATCAGGTCATTTTGACGAAAGTTATCGTCGCAGATGACGACGGCAACCCAATCCTCAACGCCGACGGCACACCCGTCATCGTGGACGATAGCCGAGCAACCGTACGAGTGAACGAAAACGGCACATTTGACGCACTCTCAACCGTCGGAACTCGTTACGATGTCCGACAAAACCGCGAAGTATTGGAACGCGCACTCGCGGTCGTCGGCGCGTCATCAGGCGACGCCATCATCGACACCTGCGGAGTTCTGAAAAGGGGCGCACGATTCTTCTCCACGATTGACCTCGGGACTCTCATCATCGACCCGACGGGCGTGAACGACAAGATTGCCCGCTACTTGGTCGTCTCCCACGGACACGACGGACTCTGGCCGATTCGGTACGCAAACACCGATGTTCGCGCGGTCTGCCAAAACACCGTGATGCTCGGACTCAAGCAAGCGGAACGAGTTTTCACCGCACGCCACACACGCAATGTGGACGAGTACCTGAAAACCGCACAAGAAGCACTCCACATCTCCACCGAATGGGCAACCCATTTCCGCAAAGAAGCAGAAACAATGCTCGGAATCGCAGTACCCCAATCGAGCAACAAGGTCGACAAAGTTATCGAGGCTGTGTTCACACCACCAAGCGTCGACGACGGCGACCGCGTTCGAAGGAATTGGGAAGAAATCAACGGGACTATCCGCGCTTTGTACGCAAACCAGCGCAACGCAGGAGGCTACGGGTTCAACGGTTGGTCTATCTACAACACGATTGTCGAATACCTCGACCATCATCGAAGCGCAACATCAACCGAACGAGCATTGGCATCCATCGACGAAAACTCGTGGGTGACCAAGCGAAAGATTACCGCTCAAAAGGCTGTCCTTTCGTTGGTGTAATCACCAAGTGGTACCATTTTCTTGTGGAAAACGGTGAAGAACAAGATTTCGGGTTGGACGAAGAAGAACCAATCGTCGTACCTCTCCCCGAGTTGGAAGTGCCACGCAACATCATCGAAGAACTCTCGAAGTTCATCGCACAACACATAGAGAAAGAAGACGACATGAACCGCAGAGTGCGGGACTATTTGGATGAACTGTACGAGCAGTTCGACGACGACGAAGAAGTCAGCGATTTCATCATGAACTATGTACAGCGACGCCACGGATGGGATTTGGAAATCGTTCTCTCCGAGTCGGATGTGGAAGAAATGTTCTTCAAGGTCTTTGACGGCTACGACCCCGAAATGTGGGGGAAGGTCAGGAACACCGACGCAGTACGGGAACTCCACTACGAGGTGTACAAACTCTCACAGTTCTACGCCAAGAAAGCCGTGAACGAAGTGCTACAAGACAAGCACCCAACCCGCAAGAAGCGACGCAAGTTTTGGTGAAACTCAACCGAGTTCGCTGAGTTCTTCCTCGCTAATCGGGTCGCCATCCTCATAGGACAGCGAGGCAACCAAGTTCGTAGTCCCGTTGTCATCTACCTCGACCGAAGTGACCGAGAAGTTCAGCGAGTCGAGAACAAGCGAAGCGATGTTTCCCATTTCTTCCTCGAACACCGCAACCTCTTCGTCTGTGGTTTCGTCATCAACCGCCAAGGTGACCAAGATTTCGGTGATTATTTCGTGGATTTCCAAGCGAGTTTCTTCGTTCGTCTTTGCCATGTGCGCCATCCTAGTTGCGTGTGTGCTGGTTCCCTGCTAGTGTTGCCTCGTTAGTTCCGATAGGCGGGACTACATCACACTAGGAGGAACCGAAGTGTCAGCATCACCCGTAACCCTCGTCGGCAATCTCACCGCCGACCCAAAGTTGGAATACCTTTCCAGCGGAGCAGCGAAACTCAGTTTCAGCATCGCCTGTAACCATTATTGGACAGACCAAGCAGGTGAGAAGCAGGAGAAGACTTCGTTCTTCAACATTGTTGCGTGGCGCACTCTCGCCGAAGACGGCGGGAATGTCCTCTCGAAGGGAAGCAAAGTCGTCATCACGGGTCGTTTGGAACAGCGTTCATGGGAAGACAAGGAAGGCAACAAGCGTTCGACCGTCGAGGTTCTCGCCGACAACATCGGTCTTTCCGTGTACGGAGTCGATTCGTACAACAAGAAAGAGAAGTCGGCTAACGGTTCAGTCCCGCCTGCTCGTACGGCGACGCGTTCATCTGCGCCTGCGAAGAAGGCTCAGCCTGCTCTCGTTGAGGAGACCGAAGAACCTTTCTGATTAGAGGGTTCTGATTTCGAACGGTTGCTTCGCGATTTTGTCGCGGAGGTCGGAAAGGTTTATCCGTAGGGGGAGATTTCCGTTCATTTCGCGTGCTTGTTCCGCGAAATCTTCCGTGAAGAAACTGTCTGGTGGTGCGGTGTCGTAGCCTTCTTCGTCGTTGGATACGATGACCGCATCACCACACAGGATGATGCCGAAGAGCATTGAGACGATTGCGTTTGGTTCTAGTTTGTCGATGATGCCCGTGTCGTTTACATACGCACGGAGGTTGTACCCGTTGCTTTCGCGTGCGACATCAAACCACCCGCCGACCTCGCGACGGATTGCTTCGCTGTCGTTGAGCGGAATGAAGTTGATGCTTCCGTCGGTTCGTACTACTACTGCTTGATTGTTCATTATTTTCCTCCGTATCGTTTGCTTTGTTTTGGGTCGTAGAAATCGTTGTATGTGCGGTTCACCGATGGGTCTTCCAACGGTACGAACTCCACCCGTACGCGAGACGCGACTTGTCGCATCCAACGCATCGCTTCTTTGCCGTCTGCGAATGGTCCGTAGATTGCGAACCCTCCGTGGTTTGGTGCGTATCTGACGATGCCGACTAGTGGTGTGTTTGCGTACGATGCTTCGATTTGTTCGCTGAACTCGTCAAACGATTGTACGAAGTCGCGTTCGTCAATGAAGTCGTCGTGGATGATGTCAGACATCTAGCACCAAGACGCTTTCTTTGCCCATTCCGTCGCGACCCAAGACATCTACGGTTGTGATGCCGTTTTCGTCTTTCCAAGTTTCGCGCGTGTGGTGGTGACCGCAGATGACTCGCTTCGGTGAGAACCGTTGTACGAGTTCTGATACAAGCGCGCGTTGCGCGACGCTTACGGGGATGTCATCTTTGTAGGAGATTGCCTGACCGAACGGTGCTTCGTGCGTGATGAGGATGTCCACTTTGCCGTCGGGGAGTTGGTCGATGTGGTACGGGTTGATGAGTTCGCCTCTCCACCATGAAACGCCTTCCACGCGGTGTAGCCAATCGACGCTGTACGCGCCTCCGTAGCCCATGAACTCGGTGTCTCCGATGACGAAACGACATCCGCGAGGTATCCATTGACACCATTCGTTTGGTGTGTCAATCGGTTCTGAGTCTCCGTAGATGTCTACGAGGTCGTTGAGCAGGTCGTGGTTTTCGTGGTTGCCGTCTACCCACAGGAACTTGATTTGGTTTTTTTCTGCGAGTTCAGCAACTTGATTTACGAACTTTTCGCCTTTGGGCATGTGTACCCAATAGCCGAAGTCGCCACATGCGATGATGTGGGTAGCGTTCTGACGCTTTGCTTCCGCGAACACGAACTTTGCGTGTCCGATTTCGCCGTGTATGTCGCCTGCGAATAGCACGCGCTGTGTATCGGTTTTCGTGTTATCTAGGTTTGGTATGTAGGTTAGTGTGTTCATCTAACTACCATCATAATAGGTGACAAGGGGTTTGTCAAGGGGACAAAAGTCACCATGTAAGGCTCACCTAACACAACCTGTCGCATCGCGATAGCAAACTCTCAACTAATCTAGTCTCGTGAAAATCACCGCACAAATAGTCGCCAACCAACTCCCCCAAGAAATCAGGGAATTGGTGATAGCCACCACAAGCGACGCAACACTCGACTTCGAAGACCCCGAACTCAAAGACTTCCTGCCACCCGACAACATCATCCAATCCATCCTCGCATCGGCGGGACTAGACGACTCCCCAACAGAAGCAGAACTAGACCAAGCAAACGCGTGGGTCAAAGAACAGCAAGAATGGATTACTCGCGCCATCCAAGCAAGCGAAGAACTCAACAAACGCGACCCACTCTCATCGGACCTGGCTGCCGCAGGGAAGTTCCCGCAATGGTTCCACACCCCGTGGGCAAGCAAACTCAACCATCAATGGTCGGAAAACCTGAAAGATTCAGTCCAAAAAGCAGAAGAGTATTTGGCGAAAGGCGACAAACAATGAATGACGAGAACAAAGAACCAAGCAACCTCGAACAAGCGATGAGCAAAGTCGCCGAAACGCTCACCCCGTCTCGCAAGAAAGTCCCGCGAACACAAGAAGGCGAACCCGCGCAAAGCCAAATCTTGATTCGAGCAAGCAAAGAAGACCACGAACTCATCAAGAAGGCTGCCGAACACGAAGGGAAATCGATGTCGGAGTTCGTTCGTGAAGTCGCAGTCGGGAAAGCAAACGAGTTGGTGAACTGCCAACATCCGCTCTCCCACAGGAAATCGTACCCGTGGTCAGAGTTTTGTCTGAAATGCGGGCAAAGGCTCAGAGGGTGAAACGCGGGAAACCGCTCAAACGCACCCCGCTCAACAAACGGTCAAAGAAACGGCAGAAGGTGTATGACGAAGAAAGGAAACCGCTCGTCGCCCGCCTCCTCAAAGAACGCCCGTGGTGCGAAGCGTGCCAAATCTTCGCGGGCTACGACGGGAAAGCAGTCTTCGTCAAACGACCTTCGCGGGACATCCACGAGTTGGTACGACGCTCACAAGGCGGAAGCATCACAGATGAGACGAATTGTATTGCGGTCTGTCGCCCGTGCCATCGGCGAATCGGGGAAAACCCGCAGTTAGCGTTCGAGTTGGGTCTCGCAAAAAGAAGTTGGGAACGCTGATTGTGGTATTCTGTTAGGTAACATAAACCATTAGTTCGTGCGCTGAGGCGTGCGGGGGAGAAAAGCAATGAGCACATGGAGAAACGGAAAGCAGTTGGCGGGAATCGTCACACTGTCAAGCGAAGAAGTCCTGTCCACAGGCACAGGTAAGGCGCGGGTTCGCATGCCCGTCGCAGGTCACATCGTCGGTGTAACCGTGTCGGTGCTCAGCGCACCCGCAGGGTCGTCAGCGATTTTCGATGTCAACAAGAACGGGACTACCATTTTCACAACGCAGGCGAACCGCCCCACCGTTGCCGCGGCTGCTGTCTCGGCAACCGCCGGCGCAGCGGCAGTCAAGTCGTTCGCTGCTGGTGATGTCATCACCGTTGACGTAGACCAGGTTGGCTCAGGCACGGCAGGCACGGGTTTCACTGTCGCCATTGCTTACAGAGGCAAGAACCTCTAAATCTGCTGTCACGCACAATAAGGCGCGTGTCCACTCGGTTTCGGGTGGCACGCGCTTTTTTGTTGTATTGTTTGCCTCGTGAACACGCTCGGACTCGACTTGTCGCTCACTTCGACGGGCGTTTCCTACAACGGGAACACGGAAAGTATCCGCCCAACCACCCGTGGTGCTGAGCGTCTCGTCGAAATCAGAGACAGGGTGATGAACATCTGTGAAGGGCAACGCATACAGGTCGTCGGAGTGGAGGGCTACTCTTACATGTCCCGCAACTCTCAGGCGCACTCGATTGGCGAACTCGGCGGAGTTGTCAGGGTCGCCTTGTTCGAGAGGGGAATCCCGTACATCGAAATCCCCCCGACTTGCCGTGCGAAGTTCGCAACAGGGAAAGGAAATGCGGGAAAGTCCGAAGTTGTGTCGGCTATCTCGGCGATGACGGGCATTGTGTGGGGTGGCGGAGATGGCGATGACCGTTGTGACGCTTGGATTCTCGAACAGATGCTTATTGCGAAACTCGGTTCGAGTGAATACGCTTGGTCTGCCCAACAGTTATCGGCGTTGGAGAAAGTTGATTGGACGGGACTGTCGTGACGAGAACACAACCGATTTCACAGGTGGACATCGAGCGTGAAATGATGCGTTTGATGGCGCAAATGGAGGAGGAAACCGAAGCGTTCGAAACGCTGAGTGTGGACTGCGCCAAGAAAGAAGCGTTGATGAAAGCAAATTGGGCGAAAGAGTATCTGTCTGCGAAGGGGTCTATAAAAGAGCGGGAAGCGTGGGCTGACTACAAACTGTCCGACGAGGTGTACGGATACAAGATTGCTGAGGCGTTGGTGAAAGCGAAACGGGAGAAGTTGCTGTCCGTGAGGTCGGCGTTGGATTCGTTGCGAACACTAAACGCAAATGTGAGAGTTCAGGTGAACCAATGAGCAACATCCACGAGTCGATAAAGAACTTGGCGATGCCGATTGAGAAGTTGATTCCTCTCGACGGCAACCCCCGTAAAGGAAATGTCGATGCGATTATGGCGTCGTACAAGGAGTTCGGTCAAGTGAAACCCGTCGTGGTGCGTGGCAACGGTGACGGGACTTACACGGTGCTTGCGGGTAATCATCAGGTCGAGGCGTGCCGTCGGCTTGGTTGGTCGGAAGTTGCGTGCGTCGAGTTCGATGGCGACGATTCCCGTGCTGTCGCTTTCGCTCTTGCTGATAACCGTACTACTGAACTTGGCACGGTGGATAGCAACCTTCTGTTCGAGATGATTACGACTGCTGATGATTATGCGGATTTGTTCGAGTCGCTCGGATGGGATGAGTTCGAGTTCGCTTCGATGGAAGATGATTATGTGTCGGATGATGACACGACCTACACTCCGCCCGTGATTGTGAATCCGAATCCCGTTGTCGAGTCCGCTAGTCCCGTTGCGCCTCTGACTGTGGTTGAGACTGCTGAGGGGTCGGGGGTGGTTGCGCCTGCTTCGACTGATACTGCGAGGGCGGTGGTTCAGGGGAGTGGCACGGTGGTTGGTGGTGCGAACTCCAAGGCGGTGGTTCAGTACACGCTTGTCTTTGAGTCTGCTGAGCAACAACGCAAGTGGTACGACTTCATCAGGTGGTTGCGTTCTGCGCCTGCGTATGACGGTGACACGACGGCTGAGCGGTTGCTTTCGTTCTTGGATTCTCACGCTGACTACGAGTAACCCCGTAACACCCTTTCCCTAAGGTAGTCGGCAACTACTAGACACCCGTAACGGGTGGGAGAGGTGATACGAAATGCTTACTTGTAACTCTTGCGGGCGTGAGGTTTCTCACGACGACTGCGAAATCTTCTGCGACATCGCCGAATCTTGGTTGGGGGTGAACTTCGACCCCAACACGATTCCTGAGGGTGCGTCGGTTGAGTGCCACGAGTGCTGTCCGCCTGACGGCGACTACTGCTGAGCGTCACACTTCATGACTTCGGTGCGTAATACTGATACACAACTACTAGCCACCCGTGAGGGTGAGAGAGGAAATACGAAATGACGATTCTCTACGAGTGCTATGTCACCTTCCTAGTCGAGGTTGAGGATACGACTGAGACCATGACTGAAGCAGACATCATCAACACGGCGAGACAGAAAGCCGTTGAGGTAGTCAAGTATCTCCACGACGACCAACTCCACATCGAGTATGAGGCGTATGTCTGATTAGAGGTGAGTCTCACGGGTAGTAGGGGTGCTACCCGTGAGCAACCCGTCGCTAGTTCTTCCCTGTGTCTAGGTTCGCTATGTATGCGACAGCCTTCGCTAACGACCCTTGCTCTGTGACGAGTTCATCAAACGCTTCGAGATACTCTTTGCCTTCATCGGTTGAGAGTTCCCTACGACAGTAGTCACGATAGTCGTTCAGTATGCGAGTCACGAACCCTGACATGTTTCGTTGAGGGGTAGCAACTTCACTACCCGTATCCCCGTACACGGGTTGCCCCCTGTCGTCGTAGTTCACTTTCACGAAACGGTATGCGGTATCACCTTCCCAAGTAGTGACGACAGTAAACAAACCTTCCATCACATCGGTTAGCGGATTCGTTTGGTATTCCTTCTCAAGGTCGCCACGCTTGTATCGTTTCGCTTCCTCTTCTGTCATACCTTCTGCGGGTTTCATGAACACTTCTGCGGTGAACGCAAGCACATCAAACTTCATGAGACCTGTCTTTATGACAGCATCCAATGTTCGAGGTAGCGTCTCAACAAGTGTTTCACCACCCGTAGCGTCAATGGTCATCATCTCATCTCTGTACGAAACAGACACGAACGAACTTGTATCTGTCACACCACGATTCATAAGACATGCTTCACTCTTCCTATGTTGAGCAAGTTCAGTGATGAAATCACAATACTTAGTCGCTAACGAACTCATACACTCACACATCCTTTCATGTGTCTCTCACCTAGTTTCATCATACGAATACACATCACAAATCACCCGTAAATCACCCGTGAGCCTTGCGAAACTTCACGCCAACACACGGTCAAGACGATACGACTCACGCAACGCCTCAGCACGAGACCCACACAACTTCACCTTCGCATAACGACTCTCAGTATCAACAACCCACCACTTACCACGCTCTTCATAACACGGTGCGATGTCATAACGATTCCGATACCTGTACTTAGCCACACTCACACTCTCACTTTCATCAAAATAAACAAAACGGATAATCGCACAACACTTTACAACACGACGAAACGAAAGTCAAACCACAAACCACAAACAAACACATGTTCGCAAACACGAACACATGTTCACACACAAAAACACATGTTCGCCCCCACAAACACATGTTCGCCCCCAATCACACACAACAAACACACACGAACACATGTTCACACACAAAAAAGCCAAATAAGCGGGACTACAACCTAGGGGCGCCTCGACAGCACCGGGGGCGGGTGTGCGCCAATTTTTTGGTCGGGTGTGTTCTGTTTATTTTGTGAGAGCGGGGACTGTGATGGCTTGTTGTGCGATTTGTGTGTAGTGGGGGTCTATGTCGTAGCCGATGTATTGGCGTTGGAGTTTGTGTGCGGTGGTGGTGGTTGTTCCGATTCCGTTGAATGGGTCGAGGATGATGTCTCCGGGTTGTGTGGTGAGGAGGATGCAGTTTTCGACGAGTTGTGGTGGGAATGGTGCGGGGTGTTGGTTTTGTTTTTGTGGGGGGATGTCCCAGATTTCGGTGATGTATTTGGGGTGTAGTTGGTTGCGGTATGTGCGTGGTTTGTTTTTGGTGAGCCAGTAGATGTGTTCGGTGTTGGGGAGGAGGTGGTCGTTTCGGATGTTGGGGGAGTTGTGGCGGTTCCAGATGATGAGTTGGTAGATGTTGGCGTTGGTTTTGTGGATTATTTCGGTTGGGAGGTGGGCTTGGTTGTTGTGGCGTCGGGGTTTGTGGTTGAGGAAGATTGAGCCGTCTGGTGTGATGATGCGGTGGAGTTGGTTGATTATTTCTATTAGCCATTGTTGGTATTGGTGTTCTGGCATGTTGTCGTGGTATTGGTTGTAGTTGATGTTGTGTTTTTGCCAGATTTGGTTGCTGTTTTGTGTTTTGCCGCCGTTTATGCCTTTTTTGTTGTAGGGGGGTGAGGTGATGACGGTGTGGATGCTGTTGTCGGGGAGTTGTTGGAGTGTTTGGGTGGCGTCGTTGACCGTGATTGTGTTGGTTTGCACGGTTTGATGTTAGTTGTTTTGGGTTATTTGATTTGGAAGATTTCGTTGCCGTGGAGTTGTTGTTCTGTGGCTACTAGGCGGGGTCCGTAGCCGTAGTTGCGTTTTTGGGCGATTTGGAAGAATTCGTGGCGGTTGATTGCGCCGATTATTTGGAATTGTGTGGTGGTGCTGATGGTTATGGCGGTTTTGGGGGGTCGGTTGCAGTGGACGAGGATGCAGATTTCGGTGTCGGGTTTCCAGATGCCGTATTTGTTGTGGGCGGGGTCGTTGATGATGAGGTTGCGTTGGGTTGAGGTTTTGATTTCGGTTTTTTTGTTGTGGATGTGGAGGTCGTTGCCGTTGTCTGCGCCGATGTAGATGTTCCAGTCGGGTTGGACGCCGTAGTAGCGGGCGGCGATGACTTCTCCGCATTTGCCCATGAGTGCGATGCCTTCTGAGCCGAGGGTTTTTGCGTAGATTTGGTCGTTTACTTTGTGGTTGCGTTTGTTGGCTTGTGCTTGTTTGACCCAGGTGACGACGTGGATGAGTTCTTTGGCGGTGAGTGTCATTATTTCTGAGATGGGCATGTTTGTTTTATTTAATGACGGCTGGGGCTTTGGGTTTTTGTTGTTTGGGGACGGGTCGGTAGATGTCTTTGTTGATTTCTTGTGATGGGTATCTGCGTTCTACGTCGTAGATTGCGCCGATTCCTTTTTCGGTTATGTGGTAGCGGGGTGTTTTGGGGTTGGTGTTGTCTTTGGTGAGGAAGTTTTGTTGGACGAGCCGTTTGAGGGTTTCTCGGATTCGTTTGGTTTGTATGCGTCCTGCTTGGAAGGTGTGATAGTCCTTGTCTGTAAACCATTCCCGCCCTTTCCAGTGTGCCATCATGCGGGCGTAGCAGAGGATGACGTAGGCGTTGCTTCGGCGGGTGTATTGGGTGCGTATGTTGTTCACTGTTTTGAGTCTATTGTGTGGGTATGGAAAATCACATTTTTTGGGGTTCTGGTCGGGTTGGGGTTTCGTGGAATGATGCGGCTGTGGTTGCGGTTGACCGTATTTTTGGTGGTTTGAGCAGTGACAAATTGATGGTGCGGTCGGTTGGGGATTTGCGCGCGTTTTTGGATGCTGCTATCGGTCTCGATTTTGAGGAGCAGTCGCGTAGCGGGGAGGCTCGGTTGGCTTCGTGGCGTGATATCGGTCGTGCTGGTGTGATGTTGGCGTCGGTTCTTGGGTATGAGTTGGATGCTGATGTGGTGACGAAGACGCTGGTTCGTAAGCAGACGGATTACGGGCATGAGAATATTCGTAGGTTTGGTGAGCGCGGGTTGTTTGTTCGTTTGCATGACAAGGTGGCGCGTTTGGAGAATTTGTTGGCGCGGGATGCGTCTCCGCAGAATGAGTCGTTGGCTGACAATCTTTTGGATGTGGTTGGTTATTGTGCTATCGGCTGTATGTGGGTTGGTGGAGTGTTTTTGCTACCTTTGGCGTATGCCGAAGCATCATAAGCGTCGTTCTGTGCAACGCGGGTCTCGCGATGTCGCGTCTAGGGAAATCAGGTTGTCTGGTTCGGGGTTGGTGCCGAAGGGTTTTACGCCGTGGGTGGTGAGGGATGCTCGGACGGAGCAGGATGTGTTGGATTTTTTGGGGGAGGCTGCTGAGGCTGGTGACCCTGATGCCGAGTTTTTGTTGGGGTTGTTGGAGAGGGTTTCGGTGAATGATTTAATTGTGGAGGGTGCTATTCGTTTAGAGCGTGGTTGATGGTTCGTAGTAAAATATGGGGGTGTCTGGTCTTTATGTAAAAGTTCTTGGAACCCCTATTGGTGGGATGTCCGAGGTCGATGGTGATGGGGACGGGTTTGTTAGCGGTCCGGGCGGTGACAAGTACCCCGCGCCGATAAAAAAGGCTGTTGATGGGCTTAACGAAATCCTTGTTCCTGCCAGCAATTTTGCTGAAGCAAACAAAAAGAACCGACCTTGGGCGCCTTTACTGAGGGACGGGTGGACTCCCGAATTGCGCAAACAAATGGACGATGCGATTGATTTTGAGAAACGGTTAGCACCGATAGCCGTCGCGTGGCTGAATAAATACGGAGACAATCCCAACGCACACAGTGTCATTGTGGCACTGTTCGACGGTGCACACAGCGTAATTGGGAACAGAGACGACCCGGATGGCAAAAAGTATTTTGAAGAATTACTGAAAAACCTTGGTGACGATGCAAACTCTAAAGAATCTCAAGATTTGTTGAAGTTCGTCAGGGATAACGGCGTTCCGGTAATGGCGCGCCACGCGAAAGTGAAAAAATGGAGCGATGATTACGTTAATCATGTAATTGAAGCGCTTAAACAAAACGGCGTGAAAGAAACACATCCGTTTTACAAAACGATGTTGGAGTACAAAAAATACGAAAATTCTCCCGCGCATTATCCAAACCCGATTGGCAGATGGTTGGGTCACAGCCTTATGGGGCTGGAGAAGAGCGGGAAAATTATTCAGTTCATGGCTGATGTGAAACGCGATGGCGCAGTCCCCGACGCAGATGAAGTTGCCAAAAAACTTGTAGAGAACAAAAATCGCCGAATTGGTATTGCCATATCTGAGGGTGGTCTGGAAAAGGTTTTGTCTGATGGGAAATACAAAAATTTGTTTGAAAATAATGGGCGGAATGCGTTCATTGATGCGTGGAAACTAGAGCGTAGGGATTCGCAAGAACGAAACAAATTAAGGAAGCAGATGGAGTTTCGTGCAGTTGCCGAACAGATGCTTTTTGGAATCCCTGTTGCTGGAAGCAAAAAATCTGCTCGTCCGGTGTACGGATTTTTTTTCGAGGATGGTGTTGAACAGATTGGCGTTAATGGTGGAACATATGGTCGTTTGACAATGGTTATGAAACGCGGTGTGGAAGAGCGTTCAACGATGACTGCCGGTGATTCGATTGCAGGACAATTTATGGGTGTTTCGCCACTAAATGACCCCAAGGGGATAGGTGTGCAGGGTGGCTGGGCGGGGACAGTGAATGACCAAAAGCCAGACTATTCGTCTTACAATAATCGATACTTCGAGGCTCAGATATTTGGCGGTGTAAAGATTGAAGATATCGCCTATATCGCTGTTCCTTTTAATTATAAGTTCGCGAATAAAGATGTTCAGAAACGGTTGGCTGAGTTGGGTGTTCCTATTCAGATTTTGCCAAGAGAAGGTAAATTTGTTGAACCGGGCGACCTTCAAGGCAAATCCGATAAGCGAGAGTCTGGTGTACTGATTGCCGTTTCTGGTGAAGCAAGATTGTTTGAGGTTGACAAAGATGTCGGCTATCTGCTCGTGAATGGAGAAAGAATAGATGTTCCGAGTGTTTCAGCCGTGTTGAAATTCGGGTACTGGGATTTGGTTGATTCGGGAGAAAATGATAAAAAGAATTTGGCGGTGAAGGTTCTCGGTACGCCTATTGGCGGTATGTCTGAGATTGACGGCGACGGGGACGGGTTTGTTAGCGGTCCTGGTGGCGACAAATATCCTGCGCCACTAAAGCGGCAAATACGAGACTTAACTAAAGATTTGGCATCGCTATTTGGTAAAAGCAAAGATGAATTCGAAAAGTCTGAAGCAGGCAGAGAGTACAAACAAAGGCTCGAGAAAGTGCCAAAAGGTGTTGGTCGGGATGTTCAGTTGGAAATGATTGCCGAAAAACAGGGATTCGATAAACCACCAAAGGTTGTCTCTGCGGATGAGATAGAGCGTCTCCGTAAAGAAGGTTGGATTATTGCATATAGAGGATTAAGTACAGCCATGGTTGAGGGTGAAGATGGGAAAGGAACTGTCATAAAAGCGAAACAAATGGCTGACGATTTCAGAAGCGGTCAATATTTTGCGGGCATGGGGGTGCACGGCAACGGCATTAACTTTGCGCTAGATAGAGAAACTGCCGATATTTATGCTCAAGGGTTTTACGAAGACGGTGGCGAAGTGCTCGTTGTGGCAATTCCGCCAGACGCATTGATGTCTATCGAGGAAATGAAAAAAACAGTCGCCGAACATCGCGCGCGTATAGGGCGTGGGGAAACAAATTTTTATGGTGATGACGATATAAGCCGTTCTTTGGCGGCGAGAGGTGTCAAGGGCACTAGGTTGAATGTTCTTGTTTCCAATGGTTGGGTCAGTGAAGTTGCTGAAGATAGTGATGCCGAACCAAATGTGGTTGTTGTTTACGATAGGTCAATGCTGGCAGTGCAGGAGAGGTCCAAATGATTTCAGTTATGTCAATACAGGAATCTAGGGACTTGGCTAAAGCCGTACAGGTTTTGACTCCGAAACAGAAGGCTGATTTTTACTACTACACATTGGTGGAAAACGAAGAACCGAAAAAAGTAATGAAAAGAATCAAAAATGGTGCTGAACAATCAACAGAAGTCAAACATCACGGAGAGTTTATTGTAAAAGTTCTCGGTACCCCTATCGGTGGTGTCGCAGATTTCGATGGTGACGGCGACGGGTTCAGGACTGGTCCCGGCGGAGAGGACAATATCCCCTACACGCCACCTGTTGACGAATTGGTTTCCTTGTTTAAAAAAGTTTTCAACAAGGTCAGAAACCTCCGCTCTGACGAATCGGCAACAGTGAATAAACTCGAATCCCGCACACCAAGCAATGAGCAACAGCGTTCGCTAAAAGCAGCACAGAACATACTCAAGGCACACGCCGAAATCTATGAGCGGTACACCAACAAGTTTGGCGATTTGACCAAAAACGAGAACGCCGTAAAAGCACTCAAATCTGTTTATCCAAATTTGGGTGATTCTGAACGCGCATTGGAAGATGGGGAAATCGCGAGAGCATTCGATAATGAGCCTCCCACACCAGCGGATATGGGCTTATTTTTGACCCTGCTCCGAAGGGGCGAGGAGCGCCCAGATGTTGCCTCGTTGCTTCGCGGTATCTCTCGCCGAGGAGACAGAAATGCGGCGGTCAAATACGACGGTGTGGCGGGAATAATTTCCGACGGCATAAAAAGCATCAAGGATGACCAACAGCGCCCAATGATGTATTCGTATTTGGATTTCCCGCCAGACCTTTCAGTTGACGGAGCGGACATTTCCAACATGAATAAACGGTTGTGGGGAATTGAAAGGGAATTCCTGCTTCCATTGGAGCAGTTAGGGATGTCGGACGACCAACTTGACTATCTCTATGGTGCGTATGTTGCCGACCACGAGTTTGTGCACGCAGAACATTACTACACTTGGCTCACATCCCAAAAATTTGTTATCGAACCCAAAACCAAGTCCGATGTCGCACGAAATCTTTTGATTTTGCAGAATCTGCAAAAGGAAGCAACCGTTGGTGCAAAAAATCCTAATTTCAACATAACCGACGCGGACATCAAAGAGATGGAGGAATTCATTGCTCAGGGCATAGGTGTCGTCAAGGAAGCCATGAAAAAATTGCCCGATGAGGCGATGCCGGCATTTAATGTTCCGAGCATCAGGGATGTTTTGAACGGCGATTTGCTTGACAAATATGGACGCGAAAATATACCTGATGACATTTTGTGGATTATGGCGGCGAACAGGTTGGTTACACACTTTATTTCCAACGATGCTTATGGAAATGCTTTTGTTAACAAAAACGGTGACCGCGACAGTATCTTGGGGGTTATTAGAGACCCGAATAGTTATCAGTGGTCGTTGTGGTTTGACAATATTAATAGAAATATGATGTCTTTGATTTTTGGTGACAGAGGTAGGCGCATGGTGCGCACGTCCCCGTATGCCGGAGTCAATTTTTCTGAATGGGTTGCCGAACAGCGAGCGGCAGATAAAATCGGTTTGACGCCACCTCATGAAGAACTTGTTGATGCTTGGAGAAAAATGTCGTCGTGGATTGAAAAGAAGGAAGCCAAACGAGACAATGTTCATGAGCACTCTGGTTTGTCTTTCAGTAAAACTGGTGCAATTGAAATTTCGTTGTGTTCTGGTTTGGCTAGTGCGACACCGAGGAAAGAAAACAAAAATCAGCAATATTCTGTGGATGAAACCAAAGAATCGAAAGTTTTGCTTGACGCGATAGCAAGTTTGGTTAGGCGTGTCTATAGAAGAGGAAAGAGAATCGCAAAGAAATTGAAGCGAAAGACGGGAGATGATATGTCTGTTTACAACCAAAGGGTTGCCGAGTTCTATCTTGTCCAATCGAATGCTGTCGATATTAAGGGTGAGTCCCCTTACACGAACAATGCTTTGCGTGAAAGAATCAAGGCACGGGTGATGGCTGGAAGCGAAGGTGGCAGACCTGGGCAGTGGTCTGCTCGTAAAGCACAGTTGGTAGCCGTCAGATACCGTAAGGCTGGCGGTGGGTACAAGAAGGGTAAGTCGCCGAACAAGAAGCAACGCTCGTTGAAGAAGTGGACGCGTGAGAAGTGGCGTACTTCTGACGGCAAACCAGCGTTGCGTGGAGGCAAAATGCGCAGGTATCTGCCCGATAAGGTGTGGGGTCGTTTGACGCCTGCGCAGAGAGCGGCGACTAACCGCAAAAAGATTGAGGGCGACAAGAGGGGGCGACAGTTTGTGGCGAACACTACGATTGCTGAGCGGAGGGCTGCGAGTTACCGCAACAGGAAAAAGTGATTAATAAAAAATCCGCTCCACAAAAAACAGTTAAAAATATTGAGCGTGTCGGAAGTTGGGGTGGGGTGGAGTATCACCATACACTCGAATGTGGACATGTGGAGATACGAAAACGCCCTGCGAGAACGGAGCAGATTGCGTGCACTTGGTGTGTCGTCGCTTCCGAAACGGGGAGGCAGTTGCGGACGCTAACCGTTGTTCCGCCCCCTGTCACTGAAGAATTATGGGATTTCTATGACCAAGATATTGTTGATGAGGTCGGTATCGCCCGTATGCAGTCGGCGCTTGCCAGTGCTTTCGGATGCCCTAATGAAAGCGTTGAAATTGTGTCATCTGTTGACGACGATGGTCGGTTGGTTGTCAACTATGCGACGGTGTTGCTGGGTTACGACCAAATAAAACAAATTGTGGCTGGTCGTCAGAATACTGTTGACATTTGAGCGCTGTAGGCAATACGATATTGCCCCATGACGACAGAACTCACCAACAGTTACTATTTGCCGTTCGACACCTCACTCGCTGCCTGTCGAGGTAGTGCGGAAATCAGTCTGTTCTATCCAAAAGGTGAGTCATCTGCTCATGTCCGTTCAAGGGAACAGAAGAAAGCGATTTCTATTTGCATGGGTTGTGAAGTTCGTGAACCTTGTGCGGAGTATGCAATCAAAAACGAGTCATTCGGCATTTGGGGTGGCATGACGGAATCGGAACGCGAGTATCACCGCATCGAGCGAAACATCGCGCTGCCTCAGGGAACCGTTTCGGATGTTGCGAAACGAACACGGAGACTTTACAACGACAAGGAGAGCAAACGACGCAAACGGCAGGCGCTCGCTCTTCAGAACAAAGAGGAAACCAAGTAGCCGATGCCAAATGTTTCATCTCCAACAGTTCAGTCATTTTTGGACAAACTCAATGGTGTCCGAGCGACTGGTTCTGGTTGGCAGGCTCGATGCCCATGCAGGAACGACGATGACAATCCATCTCTTTCCATTGGGCAAGGCAATGACGGGCGCGTATTAGTCACCTGCCATCGCGGTGGCGGGTGCGATGTGGTGGATATTTGCAAATCGCTGAACATGAAAGTGACTGAGTTGTATCCGCCACGACAGGAAGAGCGGAAACTTTCCCTTATCGCGACATACGATTACAGGAACGAAAAGGGTGAGTTGCTTTATCAAAAACAGCGGTTCGTTGACCAATGGAACAAGAAGACATTCATGCAACGGCGCCCCGACCCAGACAATCCCAAAAAATGGGTGTACTCACTTAACGGTGTCACGAAAGTTTTATATCGACTGCCACAGGTTTTGAAAGCAAAATCAGACGGCGAGACCATATGGTTGGTCGAAGGAGAGAAAGACGCAGACAATCTCGTAAAACTTGGTTGGTGTGCGACGACACCACCGAATGGTGCAGGGAAGTGGCAGGACAATTTCACTGAGACTTTGGCTAACGCAAATGTCTACATCGTTGCTGACAACGATGCCCCCGGACGCGAGCATTCCGACCATGTGGCGAGCGTATTGCGTGATGCGGGGTGCTCCGTTATTCAGTGGGTTCCGCCAGCGAAATACAAAGATGTTTCCGACTTGCTAGCCGATGGTGGCTCACTTAATGACCTCTTGGAGTCAAAAGATGCAGAGCCTCTAACTGAGTCTGAGGCAAAAGAAGAAGAATCCGAGGAGCAAGACGAAATAGCGGTGGAAGAAGCGACCAGTTCGCTTGCGTCTGTCGCTCAGCAGGTGACAAAAGTTCTTTTGCGTGATGACCTATCTGAGGATACCCGTATCGCGCGGGCGTCAATGCTTCTTAATCAAATAAACACCGAAAACGATTACGACAAGGGTCGTTTGGTCAATTGGCAAGAATTTTTGGGTGAGTCTGCTGATGAAAGTTATGATTGGGTAATTCCGCAACTTGTTGAGCGAGGCGAACGAATAATGGTCGTCGCAGCCGAAGGTGTCGGAAAAACGATGCTCGCCAGACAGGTCGCCATTTGTGCTTCCGCTGGTTTGCATCCCTTCAATTTTTCTCGAATCAAACCAATCAGGACTTTGACGATAGACCTAGAAAACCCTGAGAGAATCATCCGTAGAACATCGGCGAATATTATGGGTGCGGCTGTCAGGTTCGGTCATGTCAAATCAGTCGACGCTCATATTCTCATCAAGCCTGCTGGACTGAATCTATTGACGGCGAAAGACCGTCTTGTCGTTGAAGAAGCGGTTGAGACCATTAAGCCCGACATGCTGTTCATCGGACCTATCTACAAGTCGTTCATCGACCCAGGTGGACGAACATCTGAGGCTGTTGCGGTTGAGGTCGCTCGGTATTTTGACATGATTCGCGACTACTACAACTGCACGCTTTGGCTTGAGCACCACGCCCCCCTCGGTACTTCTATGAGTACAAGGGATTTGCGTCCGTTTGGGTCTGCGGTTTGGTCGCGGTGGCCAGAGTTCGGTTTGGCTTTACACCCTGATGCGACTGCTGTTGGTGAATATGTTTACGATGTCCGCCATTTCCGTGGTGCCCGTGATGAGCGACCATTCCCGACTAAACTTAAGAGAGGGAAAGTTTTCCCGTTTGAACTGCTTGATTTGAGAGAACCAATATGACAGAAAAAGGTTTGACTCGGGAGTTTCTCGCCGAGCGTGATGTGCGTATTTTCAAGATGCGTCAGGCGGGTGTGCCTATTGCGGAGATTTCGCGTCGTTTTGGCATGACCAACAATGCTGTACACGGCTCTATTAGGCGTCAGTTGGGTAAGTTGAGTCAGGAAGCCCTCCTCGCCTATCCAGAGGTCTTACAGATGGAACTGGAGCGTCTGGACGCCCTTCAGAGCGCAATCTGGCCGCTCACGCAACACCGAAAAGTGAAAATGGATGACGGCACCGAGGTTGCGATGGAACCAGACATTAAGGCGGTGTCAACGGTTCTCGCAATTATTGACCGTCGTGCTCGTCTGTTGGGTATGGAGCAGTCCAATGTCAATGTAAATATGCAAACTTTCGGCAATCCGTCAGAGCAGAATCTTCGGGCTGTTTTGGCTGGCGCTCCCGGCGTCAAGGAATCGTCGAAGTTTGACCCCGAGACTGAGGCTAAGAAGTTGTTGTCGATTATGCGTGATGCTGGTGTTATTTCTGATAGTGCGCTTACTGGCTTGTTGGGAAATATGCCTGCGTTGACGGAGGGCGACGGAGACGAAGAGGAAAAACCTGAGGGTGAGGCAAGTCACACGACTTAGTGCGTCTGCGCACAAGCATATTGTTTACAATATTCGGCATGCTCTTATCGCTTATAACAATAATTTTTGCTGGTTTGCTTTTCCACTTTGCGGTTCTGAACAGGTCTGTTGAAGATTACGAAGGATATGGCTTGCGTGAAAACAAAGCAAGCAAACCTGTTTTGGAAGAGAAATATTTTTCAGGACCTAACTGGTTCTAAATTACACCCCAAAATCTGTGTTGATTACGGGGTGTGGTTGGTTCATCATTTCCGATTTCGGCGGCAGTTTTTCAACCAGCAACAATCTGAGCATCCACCTGTCTGTTCCGTCGTATCGCGGCTGGAAAGGTTTGCGACCATGAACCAACTTTCTGTTGTTGATGATGAAAACATCACCAGATTCGAGCGCAATTTCCCTCGTTTTTGATTCCACCACATACCTCAAAGCACGAAGAGCACGCTCCGCGACAGCGTTTTCGCCCGTCATCAAATCATCGTCGTAACACAACTCCAATCCGTTCGAACCGTCTTCCAAAATAGGCAGACGAATCATTCTGTGTTTCTCTCCGTTGCGCCTAAAACTTTCGTCTGTGGTCGTAAAAAACTGTGGTTTGCGCAATTCCAGAATCGTCTCATTATCCAAATCACGCAAAATGTCACTGCAAAGCGCATAAGTGGTGAACGCGTTTTCATCTCCACGCAAACACATCAGGATAATCCAGTCAGGCTTATAAGGGTGAAACGCTGTCTCTGTGTGGAGTTTGAGAATCGTCTTTGACGACGAAGACATTTGCGAATACTCGGTTTTGGGATTAGGGAGAACATGTTGTATGAGACGACCGTTTTGTTCCTGTGCATACCCGACTGGAATTCCGTAGTGTGCACCAAATTTCAAAAGCAACTTGCGTGCCTGTTCCACAACATCATCACTTGGTGGAACCGTTGGGGTGGGTGGTATGTGCCCTATCTCTGCATCTTTCACCAACACAAATGATGGCTGTGCATCATGATGGTCAAGAATCGCTATTCGGCGTTCCATCTCTCTTCTCTTTTTTGTTTGCACGCGTTCTCGGCATGTCGTGGGTTCTGAGGGGGTGACCGTACGGCAAGCGAGTGCGTTTCTTGCCAGCCTTGGTGCCGGGGACGGTTTCAGTCTGCCCAGTCAAATAGTTGAACCGAACTCTTTGCTGTGCGCCGCGTGTGACGCGCTTGTTTTTCTTGCCCATTATCTATTGTCCCCGCTTCCCTTAAGGGTATTCGCCTCTTTGCGCAAAGCAAGTTTGTCCACATTGCGGTTAGCCACAACCCCGAGATTTGATTTGAGGACAGTGCACATCTGTGCGATATACCAAAGGACATCACCAAGTTCTAATTCCAGCGCATCAACCAATTCTGTGGTGAGTTCTGAACCGTGGTCGCGGATAATCTTCTTAACTTTTCCTGCCACTTCTCCAGCCTCAGACACGAGACCAAGCGATAGATACTCAAGAGCCTTATCTGTCGGATAAATCGCAGTATGCCCTGTCCGCCACTGATAGTTTGCAAAGTCCATTTTGTCTTGTCCTACCATTTCGTTCTCACAAATCGTCTCGATAAAAAATGTCAAAACCTATGTCGTGTATTTCGTCAGCCAAAGTCTCAAAGTAAACATCTTTTGCATCAGTGAATTTGGCACTGTGGTAAGCAAGTTTCAGTGAAGCGTTTAGCGTCGCGGCATATGTTAGGTCGCGCATGACATCCAGAGCGGAATACCAGAGCGCGTCCCCAAATTGTACTTGTTTTCCCAAAAGTATTTTGTAAGGCACTGATATAAAGATAGGTACATCTGAGCCAAGTTGAGTAAATGATAGACATTCTGTTACTGGGGAGTTGGGCTGGGCGAACAGTTTTGCCAAATCCTGATTTTTGGTTTCGGAGGGTTTCAGGGAGCAATACCCCTCCGCTATGAATGTGAAGGAATCGACACCCCAACCCTGACGCTTGATACAGGCAGCCTTTGTGAGGCGCTCCAGACGCTCATCTCTGTCCAAATTGTGGGTTGATGTGAGTTGGAGAATTGACACCAATTTCGCCCCTTTCCAACAAAACAGGTTTATGTTCATGTCTTCCCCGATACCGCCCTCGCTAACTGTCGCCTGTTTAGCCAGTTTTATGGCTTCAACTGCAAGTGCGACCTTGTCTAAATCGGTCTCGTATACGCCTGTTTCCATCACCCCCAAAATAGCCTATTTGGTGTTGTTCCAAGGGTTGCATTGGGGCGTCGTGTCATCTACTAGTGTTTCGGGTATGGCACAAAAGAAGAAAACCACCAACAAGAAAACCAACAAAAAGACCTCTTCGGTGAAGAAGACTTCCACAAAGTCTGCCTCTGCCAAGAAGAAGAGCGTTGCATCAACAAAGAAGGACATTGAAGACGCTGCCGTGGCGGTTGCCTCGGCGGTCGCAGAGGCTGCTCCAGCAGTGGAGAAGGCGTTTGAGTCGGTCGTCGTGTACGCGAACGACATCAAGTCCTCTTCGGTGAGACAGCGTGTCCTTGCATGGTTCAAGAGGGGTCGCTAGACTTCTCCCCCGTGACAGGGGAACAAAACTTGAACCCGAAAATCCTGATAGGTGATGTTCGGGAAACATTGAAGTCGCTTCCTGATGGAAGCGTTCATTGTGTTATCACGTCTCCCCCCTATTGGGGTTTGCGGGATTACGGAACAGCAAAGTGGATAGGTGGAGACCCGTCTTGTTCGCATAAGCGAGACAGCAAGTTCAGCGAAAGTTGCTCGACGGGTCAAAGAAACCTAGAGGGCGCAATCGGGGACGGTATATACAAAACGATATGTAAAAGATGTGGCGCCACCCGCGAGGACAGTCAACTAGGGCTTGAACCGACGTTTGATGAATATGTCAAAGACATGGTCGGTGTTTTTGCTGAAATTTGGCGTGTCTTGCGAGACGATGGGACACTGTGGCTGAACCTCGGAGATTCGTATGCTGGCAGTAACGGCAACGGCTACAAGCAGTCGATTGCTTCAACGAACGCTTCAAACGCGGGCGGCGATAACGAAGATTTTCGCGCAAAGATAGGTCGCGACGACGGACACCTAAAACCCAAAGACCTTGTCGGCATCCCGTGGAGAGTGGCTCTAGCGCTCCAAGAAGCAGGCTGGTATCTACGGCAAGATATTATTTGGCATAAGCCGAACCCGATGCCAGAATCAGTTTTGGACAGATGCACCAAGGCTCATGAATACATCTTTCTTTTGACAAAGAAACCTAGATACTTTTTTGATTCCGAATCAATCAAAGAACCCGCAGTTTACGCTTTCGACGACAGAGGCTCCAGAGCAGATAAGCGACGCGGGGTAATCAGCAACTCAATGAATGGCACAACTGGCGCGACAAGAAACAAACGCTCAGTTTGGTCAGTGACAACGAAACCATTCAAAGAAGCACATTTCGCGACATTCCCAACAGACTTGGTTGAGCCTTGCATCAAGGCAGGAACATCCGAACACGGATGTTGCGCCCTGTGTCTGTCGCCTTACCATCGAGTTGTGGAGCGCAAGCGCATTTCGCGAAGTGAATTACCCGAGGACGACCCACGGTACCGCCCGAATAATTACGATGGGGCATACGCGGAAATCAACGGCAAAGGAGACGCTGGGTATACGCATACGGAAACAAAGGGATGGGAGAAGAGTTGTGACTGTGCGACAGAAGAAATTGTTCCCTGCACTGTTCTTGACCCGTTCTTTGGGTCTGGTACGACTGGTGTTGTGGCGATGCGTTTGGGTCGCGACTATCGCGGTTGTGAACTCAATCCAGAATATGCGGGAATCGCAACGCGCAGACTAGACAAAGAACTCGAAGACATCGCTCTGCGTAAAGCGACGGAACAACTTAGTTTGTTTGATGAGGCTTCAAAGAAGTAGTTTCTGGCAGATTTATAGAAATTTCTATTCTGTCCGCAAGCCGAAGAAGCACTTTTTGTGCTTGTTCCGATGTATGGGTTTCCGCCCATACGGATGGGTCTTCCCCTAGCACCGCCTCGATGTATTCGTAGGCGACTTTAACCTTCCCCAAATTTATTGGGGGGACATTCGTATCTTCTGCATCTTCAAACCCTGATGCCAAAAGTTTTTCTGATGCACCACACGCGAGAAGAAGAGCGCCATAAAAGTCAACTTGTTTTGTGTATGGGTCGTACGGAAGAACATGCGTGAATCCATGTTCGCTGATTATTTCAGCAGTTTTCCGATAAATCTCGTGGACTTTTGCGTCCTTCAGGCAGTACAGCATCACTACTTGATTGGACAAGCCCCCGAAGCGCATGCGTCGATATCCAAATCTTCTCCCGATATCGGCGTAAGGGCAACACTCAGGTCAATTTTTGAGACCATTTGGTTGTAGTGCTCTTCCGTGCACGCCTCGTAAGGGGGTAGCGGGAAGTTGTGGTCGCTGTGGAGAAGGAATGATACCGATTTGATACCATCGTCGTAGTTCTTGGAAAGCCATTCCTTGATGGAGTCAAGTTCTTCTTTGCGGTAGTAAACGGTGACTGAAACGGCATTGTCAGCCCATACCGTCTGCATTTTTTTGACCCATTCCAACTGTTCAATGGCTGTCATGTTTTCTGCGAGGACAGCGCCCTGTGGTGATTTGCAGGGGAATTCGACCACATATTTGGTGTGGTCTTCCCGACCGTCGAGACCGATATCCCACACGACCTTATGCCCCCGTTTGCGCAGGTTGTCCACAAGCGGGTCGGCTGCGCCGAAACGCACTCTACGGATGTAGAACGGCGCGAACGCTGGATGCACACCCGGAGTGACACCTGGCAGTAGGGAAAGTGTTCCAGATGGCTGAACCGTCGTAAGCCTCACCGAACGGGGGAAACCGTGTTTCTGTGAATACTCTTGGTCGAGTTTGTCCAACGCTTCATACGCATCGGAAAGCCAAGAAATTTGTTCGTCATTGCATTGAAGAATCCCTGTAATGCTTTGCCCAAGTCGAGCATTTTTGTTCACAATTTCTGTTGTCTTTTCATACGGATACGAAAGGCGTGTTATCTGCTTTTGGAGCATGTAAAGAAGGCGCGATATTTCCTTCAACTGTTTCAATGACTCCACATTCGGCAGGAAGATAGTCGCAAGGTTGCATGACTCGCCGTCCCCAAGCCCAATTTCTGCGCAAGGATTGAATCCCTCAATGCTGTTGTCGGGTCGGACATCGCCAAGGCGACCATGCTTCCGAGCAAGACGCCTGTTCACGAGTCCGTAAGGTTCCCCGTTACCTGTGTACCCCTTCCAGAGTTCTGGCATGATGTGGTCGTAGTAGTCGGCGTAAATGCTGTTGTTGCTGTTGGCACGCCAAGCGGGGATGTCGCCGTTAGCCCAATTTTTTGCACGAAGGAAAAGGACATCGTCGGGGTCGCCGATGGCAATCTGCGCAGACCTTCGGGATGAACCTGAGACGACAATCCGACCGATGATGTTGCAAATATCTAGAACATCTACTGACCGCAACTTTTTCCCTTCGCGGTTTCTCATCACCTTGCAGATATCTTCGATGCCGTCAACGAGCGCCCCCGGTCCGCTGGCGGTGCCACCGAAGGTTTTGAGTGGTGCACCGAATTCGCGGATGAGAATAGTGGAGTAGGTGAAAGATTTGCCCGTATCGAAGAAAGACTTCAATACGCTGTGCAGAAGACGACGCCACCCTTGCCTGCTGTCGGGGACAATGATGTCAGCATCATTGGTTCGCTCGTGCGTGATTTTTACATTGGCGCGAACTTTGGGCAAGTCGTGAATTTTTGAGCGCTCAACCGAAAAACCCACTCCGCCACCGAGCATCAAGTAATCAAACAAAAGTTCGAAATCTTCAATTCTTTCAATGTTTGTGAAATAGCAGTTGTTTAGCGAGGACGCGTTGAACTTCTTGATGAGTGGAGTCCCCAACTGCCACAGTGCGCGACCAGAGAAAGAGCAACGAAGGTTGTAGACATGGTCGAAGATTGCTTCCAAATCTTTTTGTGTCCACGGCACGCCGATTTCTACCGCTCCGTTTACGCAGCGCGACACGGTTTCAATCCATGTTTCGTTTCGTTCAACACCCTCGATTGGGCGAGAGTATGTTCGAAGGTAGACGATTTCCCCAAGTCCACTGAAACCCCAAGGCGGAACCACATTTCGATACTGCTCCAAAAACTGTGGGGTCAAGCCGACTTTCTCCATGGGGACACTTTTCTTTCTTGTTTGGTTTTGGGAAGAAACTATTTTACCCTAGGCGGGTGTTTCAGTAAACGGTCTGTCGCGCTATTCGATGAGTCCGTTTTCACGCGCAACAGAAATAGGTATTTGTTGACCTTTTCGGAACTTTAAAACTTTTATTGTTTGACGACCATAGAGGGTTCGTTCTTCGTACACATCTTCATTGACTATTATTTTGGTTTCGTGGTCTAGGCTCTGAAAAAGACCAACACCAACAATGTTTTTATTGTGCAAAGGTTCCGCAGAGTCGTTTGGGCAATCGCCTGTCGGGTGTCCACAAATCGGGCAGGGCTGTCTGTCGGCGCGCAATATTTGGAATTCTCCGTATAGGTATTCGGGATTCGTGCTCACTTTCAGATGGTAACACAAAAAAATACCCCACCGCCTCTCGGAAAGGGGTGAGAGAGGCGATGGGGCAGAAACCTTGGTCCGACATCTGCGGACTAGATGTTTACTTGTTGTTTTTGGTCTTTACGGAGTACTTGCCCCGTTGGAGTTTGCGAAGTTCCTCTTCATACACCTTGGTGAACTCATCGGTGTACTTGTTCTCAAGAACGAACCATGCACGACGCTTCGCTTCCATTCTTTGACGGTTCTCAGCCTTGCGCTGTTCCAAACGCTCTTTGCGAACATGCTCAGGTAGCGGTTTTCTACCGCGACGGTTTCCGACCTTGTTTCGCATTTTTTCATATGTAGTTGTCATGTGTGTTTCTCCACTTGTAACGGCAGTTTTACCCACCGATTGATTGATTGGTGCAATCTTAACTAGGTACGTTTTGATTTGCAACCCCTAATTACACCCATGTAAGTAACCACAAAGGGGTTGACAACCACATTCCCTCGACATACACTATTCCCATGAGTAATACATACACACAATCGTCGCTGGCTCTCCTCCCGACGGTAAGAAACTTGGAGGAGGCACGGAAGCACGCTCACGAGTATGCGTCCGTAATAACGGCAGGACCAAGCAAGCGCGAAGTCAAGTTCGACCATCCCGACCACCTCGTTGTGGAATTCGATGATGTTGTTGACAGTCATTGGGGGATGAAACCACCCACATTTGAGAATGTACGAGAAATGGTTTCTTGGGGGCATGGGCGGGAAAACATCCTTGTTCATTGTCACGCAGGAATCAGTCGCTCAACATCCACAGCATGGGGTGTGGCAATCTCCAACGGCTGGGACGCTGAAGAGGCTTACATCACCTTGCGCAACAACCACCCGTCAAGTTCATACTCGGGAATGAGGTACAGGCGGTCATTTTGTCCGAACGAACTGATTATTTCCTATTTGGAAAAATTGTTCGGGTTCAAAAAGGACGAACTCCTCAAAATCCATGAGAACGGTTTGCGTTTAGACCCATGGCACCCTGCGGAGGAAATGTGATGGGCGCTAAAGGCTCTCCAATCAACCACGGAACATACAACTCGTATACCAACAGAAAATGCAGATGTAACTCCTGCAAGGAGGCGGCGAGTGAATATATGCGCAAGTATCGCAAAACACAGCATGGAGCCGCTTCGGCTCGGTATTACGCTGTTCTCAACGCAAAACGCGCACAACTCGCTGCTCGTTGGGTGAGAAAACACCGTCCAGACATTTGGGAAAACATTGCATCCAAAGCAGAAAACCAAGTAGACAAAGAAAGGTATATCGGTTAAGCAGTGGCTGAACAAGGCGACAATCCACAGTTCGAAAAAATCAGACAGGAATTCGCGGAAACCATCGACGAACTCCAAAAAGACATCGAAGACATCCGCAAGGAGATGCTGGAACTTCGAGGTCAAATCAAGGGAGTTCAAAAAGAAGTCACTGCGAATACCAAGCAGACAATGGTCGTATGGGAGAAAACATCGGGAACTCTCGGTGACATAACCAGAAAAATTTCCGATATGGCTAAACCCTTTTATTATGGGAAGGACAATAAATAACTATGACAGACATCAATATGAGCGCAGAAGAATGGCTCGAATACGGATACAAGAAGGGTTTTTGTGGTCCGCCCGTATGTGCTATGCATGACGGGCTTCCCGCATCGGAAAGCGAGGCGTGGGCGCTAGACGAAAACGATGACCCATGCATACATGTTCTCAGACTGTATGAGGACTTGGATGTGAAAAGTTCCGTAGAAAAGGAACACTCACCTTCTGTATGGCGTGCATCAAATAGGGGTTGGACAACCCCCCAAGAGGCTGACTAACCCTGTTTGAATTCCGTCCATGTTTTGTCGCCGACACCGTAGTATTCGCGCGCATACCCTGCATCAATAATGTCTTTGTTCAGACACGCAGTTGTTGGTGATTCAACATCGTCTGACGAGAATACGCGTGCGAGTATGCGACCGTACTTGTCGTTCTTGTCGGGGATTGTATTTATGTACACCCATTTGTGACGAGTCAGCCAATCCTCGGTAAATGATTTCGCTTTCAAGCCCATTTGTTTTTCCGCTAAATCTTTGGTTCGGGATTCGGGCGTGTTGACACCATAAAGGCGAACACGGACTTTGTGGTGGATGTTGAATCCGAGGTCAATCATCAAATCGACAGTGTCACCGTCAACCACTTTCAAAACGGTTGCACCATACCAAAATCGTTCACTCATTACTGTCTCTCATTCGTTTTCTTTTCTCTGCCCGTTTCCAAGCAGATAGACGCCAATCCAAAAATTTAACCAACACAGAATAAATACACGATTGCAGTTTGAATTTCAAAATAGACAACCTATACATCATTTATCCGACTGTTTCCGTACCTCTTCATTCGGGCTAAAACGCATGAGAAAATCCCTTGCGAACTCCCGCTGCTTCTCCAATGGCATCGACCAAAAATCTTTCGGTATCGAAACATTCCTAAATTTCATGTTTCCGTTTTCGTTCTCAGCCATTTGATGAATCCTCCGTTATCACAAACCTGAATGACAAATCTTCTGATTTGCCAGATTGATTCGGTCTAAATATTCTAGATATCGTTCGTTTCGGTTCAGCGAAAACTCCGCGCGCGTCATTGAAAAACTCCCAATCAATGACATCTGCACCATCTCCACCGCTGTCTATGAAAGGAGCATTCCAATCTGAAGGCTCCTTCCGTGCGTCGGCTTCCTTAGCCTCCCAAACCTTGTCCAAAATTGCCACTTCTTTCTGATTTTGTGCTTTGCCAAGAGACGCTGCTTTTGCAATATTTTCGTCTGTGGTCGGATATATGTCTACGACATCGAGGAAGAATCGCGGCACGCCATCTACGGTTTGCACCCATCCGCCAATCCCGCGCTCACGCGCCCCCGGAAGCGGATTGCCGAATACTTTGTCACCGTGATACTGCATCCATGCAAGAACTGTTTGAATTGCTTCTTCTTTCGGGTTTCCATCTTTATCCCAAACATCAGAAACATCTCTGCTCAATCCGTGTCTGTTGAGACCTACCGATATCCCTGTTTTTACATCCCCTTCAATATTTCTGTCTCTAGTGAATCCGCCTTTTCGTGCGTCTGCAATGATTTCCTTAACGCGGTTACGTCTGCGAGCCAAATCTTTCTTGTAACTAGGGGTTTTTTTTCTGAGAAAATTAACCACCGTGTTTACCACTGCTGGATACGGCATGTTGTCTTCAGTAGAGCCGACGGGTGTGAACATTCCGTCACCATCGCCATCTCTCGGTATACCGGGCTTCCCTCTGCGGAGAAAACCACTAAATGGTATTCCAAGAAGTTTTACTTTCAGATTTTTGCTTTCGTCAGCCATCACTCAATTATCCCATAACAAACATGTCGATATAAAAACGAAACCCCCACCCGCACCCCGAAGGGCTTGGGTGGGGGCTACGCTTACTGCGCTTCAGCCGTTATCAGGCAGGAGCGTTGTCAAACGAGACGGCAACGAATGCCTCAGGACGCTTGACAGCGAGTGCGAGACGCTGCTCGGCGAGCACCACAATCGCGTTGCGCACGAAGAAGTCTGCGTGCTGCTCGCTGATTCGGATGCTTGCCTGCTCACGGTCGTAAATCTGCGCGGCAGTGCCGAACGCACCGACAAGAGCGGTGCCTTCTGCGATTGCCGGCGTGTCCACAACCGGGATGCGCCACAGACGCGGGGTTCCGCCGAGGGCGACCGAGACAGCAACCAGGTACTGTCCGTTGTCGTCCTTCGACAGTTCGATGTCTTCCCAGTCGTTCGGGTGCATCACGACGCCCGTCGGCTCGTAGTACGCGAGGAACGACAAGGTGGCTGCGCGACGAATCGCGTCCGCCTTGAGGTCACCCGTCGCACCAGAAGACCAATCGTAGGTCTGGATGCCCGTGGTCTGGAGAACACCTTCGAGGTTCTCGCCGGTGCCGTCACCGTTCAGGATTTGCTCGTCCTCAAGAAGACGCAGACCGTACATCAACTCGTTGTCGATGATGCTACGGAGTTGCGGCTCGTCGGCGAGCACATTGCGGTGCGCTGCTTCCCAGTGGGCAAGCGTGCGAACCGGTGCCTGATGACCAGTGAACTTCAAACCAGACTGTGGCTTCGCAGTGAACACTGCGGGCGAACCCGAGCGCTCAGAGACAGGAGCCGCATTGTTGGTCGGCGCGCCAGTGACGGCGGTGTAACCAATCTGGCGGAAGTACTCAATCACCGCAGCGTTCGTGGTGCGCTTCGGGAAGAGGTCGCGGACGCGACGGGTACGGGTCGGCGAGACCACCATCGGGTCACGCTGGAACTGACCGAACTGTTCAACCGAGGAAAGCGGCGAAGCAGGACCGGTCGGCATACCCGTGAAGACATCCTTCACGTTGTACACGAACGGAGCCGGCATGTTCGCGCCGTTTCGACCAGAGGCGAGCGCCTTGTACTCATCGGACGAAAGGAACGCTTCGCCGAGGCTCTTGATGCTCATTCTCTGCTCGACCTGCTGAGGCTGTGCATTCGAAGCCTGCGCAACCGACTCAGAGGCAGGAGCCGAAGCCCACTTCTCTGCATCGCGCATTCCCTCAATGCCCTCAATCAGGCTCTTGATTTCACGGATGTCCGACATATTGCGGTCGAACGCTGACTTTTGTTCGGCTGAAACAACAACAGTGCCATCTTCGACTTTGAACGAGTCGGCAATGGTCTTGTTGTCAGCCATCTTTTCGCGAAGTGCGTTCTGCAACTCGCGAAGACGAATGTCGTCTGACATGATTTCCTCCTACGGAAATACTTGATTGGGTACTGATATATTTCGACTTAGGTAAGCACCCAGTCAGCAGTCAACTGTTACATTAACTACTAGTACGAGAATAACATGTTTGTAGTAGCAATAAATGCAACTAATACCAAAAACAGAATCTAACTATAAATTGTTTACAGTCGGTGATATCGTTTCACAACCTTGGGGCAACACCCACCCGAATACTTAACCCCCATAACACCGTCACCGTAAGCGTCGTCCCTTTTTGCTGACTTCCCGCTCTTGGAAGGATGATTGTCGGGAACCAAGTCGAAATCCCTGCGGGTTCCGCGCTTTGTGGGCTTGTCAGACTTCATGGATTCAAAGAAATCCGACAAACGTTTTTTCGCAGACGCCTCGCCACCAGAAGAAAGACCGCGTAGATACACAATCTTCGCGTCCCTCAAATTGGTTCGATGTATCTGCTTGGATACATCAGCATTGTGGCGTCGAACAAGAACAGCGAGGCGGTTCACGGTCTCGCTATCAATTTGTGGACTCTTTCGCTTCGGCTTTCTGACAACCTTTTCCTCAATAAAGGATGAATCAACCAAACTCTTGCGACCGCGACTGGGTTTATTGCCTCTCCTGTTTTTCGGGCTTCCATCATTCCGCAGTTTCATGACTCGGTTGTAATCTGAGCCGTTGGAGCACGGCATCCAAACAGTTTTCCCGTCACGAGCAACATACCTTCGTATGCCGATACAGCCAAGATTTCTTGCACGGATACGCGCCGAATCAGGATTCGGGAATGTGTCTGGGTCGGTAGACCTGCTGACAAAAGGAACAAATCCTTTTGTGTCCATTTTCGCTGATACCAAACCGCCGTCAGGAAGTGTCTCAATTCCCGCCACCGGACGCTCACGCAACTTCTCGAATCTTTCCGTAGCAACACAAGGGGCGTAGTAGGTGACGCCACCAATCTTTATGACTCGCACACCCTTACATCCGCGTCTTTTCGACGCTTCTTCAGCCATCGCCCTGTCCTCGTAATACTCGCCTGATTTGGTCAACGCCAATTGCGTTCGATGCTCAATCTCGGTGAAACCGTGCATACGGCTCTTCGAAGAAACTTGGTAGTAGTCGTTCTTGCCTTTTTTCAACGCCTCGAATTCTTCATGAGTTGTGCATGGCATCCACGAACCATTTTCGTGCTGATGGGCGCCTCGACAACCGAGAAGTCTCGCTACGGTGAGAGCCTGCTCACGAGATGCCACCCTCGCAGCCTTTTCGTTCGGCTTCACTTCACGCTCCAGCGCATTTGGAACTGCCGACTCGGGCATTGGACCCTCGACGGTCATACCTCTGTCTAGGGCAACTTCCAATTCTTGTTTGGTTATATCAGAATCGGAGTATTCGTCCTTGAAAGCGGAGAGAAGTTCTTTGGCGTCAGCAGAGACAGCACGGAAAGTGGTTTTCCCTTTACCTGTCGTGGCGACGAAATACGGGGAACCGTCACGTTTGCGAACAACGAACGAAGTAGTCACTTTTGCTGTTTTTCCCTTAAGGCGCGAGCGATTTCTGACAACATTTTGAAACCCTCTTCATCCCAAGGAACTTCCTCCCCGAAGGACATCATGGTTGATGTCCCAACATAAAGCGGATAATTGAAATCTTTATCTTTTTGCGCCAATTCCGAAACTCGTTCAGAATTGACATTGTTCAAAACATACTCTTCGAACTCTGGCGAGGTTGATGCGCACCTCACCTTTTCTCCGTCGAAACCCACAACAACAGAGTTCCCCATCCCGACCATACCGACCCACATGGTTTTTTTCATGATTGCACTCTACCAATCTGCATAAATTTAACGCTGAAACAGAACATCGCCAAGCCCTCGTGTCTCAAGGATGCGAATAATGGCGTTGACCCGTTTCCTGATTTGGTCAATTCTCTCCGCAACCTGTGCAGCGCTTAGAGCCTGTTTGTCACCATACATTGCGCCAAATCGTCGTGCCATTTCTTCAAAATCAATAGCCTTAAGTCTGGGAAGAAGTTCTCTTCCCAACTCGTTCGCTGCTCCAATATCGCGCGCGCCCATTCCCGCTTTTCTATCCATATCGAAAGTCTCCCAATAATTGCGCAACCCGTCCTCGGTCACAGTTCGCCCAGGGCTTGCTCGACCAAAATCAATCGGATATGCGACATCGTTCCCGTTTTCATCTTTAAACACCATTCCATTAAACCCATGTCTGTCGCCAACATTGAGAACAAAATTCGACAAGACATTCAATAGTCTGTCTTTTTTATTGCCTTTGTGATTATAGACGCCGACAACCATTTTCCCTTCAATCATGTTTCCACCGAAAGGAATAACAATGGTTCTACTTCCGTTTTTGAGTCCGTCAACACGACCACCTTCGCCTGGTGCTCCTAGCATTGCGGACAATTCGGCGCCCATAAGTTCAAACATGTTGGATTCGTCGCCGTTATAGCCATCTGGTGGCTTGATAACGAAACCCTCACCGGTGAGGCGTTTCCCGTCATCCGAAACACGGAAATGCAACCAAGGTGCTGCCGCACTTCCGCTCCTTAGTCGAACGAACTTTTTCCCTTTAAGTTTGTCTCTGAGTTCCTCGGGTATTTCCATGTCGGAAGCAGAGAGAGCCTGCGCAAACAAGAAGTGATGATACTTCTTTCGGCGGAATGCGTCGTAGTCGATTCCATCCGCGTTAATCACACCCCTAGTAACCAAGTCGTTGAACACATCTTCGGTTACGAAATCTCCCCAATCCTGTGAACCGTCATGCGACACTCCCTCAAGTGCATCAAACAGGAATTCGTCTGGAACGTTTCCTATTTCACCACCATCTTGCAAATATTTAACGGCTTCATCTTTGGTGTTCATGCCGTTTTCGCCAACTTTCACCGTCTTGCCAACAACGACTCCATTTTTGTCGACGTCACCGAGTGGGGCAACCACATTGTCACGATTCTTGCGTCGCTTTACAAACATGAATCTGTCAGCGAGTTTTCTTCGACCTTGAGGCTGCGGAGATTGCGGCGTTGGCGAAGGGGTCTGTCCAGCCTGCGGAGTCTGCGGCTGGTTTACTGGAGGGTTCGCGATATCTCGCCTGATAATTTCTTCTTGCAATCTTGCGATTCGTCTTTGATTGCTCGCCAGTTCTTTATCTGCGCGCATGACGACGGCAACATTGTCTACATAGCGGTCTTTGACATCATCAGGAAGAATGTCGTATCGCAAACCCGTTGGACTATCCAACCCGTAATCCTGTTTCAACCGCTCAATGTTTGCTGTTGCGTCAGATTTGTCTTTTGTTATTCTTTGTATATTTTGTTGCTGAGCGGCAAGCAGTGCTCTAAGATTCTGATTGTTTACATCGCCAGGTGGACGACGAATCGCATTATCGACGACATCATCTTGAACTTCATTTTCCCTGTCTCTGCCTCGCATAAGCACACGGAAAAGTTGTCGCGCTTTTGTCTTGGCGTCGTCCGGAAGTTCTCTGAATGCAGTTGATGCTTCCTCGGTGACCGCCAATGACGGTGGCGATGGGATATCAGCCTGATTCGGTGGAGTGTTCTCCACGGGTTGCTTCGGTGCATCAGCCGGCTTTTTGCGTTGGCGAGGCTTGCGACCTTTCGGTGTGAGACCACCCCCACGTTTACGTTTTTCAATTTCTTGATTAACCAAACGACCACGGTTATTGATATTCCCGTCCGCATCGTAGTATCTGCCAAAACGTCGTTCAAGTTCTGGTTTGTCATTACCGTCGTAATCTGGTTTACGCCAATATGCGCTCTTCGGGAGACCGTTCTTCGGGAAACGGTTATTCACATTTCGGAATGAACGCGAATCGGGCATACTCTCGCCTTCCGCAAGTTCAATCATTTCCTCATCAAGGTTGATTCGCTCTGACGGCTTAGGTTGTCCGCCTTGTGGCTTGTCTTTCGGAGTTGGTGGTCGTCGAGTCGCTGACTCAGTTGCGATTTCATCAGAAGCGGCACGTCTACGGTTCCTCTTGCGAGCAGGTCTCTTGGGCTTTGGTGCTTCCGCTTCTGGTGTTTCCCCGGGCGCTGTTCGTGGTGCGCCGGGTTCTTCTATTTCTCTTCGTACACGTCGGCGTTCAGAAAAACGCAAATCTCTGTCTCGCTCATCTTCATCGCGTGGCGCCCTGCGTCTCCCACGCTCGTTTCTTTCACGCAACCGCTCATTCCTATTGTCTCGCCTTGCTCTGTCGTTTTCTTCAGCCTCACGGCGCTTACTCGGATTGCCTCTGATGTTCCACTGTCTGCTGTTCGGGTCGTACTCCCATTGGTCGCCCTCATCGTCCGTCCAAATACGGTTCTTGCCTTCTGGGTCTGGTGCACCTTTTGGTGATTTCGGGTTGCGTAAATCGTCGCCTTTTACTCTTCGCTCTTTCTTTCTCAGGCGGTCATTTTCTAAATCGACTTCAGATGCGGGAACCCAAAAACCCTTTTCTTGTTTTCCTGCACCAATAACGTTCGCATCGGGGTTCGGTACCCATTTATAGGGTTCTCCGTCGCTACCGATAACAATCTCCCCAGGTTCTCTGCCGTCACGCTTCGGTGCGCCGGGTCTAAGGAAATCGTCAAACAGTCCTTCGTCTTCTTCGTCGGCAGCCGGTACGCGTGGAGGTCTCCGCTCGCCTGGGCGTGGTCGTCTTTCCTCCCCATCTCGCGGTGCTCGTGGTCTCCGTGGCGGTCTCGGAGCCTCTGGTGTCGGTTCTGATGCATCAGGTGTTTCTGGAGTCGGTTCAACTATGTCTGCTTCGTCTCGCTCTGCTCGCGGTCTGCGTCGTCCGCGTTCTCCTTCTGGTCGCGGGCGACGAGGACGCGGTGTTTCCGCATCTGCGTCACCTCTGTCTGGTCTGCTCGGAACATCAACCGAATCAGCATCAGGGCGCGGTGCAGGTTGACCCTCACCCCACCAAGGACGATTTCCTTGTTCGTTGTATCTTCGATTGCCTTCCGAAAGAACGCCTCGCCAGCCGCGACCAAGTTGACCTGCAGGTGGGTCACCTCTCTCTTCTCTTTCCTGCGCTTCACGGAGTCGTCGCTCGCGTCGTTCTTGCCTTCTGCGCTTACGCGCCTCTCGTCTTTCGGCTCTTCCGTCTAGCGGTCTCCCACCATCATCTAAGACAACAGGGGAAGTCTCTGGAGCGTCCACATCATCAAGGACAACTTCTCTCCCTCGTGGCGGTCGTGCTACTCGGTCGGTTCCTTCTCCGCCATCCAGGACATCGGCGACACCGCGCAAACGGCGCTCTGCCCGACCTGCTTCCGCGTTCCGCTGAAGCCGTCCAGCCATACGCCTGTTTCGTCTATCTACTCGTCTGCCCCTACGCCTGTCGTCGAGGCTTTCCAATCTTTCACCAATGTTCGTGATGGAGTTTGCAATACGGCGAGCAACGCCCCACCCACAGTTTCTTCCAAAACGGTCGGTTATCTGACCTCCGTACCGCGTACCAACAGGACATCTCCAACCGCCACGTCTACCCGTCCCAGGTATTGAAAGTGTCGGGTCCCACAACGCGCGAACACGCTTCACTTCATAAGCGAACGTGGTTTTATTCAGTTCACTTTGGAAGCGTTGCGCTTTATAGTTGATGAGATTCTTATTCGTCATCGCTCATTTGTTTCTTTGTAGATATAACTTTGAAAGATTTGGTCACTTTGAGTTTTTCGGCAAGTTCCTCATAATCCTCTTCAATAAATGAGAAATCGGAACTGTAGTCAATTGACGGACCGACCAATTTTGACAACACATATTCTAAACCATATTTCGAGTTTGAATATGTCGATTTGCCTGCAGACTCAGACAAAACATCATAAACAAAGTCCACAATTTTTTTGTTATTGCCCCGCAACTCTATGTTCCCGTTATCATTTTTGGCGATGCATGTATCTGGTTCATCTTTGAATGAATAGAAGTAATCATTGTCTAAAACTATTTTTGCAAAATCAGCCATAACCGCTACCTTGTCACCTTGTCGATAATTGCTTGACGTCTACGCTTTAGGGTATCCAAGAGACCTTTCATCTGGTTGTATAGTCTCTCAGACTTATTTTGCGCGCTTCTTCGTTCTTTCTCGGGCACGTTTTTTATAGCCTGAGCAACAAAGACATCCAAATCGACATCGAGCATGTTTTCAGTTTTTTCAATCACATTGTCCACGGCTCTTGTCAGGTCGCGAAGTATTCGTTGTTTATTTTCTGGCGTAGCGGAAGCATATAGACGTTGCATGTCGTCAAGAATTCCGCTGTCGAGTCCAAGATACCCAAATTCGACAAATTGGATTGGGTCGTCGAGAACAGCGCGACCCGCCCAGCCCAAATCAATTGGGACTATATGAACCTTGTCTTGTCCATCATTTTTAACCCTTTTGAGGAATCCGTTCCATGGATGTCTATCCGAAACGCCAAGCATATAGTTTGCAAGCCAATGGGTGACACGTCCCGGAAGAGCCTGGTACGGGTCTGCTTCTGCATCGCCAACAGCGAAGTTTTCGACGCCTTCTCTCATGTCAATTTCATTTCCTTCTGGAATGTCTTTGAACGCGAAGTTAAACATGACATACCGCTGACCTCCTTCTGATTCGCCGTCATATACGGCGCCGCCATCAATGATGCCCAGGCGGTCTAGATAATTCCACCCAACCACCTCGCCAATATTGTCTCCGGGTTGTGCCGCTTTGAGAACGATGCCATGATTCGTTCCATAACCGCTTTTATCGCGGAGGACGTATATTCGCGTATCCCCAACTGCTCCACCGTTTCTAGCAAGTTGCCTAAATCGCTTAGATTTATCGCGTTTCGCTGTGCTTGAGTTCGCTTCAATTGCGTCGTGCCAAAACTCGTGCGGAACTTCATCGAGTGATTCCCCATTCGCGACCCATTTGATTGCATCTTCTTTTGTGCGTATCTCAGGGTTGTTGACGGGAACATACTCTCCGATTCCTTTTTCGGAGAATTTGATGCCGAATTCGCCCATTTCATTTCTGCGTCGTGGGAATGCGTTGCCGACAGGACCTCGGTCTTCTGTCCCCAACGCTTTCTGCATTTGTGGTCGTGCGTTCGCTGGTCTGTCGGGGGCATATTTTTTGTCGATTATGATTATTCGCTCTGCTCTTTGATTTTTGGGAAGTCGTTCTCTCTCCTCCATCTGTCGCATTCGTGTTCGCTGCTTATCGGAAATGAAAACATACGAACCGTTCGGGAGTCGATAAACGGCGCCTCCTTCGAAATCGTTTCCTTCATCTAGGACTTGTTTGGCGATGCCGTCTTCGACTTGTTTCCTAAACCAATCCTGCTCGACCGCTCCCCTGTCCGCGCCACCGCGCAACATTTCGCTTGTAACATCATTCAGTTCCATTCCACCTTCATCAACAAACAGTTTGTAATCCGACGGAATTCGCTTCTTCTGCTGTTTTATGACATTTTTGCGCTTCTCGAACCTGTCTAATTCTTCTTCAATCTGACGGACATTTCTTTGCGCCTTAACATATTCGCGGATTTCATCCATCTTCTCTGAAACTTTTCCGTTGCCAAGACCCCTATCCATGTTTTGTCTAGCGACGTTACGCTTTCTTTGCGCTTCATCCAATTTGTCGCGCCTACCTTGAATCAACTCGTCGATTTGTGGGTCTATTTGACCTTCATTAACTAGTCTGTCGAACTCTATGCGAGCATCGACATTTCTTTTAATCGGTCCTGCTTGATTTCGATATTCTTCGAAAATGTTTTTCAGTTCCGCAACTTGCGAATCACTAAGTTTGTCATCGGTTCGACTCACCATCCCGTTAACTTCTTTGACAACATCGTCAAATGCTTTAGCGTCGTTTTCTGCCACACCTCCACGACCCTGTCGCTTTTGAAGTTCGTCTTGCACCATCTTCAAACGGGCGCGCTTTTCGAGAAGAATTGCGTTCCACACTATGAGACGGTCAGCCTCTCTCTGCAAGTCTTGTTTATCTTCTTTCTTTAGTCTCTTGAGTGAGCCTTTACGTTCTTTGATTTTTCTTCTGATTCGTGCCAAATCTTCCAACGCTGTACGAACTTTGTCTGCAGCCTGGTCCACGGCGCGGTCAGCGTCCTCTTCGGTTCTGTCCAAAACATCATCATCTTGGTCGGCTAGTTTTTCTGCAAATTCTTTTTTCTCGTTTGGGTTCCATCGTTCTTTCTTGTTTCGCTCAATCCGCTCACGAATTGCTTCTCCAACATCAGCCATATTGACTCGCCCGACATTAGATTCTCTTTGTCGTTGAGTGTCTCGTGTGGGAATTCCGAACTTCTCTGCAAGTGCATCGATAACTCTGTCGTCCTCGTCTCTAAATCCGATATGGGCTATTGCGTCACCGACACTGATGCCTTCGTTTTCGTCTATTTCCTCAAACTTGACTACCCGTTTAATGTCAGAATTCTTGGGTTTCTTCGCACCTCGTGGTGGAGACTGAGTCGTCCCACCATTGTCACGCATCCCTTCGAGAATGCCTCTGTTTTCTTTGTTGAATTGCTTATTCAGGTTTACGCGTCGTTCGTTGGCTGCAATGCGCTCAAACGCTCTCTTGCGTTCAGCAAACTCTTCTGGATTTTGGGGTTTTCTTAACTTTTCAACTAGTTTCAAATCTTTTTCTAGTTGTTCAAGCGCTTGTTTAATTTGTTCATCTCGGAGGTTTATTCGCTCTTCTAGTTCGGCGGCGTCCATGTTGCCCATGTCCAACTGCGCCATCTCTTCTTCAAATTGGTTTCTTTGTTCTGCATCTTCTGCATTCCAATTATCTTTAAATGCTTGGTCGTCTTCGTTGCGGACTTCGTCGTTGCGCAAACCGATTTGTTTCATCATGCCGTCGTGTGCTTCTGTCCAATCTTTGGCGTCGGCACCAAAGTTCGCGAGATTGTTACGCTCCAACTGTCGTTCAATCTCTGCTTCTTCGTCAATCAGTTGTTCAATTCGTTCCCGTGTATCAGGTTGTGCTGGTCTATTGTTGGCGCGCTGATTCTCCAAAATGTCGGCTACCTCCGCACGACGCGCCCTCTCATCATCATCGTTCCCGGCACGCTTTGCGAACCTATCCCAAGCGTCAGCAGCATCGAGCACATTCTTCGCCAAATCCTCTACACGAATATCTTCCCCGTTTTCAAGTTCAACTCGGTCGTCTTTGTCGTATTTGGCGAGACGCGCTGCGAGTCTACGCAGGCTGTCCCTCATTCCTTCGGCATTGGCAAAACGATTCGGTCCGTCCCCGAGCCAGTTATCTGGAAGGTCATCAATTTTCTTTGCGGCGCCCTCATAGGAAACCGCTTGGATGCTGTTATCGAAAACATCTTTCTTGCTGATTTTTCGGGGTCGCTTAGGTGTCGGCTCTTTGTCTGCTACAGGTGGTTTTGCTCTTCCTGCTGGCTTTTTGCGCGGTTCGCGTCGCTTCTTGTCGGGATTTTTCTTATCCCAAGCACTACGCAAATTCCCTTGGTTAACATCAAACCACTCTTTCTTCGTCAACAAACCAGCACGACCACCATCTCGTTGTATCTTCTCTACACGATTTTTGTACTCATCGTATTTTCGGTCGACATAGTCATTGAAAGATTCACCGTCCAGCGGACCTTCGACAACACCTTTCGGTCGCTGGCTCGGCTTGCGCTTACCGCGAGGCTGTTTTCGTGGTTCTGGTTTCTTCTTGGGAGCCGCTTGACGCTTACGGAAATCATCTAGACGCTGATTTACAAACTTCCCTCTTTGGTTAATCTTGTTTTTATCGTCGTAGTATCTTCCAAAACGCCTTTCGAGTTCCGCTTTGTCGTCACCCGTGTAACTGTCCCTACGCCAATACGCTTCGTCGGGCAGACCATTCTTCGGGAATCTATTGTTGACATTACGGAAAGAACGGCTGTCGGGTGTACTCTCTCCAGCGGGAAGTTCAATCGTGTCGTCCAAGTCGATTACACCTGTTCGAGGAGCGCCAGGTTCTTCGATTTCCCGACGCACTCTTCTCAATTCCGAGTCGCGTAAACCCGCATCCCGAACGTCACTATCGAACACTCTTCTCCGACCGCGTGGCTTCGCAGGCGCTTTCGGTGTTCTTGCTGCTGGTGCTTCTGGCGTTGGCGATGCCGTATCTTCGCCGTCAAGAACATCCGCAACAGCCCTCAAACCTCGCTCGGCTGCTCCACCACGAGCATCTCTTTGGAGGCGTCGCATAACTCGCTGATTTCTTTGTTCGGCTCTGCGCCCCCTGCGCCTATCGTCAACACTTTCTAGTCGTTCACCGATGTTTGTGATTGCGTTGGCTATTCTTCGCGCGACACCCCAACCACAATTTCTGCCAAATCTGTCGGTGATTTGTCCACCATATCTAGTGCCTACAGGACATCTCCAACCGCCACGGCGACCCGTCCCCGGAATAGACAAACTTGGGTCCCAGATTGCGCGAACCCGTTTCACTTCATAATTGAAGGTTGTTTTTGTTTGGTCATACAAGAACGAGCGAGCCTTAAAGTTCACCAAATCTTTAGTGTTCGATACACCCAAATCGCTGATTTTGATTGCAGAAAAATCCATGCTCTTCAAAGAAGGCACATCGGTGTTCGCGAACTCCTTGATTTTTTTGTTTGTGTCACGAGTTACGGCAACAGGTCCCTCAATGGCGAAATCTTGGTCTAGTGCATCGTCGAGTTGTCGTTTGGTTATCGGCTTGTTTTTGAACACACTTTCAAGAACATCAGATACATCGTCGGCATCATCGGAAATGGGTTGGAATTCCGTCCCACCCGGTTGAACGGTGACAAGCATGTACGGCTTTCCGCCGTCACGACGAACGAAAAATACTTTCTTCATCTTCTTGATGAACTTTCCGCTAGACGCTCAGCCGCTTCTCGTCCAGCCTCCGCCACTTGGCGTCGCTTCGCGCCCTGCTGTTTGGGTGTCCGTGCTTCTTCGCCAGCCTTTATGAAGGTTTCGTAAATCCATCGACGCACCTGTCGTTCAACGCCATCTTTGCCAATCACTGTCACTAACTCGTTCGGGTTTTTCACATCGCCATATGTTTCTGTGTACTTGAACGCACCGTTACTTCTTTCGGCAAAATCTTTGATGTTTTTACCAACTTCATATTGGTCTGTTTCACCTATCACTTTGTTCAGTTGGCGACCGAACTTCCGTCGTTCACCTACCGTCAGTGCGCGTGGTCGCTCAATCGAAATTACCACACCGTTTGGTGCAACAAATGAAATTCTTTGCATTGATGCGCCGGCAAGCAGGGCGACATCGTCAGGTGCGATATCTTTCGGCACTTGTACCGCTCGGACAAATGCGCCGTCCATCATGTCTTTGTTTCCGCTGAATTGTCTAAGGATTGAGGAAGGAACGATTGGTCGGAAAATTGTTCCATCCCTGCGAATCATTCGGGCATCACCCTGTGGGGACGCCTTCAATGTTGTTATTGATGATGCGACTGATTGTGCAAACTTTTGTTTATTGGGTATGTTGTCGCGAGGAATCTGAGCCATTCGCTGAATTTGCACAGCCCTATCAGGCGACGCGTTGCCTTGAACCACCTGCGAGAGGCTTTCAAGCCTTGCCGACGGAGGGTTCATCGCTCCGCGGATGGCGCGAGCAGCCAACGCGAGCGGACCTGGTATCTCAAACAACTGAGCGCCACATGTAGAAAATGCACTGTCGGTAAAACGACCACCGAATTCAAAACCAGCAGGGCACCTGTATCCACGCTCGCCGGGAAGTTTTCGCCCTCTTCCTCCGCCACCGCCCGGTGTCAAAGCCCGCCAAATAGCAGAACGGACAGGGCTTCGTATCGTGCTGATGTTGCCCGGCGTGATTGCGGAACCGACTGCTTGAAGTGTTCTGCCGAACCCTGTTCTTGAACCGACCAACCCGACCTTTTCGTCGTATGCGAGTATGTCAATGGGTGAAGCGAGTCGCGACTCCAGTTTCCTTAGGTACATCATTGTTTTGAAATTGATTAGGTTTCTGTCGCCGTTCAATGGCGCGTTATAGATGTCGGATTCGTCAAACGAATTGGTTTGTTCAATTTCCGAAAATTTGATGTTGTATTCTCGTTCTATCGGCAACACGGTTCTGCGCATGCTTTTGTGACCGCGCGAAAGACGTACCTGTTTGCGGAGAAGTTGCGCAATTGATGAATTTAAGCCGTTTTGCATCCGTACCCTCGCCGTGATAAGCCACACTGGCTGGCTATTTGATTGTACCTTATTTACAGGTCACGCTAAATGAGCATGATTATGTCTACTGTTTAATTGTTTTTCGCCACTCTTGTATGTTTTCGTCATTGATAATCTTTGGTGGAAGCATCACTTTGGGGCGTACCGTCTGCACAAAATCCCATTCTTGAGGGGTTAGTTTTTCGTCTTTCAGATATATCCGATACCACTCTTCTTGTCCATTTGGGGATACGACAAGCCAGCCGTAACCCACCCAATGAACCTGCTCTACGCTTACTATTTCATCGTTTTTCGTATTTTTTTTCATACGACGGAATCTACGCTTCCTTCTTTTCTTCTGATTGTGGGCATTCGTGATGTGATTTGCTGTATTTTTTGTTGGAGAACAGCCGCAGACGGTGGTTTACCTGAGGGTCTGTCGTCGTAACTCTTGGGGAAAAGACGCCCTAACATTTCCCGAACTTTCGTTACTTGCTCTTGCTCCATGTTGAAACTCGTGAAATTGCGTCCGTATACATCAACGACTCTACCTTCTGCTGTCGCTTCCATGATGTTCGTTTTGCCGTAGTCAGAAGAGACGCCAAGCGCAGCCATAACTTCTTCGTTGGGTACTCCATTTGTCGAAATGGTGGATTCCCTGATACCGAGATAGTCGTTTCTAACTCCAACATATTCTTGGGCAAGCCCTGAAATGAATTGTCCGTTCATGGCATCTTTCACCATCTTCGCGGCACCTTCGTCAGAAAGAACCTCACCCGTATTCGGGTCGACAAGTTCAATATTTTCGGGCAATTCAAGTTTGACGGCTGCTTTGGCTTTTTCGTACACTTCGTCGGTCTGCGCTTGAGTCAATCGTTGAATGGGGATTTGGTTTCCTTGTTCGTCCCTCGGCAAAAATGGAACAATGTTGGGGAATTGCTGTGCCCTCGTGTAATTCTCAACTGCCTCAATCACGGAGACAGTTTGCTTACCTGATTGTATTCCGTTCGCGCCTCCGAAGTGAGAGTACAAATATCCCGTCTTTGCATCATCTGCAGGGGTGCCAGTCTTCATGTTGATTCTCGTCGCATCTTGGGCGACAACAGCCATCAACGAATCAAGCGACTCATTGCTACCCGCCTTATCCAACTGTTCCACCACTTCGTCCCATGTCATTTCTGACGAGAATTCGTATCTGTGGGCGAACATAACCCCAATATACGAATCTTCAAGTCGCGGTCCTTTTGCTCTTACCTGTTGTTCTATCGTTCCTGAGTCTTGCCCGATTTTTATGCCCAACGCTGCGTATTGGTGGTAGAAGTGCTCCGCGTGCGCCGCTTCGTGTATACCCAAACCTATTTGATGGTCGTCTGCACCAGAAAATCTTACGCTGTGATTCAGCCCTTGACCTTTTGGAACAATTCCTTGGATTGCATCTTGGTCAAACATCAATGAATGCGGCAGGAAATTGACCTGAGTCATCATCCCATTCGGGGTGTAGGTTTGGTACGCATATCCAGCCGCCTCTTTCATTGCTGGGAATTTCTTGGAGTATTCATCTCCGTGCAAATCAAGCATGAGCGCACCCCTCATGGCGGGATTATCCGTGAACATCATCTCCACGCCGGTTATCGTCTCCAAGTAGCCCTGCGCGATTGCTTCCCTCACTTGTGCTCTTCCTTCAGGACCTGACTCCGCCAACTTGACTGCATCAAGGATGCTTTGCCCTTTGACCCTAAGAACGTCCACAGCCAATGGGTCTGGATTGTTTATCCCTTGAACAAAACCGTCTGCGACCGTCTTGCCTTCACCGAGCAGGTATTCCACCGAATCGTCCAATTGTTTTGACATCGAACGAGGAAGCACAACTCCCATTTTTTTGGCTAGCCCATCCAACTGCTGACTTGGAGGTAAAGATTTGTCTATTCCATATTTGTCCAACAGGGACGAAACTTTTTGTGCGAGTTCCCCATTGAATCTTTCCGCATCAACAGTGATTGGCATATTGTTCTCGGTGCGCATAGATTTTTCTGGTGCGCTTGGCAAAACCTGAGAAACATCTACTGAACCCATTGCGTTTGGTTCAATAAGGTGTCTCGGTTGTTTCAGTTTCGGTTGCCTTGGTTCAAGCGCATCCGCTGTTTCGGTTGTTGGTGTCCGCTGTTTTCGTGCTCGTCTCCACGCATTGACCGCTTGAACACCGCCCAAGACAAGTCTTTCGGCGGCTATCGGAGCAAGTTTGTCTACAACTTTGTCAAGTTGTTCGCGTTGTTCTTGTGAGATTTTTCCATTGCGTTGCAACCTGTCCAATGCTCTTTCTGCTACTTCTCGTCCGGCAGAACGAACTATGTCGCCCATCGCCAGAATGGTCGCAGACATCGCCCCACTTCCATCATTTTGTTTGTAATCAAGCACATCCAAACTCGCCAAACTTGCCATCGCGGCTACCCGCATCGCACCCTTGACGCCTTTTTTATCCATCGCTTTGCCCGCTGTGCTAAGAAGTGTTCCCATCGCGTTGGCTGCACGGTCTTTAAGTTTTTTGGCTGTTCCCATCCCCGGCACCATGCAGTTCGACATCTGCATGTCTGTGAATTGGTTTGCGTTAGGCGTACCGGGAGGGCATCGCAGTTTGCCGAGGCTGTCTACAATCACACCAGCAGCACGGGCAGCCCTCGCACCAACCGTAACAAGTTCAGGTTTGTCCTTTAACGAAGGTCCAAGGAAACCCTTGAACATCAAAACATTTTCGTCAACGAACGCTACCGATTTGCGGTAGTTCTCTACCCGTCTGTTTGCGTCAAACATGAGAGACGAACTCATCGTCTCTCCGAATCACAATGATTCTGTCTGGTTCTCGGACTCTTCTGAAGTTTCTTTGACAGCGACTTCTTCGACGACAGCGGCTTCTTCCACCACAGCAACATTCTCAGGTTCTGCTGGTGCAACATTTGCCTCTGGTTCCTTCTTCTTGCGTGTCTTCTTCGGAGCCTCAACTTCACGACTCACAACAGGAGTTGGGGTTGGGGCATCACCCTTGGCGAGTCCCCGCCAAGAGCCTGCGTGTTCCGCGCCGGGTTTCCTCATCGTCCATCCACTCCATCTTGCTCGACGGAAAGCATTTCGAACTCCATCAAATCGCCGATGAACTTCTTCGCCTCGTCGTCGCTGAGTGTCTTCTCTTCATTCATCCAGTTCTCGGGAATCATGTCTTCCTTGCCGAGGGCGCGAGCACGCTTCATGATGTGCTTCTTAGCGGCTTCCTTGTCCTTCGCGCGACCGAAAGCCTGAATTGCGTTCTGCAAGTCAGCCTCGTCAACGATTGGGTAAGAACCATCGGGGAGAGCCATGCCTTCCTTGGCAAGTTCATCGCGACGCTCATCGCTGTACATGCGCTTCAACGCAAGGTCAGCAACTTCTGCGTCAATGTCGGCAGCCTCTTCAGGCTCGTACTCGTCATAGCCGAGAACTTCTCCGTCAACACCGACGAACACATCGTATGACTTGCCGTCCACGCCTTCGATTTCGACAGCGTATGCGTCATAGCCTTCGAACATGTCGGCGTCGACAGCGACAACTTCGCCCTCAATCGACTTAACTGCGATGTTGGCGGCATCGTCAAACGAAATGATTTTCTCGCCGGGGATTCCCGCAACTTCACCAATCAGGTCTTCGTTGAGAAGGTGCCAACCCATGCACTCTCCGCTGGTTCCGTCAAAGTACGCCTCAATCGGCTTTCCGTCCTTGCGTTCAATGTCAACGACGAAAATGTCCGACAGGTCTGCGTAGCCAGAATCAAGAATCTTGCCCGAGAACATGTCTTCGGCGATTCCCTCAATCTCGACAAGTGTTGGCATGTCATCATGCGGAGCGCAACCGCCAGGGCAGTTGGCACACGGTGAACTTCCACCGCCGAACACTTTGCGCTCAATGCCACACACGAACGCTTGGTCATCACCTTCGAAAGCGCTCTTCATGCCCATTGAAGCCATACGCTTCTTGCGAGCCTTCTTGCGCTTCTTGAGCATGTCCTCAAGTTCTGTCCACATTTTTTCTTCGTCTTCGTCGTCCATCATGTCGTCGTCCATCATGTCCGAACCTTCGGCACCGTCTTCCTTTTCGGTGTCCTCCATGTCGTCGTCGTCTTCGTCGTCGTCCATCATGTCGGCATCGTCAACCATGTTCTCCATGACTGATGCTGGCTTGACCATAGGCTTTTTGCCTTTTTCTGGCATCTGCTCTTCGTCATCCTCGTCAACGTCCGACGGCAAAGTGTTGCCCATCATCTTGCGAGTCTTCTTCTTCTTCGGGGCGGACACCCACTCGGATGACATTCCGCCGTAACCCTCACCCTTCACAGAGACAGCCTCGGCGCCGCATTTGCCGCAAACTTTCTCGCCCGGCTTGTAGCCGCACTCTTTCAAATCGAGACTCTTTGCACACTTAATGGTGCCGTCTGCGTTCAATCCGACTGTTGGTGTATCTGCCATGTTTTCTGACTCCTTGTATTGCATCGTCTTCACGAGGCAAGACTTTGGACTGGAGCATCCGCTACAAGGAGTCGAGCGTTTTTCGCCCGATACCATGCACTGATACTTTGCTGACTTTTGTGGTAAACCTGTTCTAGAAGTATAACTCATATAAGTATTCGCCTGATGCTACTCATACCAAATCGATGTAATCATATTTCAGACTTCTAATGATTTTAGTCGAATAACCAATGCCTCCGCTGCTTCATCCGAAATCGATGCGATGTCACGGATGAGAACGCCGTCCTCGTTCGCAACTGCCTCAATTCCGTGGTAATCGAAGACGGGGTCAAGAGCCTGTTTCAGATTGTAAACACTTGTGTTTTCGGCTTGGATTAGGTGAGATTTGCTCTCCATATCCTCAGCGCCGCCAGACATCAAGACATCTTGCAGAAGTTGATACGCCTCTTTTAGGCGCTTCATATTTCGACCGTTGAGCACCCGACCAGCCTTGACATCCACATCGTCTTCCAATTCCTTGACCATGTCCGCCAGTGCAGCCGCCAAGGCAGCAATCATTTCTTTGCCACCACCGCCACAGGAGCCACCGCATCCACAGCCACCGCCACCAGAACCCTTAAGCGGAGACTCGACCGTAATCCCGTCTTCATCCTCGCCCTCCATGACCCAATTGTCGTCACCAGTCATGTAAGAGACGAACTCTGGTTCGGAATTCATGAAGTCCCTAAGCGCACCATAAGCCTTCTCGTTGGCGTCATCATCGTCGTCTGTTTCGTAATCGTCCATCGGCTTGAAAGCGAGGCGTTCCGCGACTTCTTCCATCATCATGGCATTTTTTTCCTCTGTGCCCATATCACCGAATTCGTCAATCACATCGTCTATCGTGAACGAGCCGTCATCTTTCTTGCCGGCAAGTCTCGCAAGTCGCTCGTTCCACTGTGAATCACTCCAGATGGAACCGTTCTTGATTCCCTTGAGTTTTTTTCGGCAATTCTTCATACCCGGATGATGGCAACCCTCGTTCGGCCAGAGTCCTGTTGTTTCGTGGTGCAGCCACGCGCAGATGTTGTTCAACGGATACAACTCTGGGTGGTTGGCAAGAATCACTCGACAACGACGGAACCCACCGGGCTTTCGCATAATCGGACGCCAATAGCGAAGAAGTCTTTCTAGGTTGCCTCTTCGCGGACCGTATCCTCTTGTCCGTGCAGTTACTACTTCCTGAGGGATGAGACCGCCGAGCGGGTCAGCCTTTTCTGGCATCTTCGGCTTAACACCTTCGGGTATCTGCGGGTCTTCGTCCATGTTGTATCGGTCTATGTATCGACGCTCTTCATCGGAGCCGGAGGGGACATTGTCGTTGTCCAAGTTCATGTAAACGACTTTTGGCTTTACCCTTGTCGGGTCGCCAAACATGAACTTTCCGTCTTCGTAGTGATAGGAGACTCGAAGGGTCTGCTTCCCTTCATCTCCTTTATGGTCAAAAATTACGCTGTTTGCATCTGATTCCCGCACTCGGACTGCTCCACCGAACTTTTCTGCAAGCGCATAGGCAAGATTTTGCACGCGACCAGCCATCGGATTTTTCGCCGGGATGCCATCGTCGTCGTCTTCGTCGTTATCTTGTTCCCGTTCTTGCATCATCCGCATCATGAGTTCTGCGAGTTTCCGTTTTTTGTACTGCTCCATCGCTCGAGCGCGAAGCATTTGCAAAGCCATCGGGTTTTGTGGTTTCGGACCGAACGCAAGAATCGCCCGCTTGACATGCATTTTTTCTTCTGCTTTTATTTCGCTGTCATTTTCGTACTGTTCCAAAGCCTTGCTTTGAAGTTCTTCGAAGTCGGCGTCATCCTTCTTTTTCTTTTTGGAGTTTTCATATCTTTCCAAAAGGCGACGACCCTTTGCTGCTAGAGCAGCGGCATCTGACCTGTCCTGCGGAACGGGTTCACCCCACGCTGCTGCTGACAAAGCCAATCTGGTTGGTTTTCCATTTTCGTCCTTCATCGGTCCTGATGGATTCGTGAAGAATCTTGTCAGGAACGAACCCTTGCGTCTCATTTTTTCGGGGGTGTCCGCGCGTCCCTTGACACCCGGTTTAAGATTTGAACCTTCTGTTCGGTTGAAATGGCGCCGTCCGGCGGCGGTCAAACCGCCCTTGGGGTCTTTCAACGGTTGGTCAGCCTTAATGCTGATGGTTCCAGTCAACTGATTGGCGCCATGTAAAACAGGTGAAACCTCGTACAACTCAACTTGCTTCAACACATTTGCGTTTTTTGATGGGTCAAAGTCGGCATCAAGCGTCTTGTAGCCAATCGACCACTCCTGCTCTTCCCCGAAGAAGGCGACATCGGCGAAAGCCTGACGCCCGCGCTCCGATTTCAGGTTGAACTGCACACGGGCATACAAACCACCGATTCCCGCATTCTTCATTTTCGCGGGAAGACGCGGGTCGGTTCTCGGAACTTCGTAGATTTCCAAGACTTTTCCGATTGGCTCGTTCCAGTTGTGACCCCACACAACGCGAGGCTTTCGTCGCTTTAGGCTTCCGTTGAACGCCCCCGAGACGATGATGTCGCCGACAGAGTCCTTGTTTCCGATTCCTGCGACGAATGCTTCGATGATGCCTTGTGCTTCATCAATATTGAACTGACCTTGGGACGCCTTATATTCGGTGAGGCTTTCCTGTTGTGTGCTTATTGTGTCCGACATAGGTACTACCACAATAAACTATTTGACTGTTCAAAAATGCAACACTTTCAGTAAAGTGCCACACAGTTTACTGAAACTAATCGAACCTCAGTCTGAGGCGGCATCGACAGTTGTAGGTGAGCGACGGTGGGGCGAGCGGGTCGCCGGGGAACCTCAGAATCATGTTGTTCACAACAAAACCCTCACCAAAGTCGACGGTCTTACCTTCCAAGAACTGATGGGTGGCACGAACATTGGGGTCTTTGCGTGTCAACCATGTCTTGGAGAGACCGCCAGCGTCTTTACCTGAAAGGAAAACACCAGCATTATAGGCAGTCTGAGCCTCATGCTCAGCCATTGCACGCTTGCGCTTACGGAGCAGATTAATGAAAATGGCGACAAGGGCAAGCCTCAGGAGAGCGGACTTATCGTCGTCGTCCCCACCAGCAAGAGCAACAAGAACGGCAGAAACAATTTCCTCGAATGTTGACTGATTCGCCTGTTGCATTCGCGCAATCTGTTCCTGCGCCATCTTCTCGAGTTCTTCTTCGTCTAGTTCCGCAGGCATATTGGAGCGCGTAGAAACATATTCCTTCGCCTCGTTGCAAATTGCGACAATCACTGGCTTGATGTCGTCGTTCATTTGCTTATCCCAAACATCTTTGTCGAAAATCATCTCGGCAGTGAGCGTCCCATTTTGAATTGCTTTCAACGCTTTTTTGCCGTTTGCCTTCTCCATGACAACACGCTGTTGTCTTTCGAACAAGCGTTCAAGGCTTCTGTCCAAAATTTCTGTCCATCTGTCAGTGTCGGCATCAGCCTTGCTTTCCAACTGCTCAATGAACTTGCTGTGAATATCGTTCTGTAAAGATTCAAATTCGCTGAGTTGTTCTGCTGGCGCCATCGCAGTGTTTTCTGGTGAAACTTCTCCGCCCGCTGGTTCAGGTGCCGGTATGGGTGCGGGGGGCGCTGGCTGTGGCATCGCGGGCGCGCCTTCCATGGGAGGCATTCCCCCTGCGGGTGCTCCCTGCTCTGCTCCGACCATGTCAACTGGTTGTTGCTGTTCTGGCTTGAACGGCTTTTCCGTGTTGGCAATCGGGGTGAGGTTCGGGTTGGACAACAGTGAGTCAGCGAGTTCTGACTCAACTTTTTTCTTGCCTGTCGCATCTCGGTATTCGTTGAGCGAAATCAAACCCTGTTGGAACTCGTCCATGTGGTATCGCTCGCGTTCTTGTTTGGCGAGAATCAAAATGGGGATATCTGAAGTGTCAAAGTCGACATAATATTTGTCGTCGAGTTCGTCGAGGGCGCGAGCAAGAGTGTGCAGATGGGGAACCATTGTTTCCATCCAGAAAACTCTTAACTCTTCTGATGCGTTGCTAAATGTTCTGCCCGCGGCATTTCCTATGACTGACTCTGGAACGCCGAATGCCGAAAGGATTTCTTCTTTCTGTATTTGGCGCATTTGCGTATATGCGGCATCACGCGGTGACGCTGACGTGTCGACATAATCAACGCCATCGCTAGATGCGATAACGGTTGTCGCCCCCGTCTTTGTGATGTTTCCACGGAATCTAGAGCGCAACTCCGCCTTGTCGTCTTCCTCCATGTCCCCTCGGACGACAAGCAAACCGCCAGGTCTTCCATCGTTGAGCATGTAGTTGCGGTTGTACATCTTGGAAAGGTTTTCCAACTCAATTGCGATTCCCGCTGCTTCCATTGGTGTGATTGAGAGATACGGGTCTAATGGGTGTGGTCTGCGAATCCAGCACACATCTTCTGGCTTGAGGCGAACTTTTGTTCCGTTGTGCATGTCAACTTCGAATCCCGAAACAAACTTTCTTGCATCGGGTATTGGTGCGGTGTGTTGCGGAGGGAGAAGATGCAGGGCAATCAAGCGTCCGTCGTTGCCTCGAATCTTTTCGATGAAGACTCCGCGGCTGCTCATCAGTAGTTGAGCCGAAAGTCTGTAGCGGAAAATGAACGAGTTTTCCCCCATGTTGGATTTGCTGTTGAGCAATTCCATGATTGGTCTGTCTGCTTTTACCCGCTCGCCTCTTTGGTCATTGTTTTTTCGCAACATGATGGGCAGGCGTGATTGGTTGCCGGCAATCGCATCAATGCATCGGAACACCCAAGTAACTTTTTGGTGTCCTTCTCGGTATGCGCGTTCAATATCCCAACCGTCTCGGTATGGGCGTCCGACTTTGCCCATGTCGTAGACGACGGGCGCGCCAGGGTTCAGCACTTTTTCTTCTTGCGAGTTCGCAAGATTTTTATTATTCGTGTTGTTCCAAGCCATTATTCAGACCCCAACAGGAACCCGTAAACGCCGCAGGTGACCCCACCGACTATGAATCCCGCCGGAAGCATTATCATTCCCGCACCAATCGTTGTTCCTACTATGAATAAAACCATCAGAGTGTTTGCCGCGGATGTACGAGTGGTGAGTTTGCGAAAATAGTTGATTTTGTCCATTCCGCCCGTCACCTTAGCAAAAACGTATGTGCTTCCATAGTACAGTACAGGTGCTTCTTAAACAGATTATGGAAAACCATGCCTGACTGGAAATCTATTTACGATTACCTGATGCCGAAGGAGCCTTTGTTTTGCCCTGAGCAGCCTTCCGTTACCCAACTTGTTTTTCTGCGAACATACGCTTTGGAGGCTCTGTTCGGTGGGGCTGCGGGTGGAGGTAAATCTTCGGCTCTTTTGATGTCCGCTTTGCAGTATGTGGATGTTCCTAACTATTCGGCGATTCTTTTCAGAAAAACCTATGCCGACCTATCTTTGCCGGGAGCGCTTATGGACCGCTTCCGTACTTGGATTTCCAACTATGACGATGTTCATTGGAACGCCAACAGTTATGTGGCGACTTTCCCGTCTGGTGCGAGAATCTCGTTCGGCTATCTAAATAATACGAACGACTACCTTCGATACAAAGGTTCGGAGTTTCAGTTCATTGGCATGGACGAAGTGACCGAAATCAGGGAGTCGGATTACCGCTATCTGTTTTCCCGTTTGCGTCGACCCGCTTCTGGTCCGCTTTCTGAGGTTCCTTTAAGAATGAGGGCGGCTTCCAACCCCGCACCCAATTGGGTTAGGCAGAGGTTCATTGTCGAGGGCAAGGAAGAAAACCGTATTTTTGTGCCTTCGTTCCTGACGGATAACCCCGGAATCGACGCGGATTCCTATCGTCAAGCGCTTGCGTCCCTAGACCCTATTGAGCGCCGACGGCTGGAAAGTGGCGATTGGTGGGCTACAACGCTAGGAACCATGTTTGATAGAACCAATTTTCCTATTATTGACTACACAGAACTCCCAAATCCATCAAGTTCTAGTCGTTTCGTCAGATATTGGGACTTGGCTGCCACCGAACCCCACCCAGGGAACCCCGACCCCGACTGGACGGTAGGAACATTAATGATGTTCGAGGCGGGAATTGCCTATGTGATTGATGTCCGCAAAATACGGGCAAAAGGGGAAAAGGTGGAGGCTTTTGTGGCTCAGACAGCCAGAGAAGACGGGGCAAATGTAGCCATCCGCATGGAACAGGAACCGGGTTCGTCAGGCAAGGCACTCATTGACCAATACGCGCGCTATGTCGTCCCCGGCTACGACCTTATGGGCGAACGACCCACGGGGGACAAAGTCACAAGAGCGAGACCGTTCGCTGCTGCGGTAGCCAACGGCAATGTGCGCCTTGTACGCGGTGCTTGGCTCACCGATTGGCTTGATGAGTTTTCTTCTTTCCCCGAGGCTTGCAACCATGATGACCAAGTCGACTCTGCGGTTGGGGCATTCGTGTTTCTTACGGGTTTGGGGTTGCCACAGAGGAAACCTGTCACTATCATCGTCTAGTGGAGGTTATACCACTATGACAACAACAGCAACAAAGACCCTCAAGCGTCCCACAAAGACCGAACTACGGAAGGCTTCCGACAACAGTCGCGAAGTGTTTTCTTCTTGGGTGAAAAACAGCCGTGTTAAGGCGAAGTTGAGCCAAGAGGCTCTTGCCGAATATGCAGGCGTAGACCGCAAGACCATCAACCGCATCGAGAACGGACATTTCTCTCCGTCGCTTGACACGATGACCCGTCTTTCGGTAGTGTTGCGCACCAATATCCCGCGCATCTAAGACACAGGAAACACTCATGTCAAACCAAAACGAAAAGTGGGCAGACTCGCCTACCCTCGGCTCTCTCATGGCGTTGCGCAAGCAACTGATTGAAGTTCAGGCGACGCTCAAAAACATTGCCGAAAGCGAGAGCACACAAGACCGCATTGATGCACTCGTTTTGATGCACACCATCAAGGCTGAAATTGGTGTGATGTATTCGGACTATTCGGGAATGGTCATCGACTCTCTTCCCGATATCCCGTTCTCTGCTTCCAACGGTCAATCCATTGAGAAGAAAACGGGTGCGGACAGGAAAACTTGGCAACACGAAAACCTGACTCGTGAGGTTTTGCGCAGATTGAACCAAATGTCCGTCGACATGGACACGGGCGAGGTTGTTATGACATCCGAGCAAATCGCGTTGAAATTGCTCGACTATGTACAGCCTTCGTATTGGCGCGTCAAGGAACTTTCAAAAATCGGCATAAACGCCGACCAATACTGTGAAATCGGCGAAGCCAAAACAAATCTCATCGTCCACAAGGAGGCGTAAGATGTCAGTAATCAACGAAACAGGAGAACACACAGTGACCGAACAAACACCAAAGGTAGACATCTACAAAGACCTTTCCGAACCATTCGCACAGGAGATGGAACGGAAAATCAACAAAGGTGGTGTCAACCTCACCTACATTCCAGTAAGCGAAGTAATCAACCGACTCAACAAGGTGCTAGGTGTTGACAATTGGTCGATGACTGTTGTCAAGTGCGAACGCGACCAACACGACCCCGATTTTGTCATCGCCCATGTCCGCCTTGAGTACAACATCACCGAGTTCAGTTCGGTTATCCGCGACGGTATCGGCGGTCAAAAAATTAAGCGCACGAAGCAGGGTCAAATTCTTGACCTTGGCGATGAGTTCAAGGGTGCTATTTCTGATGCGCTCAAGAAAGCGGCGCAGGCATTGGGAGTGGGCTTGTATCTTGCTCGTAGCGAAGACGCGATGGAAGTTGAAGAAATGATTGACATCAGCAAGCAGGTGGCACCGACACAACAGACCGTTGTCAACAGTCTCTACGATGAGGTCAAGTCGCTTTTTGATTCCTTGAGCGACGACGGTAAAAAGGCTGTGAAAGCGTATTGGGCTGAACACAGCAACGGTGTGCAGAAGCCCTTGTCGAAGATGAATGACGAAGAGTTGAACCTGATTCGTGCGGAAGTTGTGCGTCTCAGTTTCGGCGGAACATTCACGAACTGATTCATCTTGCTTGTAGCACCCGATTATCTTTCCGCGAGTTCAATCGCCACATTTCATCAGTGTCCGCTCAAATACAAGTATTCGCGGATAGACAATCTCAAGGAACCGCCGACGCAGGAAACCTTGCTCGGGAATTTCGTGCATGAGATTCTTGAGGTCTTCTACAAGTTGGAACCATCCGAGAGAACTATTCAGAATGCTCGGTTTATCGCCTCGAATGTTTGGAACCAATACAAAGACCCTGCGGAACACTTAACCAAAACGGAGCAGGGGGCAAGGGATTTTCGTTGGCGGGCATGGTTTTGTGTGGAAAATCTGTGGAAGGTAGAAAACCCTGAACTTGTTGTTCTCAACGGAGTGGAAACAGAATTTGTTGGAGATGTCGACGGGGTGCGCGTCAAGGGCATTATCGACCGTTGGGTTGTTGATGAAGAGGATTTGATTCAGGTCAGCGACTACAAGACTGGCAAAGTTCCTCGCAAAGAGTGGCGAGACGACAAATTCGACCAACTTGTCATTTACGGAATCTTGGCTGGTGACGCAAGTAACAAAAATATTGGTTCGCTCAATTTGATTTATCTGAAAGAAGGGGTTAAGTTGACATTCTCCCCTACGGAGGAACGCATAAGCAAGGTAAAAGAGCACATAGTGAAAACACGCAAAATGATTGACGAACGGTGCGAATCGGAGGAATTCGAGTACCGCACTAGCAATCTTTGCGGTTGGTGTCACTTTAAAACTATTTGCCCTGCTTGGGCGCGATAAACACACAACAAAATAGGAGTTAATGTGTATAGAGAAGATACGAAATACCATGACGGATACTTCAAGGAAAAGAACAATCGTGATGTTATTGTCAGGGAAAACATGAACGACGAAGATTTTGCGCAACTTGTTGCTTTGGATGTCAAGAAACGAGCAAGCCAGGATGGTGCCGCTTTTCTGCGTCGCGAAGACAATCTCGGTCGTTGGCGTGACGCGCTTTCGTCGCTGTTGCTTAATCTGACCCGACAGGTTGAGCGGTTCGACGACCAAATCAATGAATGCGTTGACAGGTACTCGAATCTTGGGCGCGAAGGTCTACTTCACATAGAAGAAGTGACATCAAATCTTGAGGCAAAGAAACGCAAGGTTATTTCATTCCGTTTCCATGTCGAAAAGCGGTTTGATGAGGTTTCAAAGATGGCTCTCATCGCCGATGGTGAGGCTTCCCCGAATGGGACGATAGTTGACTTTTACCGTCGCGCGATTGAACGACATCGCGAACTCATGCGCGAGTACGAGTTTGAGCCGACGCGACTAGATGAAGCATTGTGGGCTTCCCTTGACGGAAGATGGGAATTCGACGAAGCATGTCACGACATTGACAAGGACGACGAATACATTTCTGGCGGTAACTAGTGGACAAAAAGCAATTAGCCGAAGTGGTAGAGGTTGTTTATGCCATGTGGAATAAGGAACTTCCTGTCGGGATAGAGTCTCGCAAGTCCACATTTCGCGCTTGGAATATCATCCTCTCGGAGTACAGCGACGACGACATTATCGCTGCTGCGAAGAGACTCGCCGAGCGGGAACAGTTCTTGCCGACACCGGGGATGCTCGTGACCGAACACAGGCAATTCACCAGCAAGGAGCCGACACCTCATCAGGCTTGGAGTCACTACACGCAGATACGCGATGCGGTCAATTCGGGTACGACCCAATATCAGCCCCCTCACCCCAAACTGCAAAAAACGATTCAGCAGGTTGGTTTGAATTTGCACACGAATGACGACAGAAAACATTTCATAGAGATTTACACGACGACAAAGTAGTCGCCGATTGGTGTAGTATCACCAAGTGCCTCGCCAACGAATGTTTCTGGATATTTCATGCGTTGATGCAGCGCGTCAACGAATCCGTCATGTGTACGACACTTTCGATACGGTATGCCTGCAGTTCAGCGGAGGTAAGGACTCAACAGCGATTCTTTATCTTGCGAAGGAAATCCATGAAGAACGCGGGCTAGGACCTGTAAAAGTCATTTTTCGTGACGAAGAGATGGTTAGTCCGTCGGTTATCGATTTTGTCACCAAGGTAAAAAACTACACGTGGGTTGATATGGAGTGGTACTGCCTCCCATCTTCACAGGAGGTTTGGGTTTTGGGTAGGCGTGAATACTTGATGTTGTGGTCAGAGCAAAGAAAGCAAGAAGGTCGACTAGTCAGAGATATGCCCCCTTGGGCTATTCGTGCCGAACATTTCGGGTTAGACCCGAACAAGCCAACCCCCAAAATCGTTGACTATTACACGATGCAAGGCAAAACAGGCAGGGTTGCCTTCATCACAGGCGTTAGAGCGAACGAATCAATGGTCAGATATAGGTCATGCGTTCAAAAGTTGCATGAGAACTACATCGTTTCCCCATTTCTTTTGCCTAAATCCATTCCGCTTAAATTCGCAAAAATAATCTACGACTGGCGAACAGAAGATGTCATGAAATTCATCGTCGATGAGCATGGGGCAGAATACTGCGCCTACTACGACTATGCACATTTAACGAGGAGTAACTCGCGTGTCGGCATCCCACTCCACTCTGTCGCATCGCGAAGAATTGGTGATGTTGTTGCCACGGAACCTGATTTCTTCGATGAACTTGTCAGGTGTTTCCCGCAGATAGATGCGCAGAGAAGATACTGGCAATTCTTCGATATAGAAGGACTCATTTCTTATTATGCATCTCAAGGATGGGACGGCGTGAAGATGTGCATTGATGACAACATGCTTTCCGACGGTATCCACAAAGAGGCTATGAAGTTCGCTGCTTTGTTCAGAAAAAAGCGTGCCGTAGACCCGTTCGGGTTTCCGTTCGAGTATTTGATTCGTACACTTTTGTTGAACGAGTTTCATCAATCAACGCCAACACCTGTCGGTCCGAAAACTCGGGCGCACACAATGAGAATGAAAGCATTAGAGGAAGGAAACGATTACTAGTGCAAATTCATACAGTTCCATCTTCTTCCATAAAACCACCTTCATGGAAAGCGACATATATCCTGCGCCCTGACGTGGTGTTGTTGCGCACTTCTTTGATTGAGTCTGGATGGCTACAGCCGATTGTTGTCAGACTTGAAGACCAGACGATTATTGACGGAACCACCCGATGGCACATTGCTTCCACTGAAGAGCGATTCGTGAAGAGGCACGGCTCTTCTGTTCCTGTTTTGTATCACGATGTGGACGAAATAGACGCAATGATTTTGCATATCCGTTTGAATAGGGCTAGGGGCGCAACCCATCCTGTTCTTTTGAGCAGGGCTGTAAAAAGGATACTCAATTCCAATAAATATGGTGACGACGAACTTGCGACCATACTGTCAATGTCGGATGACGAAATAGAACTTTTGGCTACTGGGGATTTGCTGAAGCGAAAAGATTTAGAGAAATATGAGTATTCCCGTGCCTGGGTCCCAGTGGAAGTTCCCAAGGTTACGGAAGTTGAATCTTCGATTATTGAGCGACCGCCAAATCCTGATAGGTAGTGATTTCACAGCCATAATTAGTGTGGTAAAGTCTGAGTGTACTTTTTGGAGGGATATGCCACGCCCAAGGTCACCTTTTACCGAAGATATTGAGTTCAGAACCGGTCTAGACAGACGAGGCAATGTTGTTCGCCGCGGTCGTTTTGTGCGTCGTCCTCGTCGTGTCGGTGGGCGAACAGTTCCCGGTAATGCTCGCTACTATCGTCGCCGTCAGCAGGAACTTCTTGCTGGTCGTCGAGCAGCGCAAAGAGCGGCATCCGGAAGAGACAGAACTAGAGCAGTTGGTCGTAGGGCAGGCAGGGCTGCTGGCAACGCAAGGGCAGCCGGCGGTGGTAGACCTGCGCGTCAAGTAGCAAGCCGTTCATCGGGTAGACGAGTTGGGAGAATCCGAAGGGGTTTGGCGCGAGCAGCGAGAGCAGCCGCAAACCTTTTGGAGCGTCGCCGTTCCCGTAGACGATAACACGGGAGGTTGAACCGTGCTCGTAACGGTAACTGAACTTCAAAACTACATGGATATTCGTTTCTCCAATAGGCAGGAGCAGGCTGCCGAATACGTTCTTGAGGGCTTGCAAAGCGAACTTGAGTCGTACTTGGGCAGACCCGTAGAAGTTCAAACTTTCACTGAAGAGCATGTGATGGAACATAACCACTCTGGTCTTCCGCTCACATCGTTTCTCTACGATTGGGACGATGCAGGCGATGACGGCGCAACAAGAGAAATCGGCTTAATCGCGGCTCCGCCTCCAACCATTTATCTTGAAAACTCGCCAGTTGTTTCAGTTGCTTCTGTGAACATTTATAGACCGCAAGAACCCACTGTTGCGCATCTGCAAGTCGAGGGGCGCGACTACATCGTACGCAAATACGGATTGGACTTGTACACATCTTTTGCTAACGACAGAATCGTTATTGAATACGACGCTGGTCTTGCTGGCGAAAACATCAAAATGTTCAAACTCACCATTCTTCGCGCCGCAACACGGGAAATGCAGAACATGCACGATGACGTTGTTGGTATCAAGGACTTGGAGACTAGAAATGTTGCTCCGCTAGAAACTGGATTCATGGAAAAGGAACTTGCTTCGCTGAAGCGTTGGCGAAGAGTGAGAATTTAATGCCTGTCCAAATGAGAATTCGCGTCGATGACGACGATGCTCAGCGTCTGCTCGAAGGCATGAGTGACAGAATGCGAAACTTCAAACCTGTTTTCAAGTGGGCTAAACGAGAACTAGGTTTAATGAACGGAAATAATTTTGCCACAAATGGCTTGCCCGTCGGTGGTTGGGCGCCTCTGAACTCGCGATATGCGGCATGGAAGGCAGAAGGTGGTGGTGTCGGGGTTAGTGGCAGAGGTGCAAGGGGAACTGCTGGTGCTGGCGCAATGCTTGTCCTCACGAAACGATTGTTTAATTCTTTGCGCAACTTGGATGGTCCTGCAAACAAAATTAATGACATGAGCGCAGAATTCGGCACCCATATTGAGTACGCAAAGTTCCATCAATATGGAACAAGCAAAATGCCGAAACGACAAATCGTCTATGAGCCTGCCGGCTTTTCGGCGATGCTCGCGGTTCTTTGTGCACGCCATGTTGTCGAAGGTCGTATCGGCGTGGCTGCTGGACAACTGCTACCGGAGTCATAATGAGTTACGGTGAGTTGATGCAGGGCGCCCAATTCGCGAAGTACTACGTCAACAATTATCTGTCTTCTGATTTTCCGAATAGGTTAATCAAGTACAGAAGTGGATGGAACCTCGACGATAGGGAACTTCCGACACCCGAGTTGTACCTAACCTATGAGCCGATAGCCCTTGACCACTGGCCGACTCTGATTACGGTTGTTATTTCCACAAACCGATTTGACAGATTGATGATGGGTGCGGAGGGTGACCCCATGTATCGGGTGAATTACACGATGCGAACTTATGTTTGGACGAAAACCGAAGGTTCTGAGCAGGTTACTTTGATGCGTGACCGTCTCACAACTGTTCTTCGCTCGGCATTGCTTGACAGACCTTCCCTGAATAGGCATGATGAAACATATGGTTGTGATGTCAATTTGGATGAATCAACATTGACTGAAGAGTTTTCTGATTTGACCTTGATAAAAGGTGACAGAGTTCTTGCGGGTGCTTATTTGGGGTATAATCTAACTATTAACGAAATTATATACAGAGACCAAGTCGGTTCTCATTTGAGCACCGACCTAGATACCTTCAATTTACGTGAGGCTTAAGCATGAAGATTAACCTAGACCCAACATTTGCTGGCGCATCGGGGATGCTCAAAGTTTGGAATGCCACAGGTGGAGCGCTTCAGGTAACGGATGAAGGTCACCTATTGGACAGCCACCAAACTGCATGGGTAAAGGAAAGCCCTGTTTTGGTGTCTTTGCTTGACGAAGGTTTCTTGACTGTGGTTGGTGAACCCGCAAAAAAAGTTTCAAAATCGAAGGCGAAGCAAGAAGAACCAGCACCCATCGAACCATCGGTGGAAGAAAGCGTTCCTGTTGCCCCGGCTGAAGAGTCAGAGCCTTCGTCCAATGAAGAACCCACAGATATTTAAGCGAGTTTCATTTTTGCGCAACTCACCTAATGTATACTCGCTAATAGCAATATTTCCTGAGTTGCACTAAACGACGGAGGACACCGGATGCCCGGAGTAACGATTTCAACAGCAGTTCGCACAGGCGCCGTCAATGCCGGTGCAGCACCAGCACAAACCTTCTTCGTCGTCGGTCAGACAGCACGAGGAATCGACGGAGAGGCAGTGCTTGTCACTTCGCTTGAGGACTTTGAGACGAAGTTCGGTGGACATGTTTCTGGGCACTACACTTGGTACACGCTGAAGACCTTCTTCGAGGAAGGCGGAGTTCAGGCGTATGTTGCGCGGGCAACCGCCTCGGCAGCAGTTGCCGCAAGTGTCGATTTGGATGCTCCTTCGAGTGCTCCCGGAATCACTCTTACTGCTGTCGGTGCAGGCACTTGGGGAAACAGTCTTGAAGCGACTGTCGTCAACAACACAATCAACTTTGATTTGACTGTTACATATGCGGACGCCGAGGTTTTCAGCGGTTTCGGATTTACGAGCCTTGACGAGGCGATTACTGCAATCAACTTCTCCTCAACTGCCGCCAACTATTTCTCTGCTTCACTCACATCTGGTGCAAGTGGTTCGAGCCTTTTGGTCGCCGTTTCGGAGTCGGCTTTCACTAGTGGCACAGACGGTGCTATCGCAAAAACCGATTACACTGCAGCGCTCTCGCTGTTCACGACTGAACTCGGTTCTGGTGCGGTGTCCATCCCCGGTGTCGCAACCGGCTCGAGCGATGCCGCTGTTTATGATGCGATGCGCACGCACGCCTATCAAAACAACCGAATTGCAATCTGTTCGTTTGCTTCGACTGCGACGCTTTCACAGGCTCGCGCCGCGTCAACGGGGTACACGGGTACGGAGTACCACGAGTACATGGCTTTCTATCATCCTTGGGTGCAGATTCCCAACGGTTCTGTCACTGTGAACATTCCGCCCGACGGTTTCGTTGCGGCTGTTCGCTCCAAGACGCACAACGCGGCAGGTCCGTGGAAGGCTTACGCAGGAGTTGCGTCCGAGGCTTCCTTCGTCAGCGGTCTAGCCCTTACGGTGAGCCGTTCTGATGCAGACGGAATGGAAGGCGACAGGGTCAACCCGCTTCGCCTTGTTAACGGTCGTGTGAGAATCTACGGTGCGCGTTCGCACTCGACGCTCACTCAGCAGTGGCGTTTCATCAATGCCCGCGATGTCATCAACTACATCGTCGTGCAGGCTGAGAACGCACTCGATGACCTCGTCTTCTCCACGATTGACGGTCGCTCAGTGGTGTTCGCTAACATCATCAACGCCCTCCAAGGCATCCTTGAGCCGATTCGTATCGCTGGTGGTTTCTATGAGGGCTTCGATGCCCTCGGCAAGAGACTTGACTACGGCTACACAATCAAGTGCGACGCGGCTTTGAACCCCGCAAGCCAACTTGAGACGGGAACCGTGAAGGCTCGCGTCGGTGTCCGAGTCTCCAGCATCGGAGACAAGATTGAAGTTGACCTTATCAAGTCCAACCTGACCACAGCACTCGAATAACGGAGGAATAAATGGCGCGTCCGACTCTCTTCAAGAATCTTGCGACTCAGCGACAGATTGTCGCGAAGATTTCGCCGGTTCAGGGTGCAAATCTTCCCACCTTTCCTGACTACTTTACGCAGGTCAGCGGTGGCGAAATCACTGCGGCTGTGGAAAAGGTTTATCACGGTGGTGACCTGTTCCCCGAGACGCTGTGTGCACCTGCCGAAATTGGCGATGTGACGGTCACGGGCTATGTTTCGCAAGACGCGGCGTTCCTCAACAAGTTGCAGGATTTGCGTCAGTTGGTTGGTCGCGCCCGCTACAACATCGACATCCATGTCTTTGACTGTGATATTGCGGTGCCGGGTGCCGACAGGCAGTACACGCAGGCTCTCTTGGTCGGTTTGACCGAGCCTGATGGTGACGCCACCTCGGGAACCCCTGCCACCTTCGCGATGACTTTCAGCATTTCGACGGTTTCGGTTGGAACCAACCCGTCTGGTACAGCCTGATTCTTGCTTGAGGTAGTTGCATTTCGCGGCTATGCCGTGGTGCTAGTGTCTGCCGTATGAGCAACTTCACTTTTTCGTCTTCTGACGACACACCAAATACCGCTAGCGAACCGACTGTTCTTGGTCAGTTGCGCAGCATCATCACACAGAAGGTTACCCGTCCTGATATTTATGTTCAGGTTCCTGAGCGACCGGGGGTAATGGTCAGAGTTTCGCCGAACATCACGCAGAATCAGATGCGTGCATGGCGCAAGAACGCAGGCGAAGAGACCAAGAAGGGCATGGACACCCTCAAGTTTTCGTGTCAGTTGATTGCCGCTACTTGCACGGGCATCGTTGTGAACGACGAAGTCGTTACTGATGACAAGGGTGTTGAGTTGACTTTTGCGTCTCCTGAAATTATGGAGATGACGGGGACTACTCGTCCGCATCCTGACTGTGTTCACGCCTTTTTCGGTTTGGAGCCTCACATTGAGGCTGCTGCTGTCGCGATTATTGAGGCTGCAGGTTATGGTGACAATGTTGAGGCACTGGACCCTACGAAGACGCGTTCGTCGAACTAGTCAATGACGGACGCGTCGCCACAGCGGCGCGGCTAGGCGAACTTTGGGGCACTGACCCTATTGCATTGCTTGACTGCACGGAAGAGGAATGGCTGATTCGTCTCGCCTGTGCTAAAGTTGTAGAGCAGGATAGAGAAAAACAGGAAGCGGAAGAAAAGCGCCGTAGTCGCTGATTTCGCTGGAGCGCTCATATCCGACCTAGCCAAGAGGTTCGGAAATGCCAGCAGCAGAGCGCGTAGTAATAACAATTGATGTTGATGCGGATACGGCGCAGATTGAGGCTATGCGCCGAGCCTTGCGACGTTTGGCTGGTGATGTTGAAGAACTGAATGATGAGACTGAGCGTCTTCATGAAAGCACGAGACGCGTTCGGGAAGAAAACACCCGTACCACCCGAGACCAAGACCGTCTCGGTAACGCAATGCGCAGGGCTGGAAACTCATCAAGGCTTTTGAGGGGTCGTTATGCGGGTTTGTTGAAACAGACTTTTGCTTTCCGTCAAGATATGGGGAAACTGATTGGCGCGTTTGGTGGGATGATAAGCCTTGTCAACAAACTTGCCTTGATTGAGTTGCCTCTTCTTGCTGGCGGTATGGCTCTCATTACCGCTTTGTTTAAGTCTGGCACAGGCTTCGTAAAACTGTATCGCGCGGCGATGAGCAGTCTTGCCTATGGTTTTGCTGCTGCTTCTGTCGCGCTAACCACATTTATTGCTGCTCAGCGTGAATTCCAAGCCGCACAGGTCGCTCCGATGTATGCGGAAGGGAGCATGAACACCTCTGACCGTTTGACGGCAGCATCGCAAGCAATGGATATGTTTGTTAACAGGTCTTCGCTCGCAGTTGCTGGCGCAAAGTCTTTGCAGTCTGCGTTCACAACTTTGAGCAAGCAGGCTCCCGTTACGGGGCAAACTGTCGCTGCGTTTGAGGGGTTGATGAACATCGTCACAGGAAGTGGTGGCGACATTGGCAAGAACACTGAGAAACTTGCAGAGTTTTTTGCCAAGGTTCAAAAGAGCGGTCTTGGTGGTGCGGGCGAGGAGGCTAAGGCACTCGGTCCTGACTTTGAGAAAATTATCAAAGAGGCTAAAGCGCTCGGCATTAAGACTCAGGAGGAGTTCTTTAAAGCAGCCGCGGAAGGAAATCTTGGTGAGACTTTCCAAAAGAAATATGCGGGTCAGTTGGATTTGTTGAATAACACGCTTATTGGTCGGTTCAAGACGACGATGGCTGATATTAAGGCGTTGTTGCAAGATTTGGGTCAAGAATTTCTTGGTCCTGCTGGTGATGCGGTTGAGAGAATTGGCACGACTCTGAAAGTTACGATTCTCAGGCTTTCACCTGTTTTGAGACAATTTGGTGCCAACAAGTTTTTTAGAGATGCAGAATCTTTCGTTCAAAAGGCGAGTGATTTGCTGGTCAATTTGGTGAACAAGTACATCAATACGACGCCAACTTTCTTCCAGCAAATAAAGTCGATTTTTGACAAAATCAGTGGTGGTTTTGAAAAAATGCAGGACTGGGCGCGACAATTTGTTCCCGCTGGTCAAATGCTGATTGATAAATTTTTCGGACCTTTATTTGAAGGTTTGATGGACAAGTTCGGTGGCGGAATGAACTTTTTGTCCGACTTGGTTTTGAAAAATGGTGACAGAATCGAGCAGTTCGCCGACACCATGGTCAAGTTCATAGGCGCTATTGGTGACTATGCGAACATGTTAAAACGCGCTTTTGTTGACGCCTTGCCCGCATTGGATGCAATGGTCAAGGGCGCAACAAAGGTCTTTGAGATTTTCACCAAGATTATGAACCGCATCATGGATTTGGGTGGTAAAGGGGGAACTCTGGTTAAAGCCGTTACCGCTATTTTGGCTATCTATGCGTCTCTAACAATATTTTCAAGATTTTTTAAAGTTTTCGGAAGCATGTTCGGAAAAGATATGGCTATCCGCGCCAACAATGTTTATGTCAACGGCGCACCCGTTGGGGGAGGTGTAATTCCTGGCTCTGGTGGCACTCCCACTAACTTCCCTGGTGGGGCGGGATATAGAGGAACGCGATACCAGAGAATGCAGAGTTCTTTCCGTTCTGGATACGGAAAATTGAAGGCAAGTCCTATTTTGCCTGCTCTACTAGCAGCGGGCGGAGCATACACAATGGCAAATGCCGGCGACACATCTACTGCTGGTGGTGCATTGAAGCAGGGCGCAGGTATTGCGATGACTGGTTTTGGTTTGGCGTCCATGATGGGTTTGGGTGGAGCAAAAATTAGCGCTACTGGCGGTGGAGGGCTTTTGGGTAAGGGTGGCAAATTGGGCAAATTGGGAAGCGCTGGAGGGAAAGTTGGTGTAGGTGGATTAGGTGGACTTGCCTTGATTGCCGGCGGGTCTTATGCCGCTGGAGATTTTATTGGCTCCAAATTCAAAAATACTTCTGGCAAATCTCGTGCTATGGGTGCCGGGTCAAGTGCTTTAGCGGGCGCAGCAATTGGAGCAGCCGTGGGTAGTTTCATTCCAGTTATTGGAACCGCTGTTGGCGCAGGTCTTGGCGCCCTTGTCGGTGGCGTAAAAGGATGGATGGCTTCTGGTGCAGCGCAACGCGAAGCAAAGTTGATGGGTGAGCAACTTGTTGACGGATTCACTTCGTCGATGAACGATGCGTTCAACGCTGGCGACATAGAGGGTCTTGCCCAAGCAAGAGCCGATGCAATAGCCCAACATGAAGCAAACATGAAGACTGTTACGCACATGGAGGAATACAATAAGCATGTTGCGAAATTTGAAGCGCAGTTAACACGATTTGATAAACAGGTGAACATCTATACGGCTAACGCAGGTCTCGCAGAACGAATGATGGGCATGGGCACTGATGCCATGAACAAGTTGGCTAACGAAGCAGGCATAAACCTCAGGAGCAAAGTTCTTTCATTCCGTGATGTGCTCATGATGAGCGGTCGCAACATGACGCAGTTGGCTGGAATCGTGAAGGCTAAATGGGGTGAACTTACTGGTCTTATCACAACAGGAGCAATGAGCCGTATCGAGAAAGCCAGACAAGAGCGCGAGGCTGTCGCTGGCATGAACGCTGCGCAAGAAGCCATCGCTGGCGGTGATACTTCGGCTGAACAAATCGACAACCTTATCGAACAGTCGCTGTTGCGTGGAACCGCTAAATATGGTGAGGCTGGTGGTGCTGCTTCCGCGTTTGCCGCAATCAGTCAAGACCTTGAGATGGGCTTGATGTCTGGTGTTGACCAAGCCTCAAAAGACAGGATTAAAGCGCGCCTACTTGAAGTAATCGGACCAGAGCAATTAATTGCTGACCTAAGAAGAGGTGTTGCGGAAAATCCAGAACTTTTGACTGATTTGCTTGGTGGTGTTGAAGGTTTGGGCGGTATGTCTAGCGCTCAAATAATGAGTCGCATAGAGACAGGAATGAAGGATAATCCTTTCTTTTTGGCTAATTTGGCGGACGCAGGACAAAAATTTAATCTTGGCGGAGGAATGGGTGACCTTCAAAAATTGTTAGGTATCAACACAGGACCGTCCGCAATCGGGAACATTAGTACGGCTGTTGGCGCAGGTCCTGCGGATAGGCGTGAACGATATGTGGAAAAGACGCTTTCACCAGCCATGAAGCAATACATGGTGACGAACAACATCAACGCACCTATGTTGACACCTGACATAATCAGACAGATTGAGGCGGCTACGCAACGGGCGATTAGAGACCAGCAGGAGCGCGGAGGAAATCCACCAACGCCATCATCTTTAGGACCTAGATAATGACTGAGGTGTTTTATGGCTAAAACAGTTACGGTGTGGTTGCGTCTCAACGAAAATACTTCACTTGGCGCTTCTTTGTTGGCTGGTGAATCTGCCTCTGCGCGCTCGCTGATTATCCGTCTTCACCCGTCCCCAACCGGCGGTGAGGACACGGAAGATTTTTACTTGCCATACAATCCGATAAGTGTTCAGTATGGAGATTTGTCTGATGAGATAGCGCAAATACCTAGACCCGGCACTACACCAATAGTTACTTTCAAATCCCACAGGTTGATGACCGTAAATATGACATTTACTCTTGCTAAACCTGGCGATGGTCTTGTTACTTCAATTGAGAACGATTTGCAGGCTTTGCGAAGGTTCGCGGCTAGTTCAAACAGGCTCGTATCGTTGCTTAATTTTGATGAGTTGCTGACACAACCTCAGGCTTACAGAAACATGTCTGCCGAGGCGAATGCCGAAGGATTGTTTTTCAGTATTGTCGAGTTTTCATTTGAGTCAACACGCAGAAATACCCTGAATCAAATTACTCAGGCTAATTGTCAGTTGAGTTTGATTGAGAACAGAAATCCTTATCAAAATATTTCTTATATCCCCATTTTGAAGAAGGTGCGCCCACCCAAAAACTGCAAAAACAAAAAGTGGGCTAGGCGACATCCAGAAATTTGTTTTCCTGAAAAAATCAACAAAAAGGGTCTTCCCCTTTCGGTTATTCAAGACCACTTGGCGGCTTTGGGAATCGATTGGGTTAAGAACCAGAAGGCTGCGCAGGCGGCAATTGATGCTTTGGCTAGGCGCAACGACTAGGCGACCATGATAGGCAACGATGTACTGCTCATAGATTGGACGAAGGCTCCAAAACAACAGTTTGAAACGCCTTGGGAGAATGAGCGTCGAACTTTTGAAATAGCACAGAATGTTACAAGCCTTCTCGTCGATTACACGGTGAACGGTTGCGCTCAGTTAACTGTCGAGTTGGTTGATGTTGGGTTGAAGATGTACCAAAACAACTATTTTCAAATCGGAACACCAGTGCTGTTCAAGGGGGGCTACAACCCCGCAGAACCAGAAGGCTATGGGATGACATTCCGTATTTCAACGATTGAAATCAACCAATCCGATGGAGAGCATTGGACTGTCAAGTTGGAATTGCGCGACAAGGCTGTACAGGAAATGAAGGAAGATAAAACGCCGCAATCGTTTAGGTCTTCCACCGGTTTTGAATACGCCAGAAAAGTTGCGACAAAGTTCGGCTTGGAACCCTACATAGAGGAAATACCTGGCATCAAGCAGTCAACAATCAAGATTAAAGAAAAGAATAACCGTGATTCTGTTTGGGATGTTCTCTTGAGGGCAGCACAGGACATATCGTTCATGTGTTTCGTCGCGAACAACAAACTGTTCTTCGGTTCACCTCAGTGGATGCTCGGCAGATGGGGCTTCGAGTCAGTTGAGGGTGTTTCCGTGGAAACATATCAAGGCAAAACCGAGAAACGCCAACTTTACTATGTTCCACTTCTTTACCCTCATAATGCATTCAGCGATATTGACCCCGAAACAAAACGTCTTCTCTTGCTGAAGGCACCTTCATTTAGGCGTTCGGAGGACTCACCGAAAGAGTCAGAGGGTTCTGCGGAGATTTGGGGCGGTCCGCTGTATGACAAAGGTGAAGGTTCTGCCTACAGGTTGCGTGCGGGGATGACAGTGATGCCGAGAGTTATTATTGATGGGAAAAATGTCATCCAAGGTGACAAAGTTATTGAAGGTTTTGATAACGCGTACATAATTACGAATGTCAAATATCAATTTGCTCAACCGGAACCGATTGCGATTTCTTTTGCTACGGTGGATAAACTTGCTCCGGCAGATAAGCGAAAGTTAAACGAAAAAATTAACGAAATAACCGTTATCTCAGGAAGTGGGAGTTAGTTGTGTCGGTAGTGAACATGAATGACGGGATGGGCATTTTTCAACGCGCAGACTCTTTGCAGAGGAATGACAGCCGTGGTTCCTCTATTCACATCGGGATAGTTACTGCTGTTTCCTCTTCCACGAATACTGCTTTTGTTCGGATTCCTGCTATTAACGATGGCGCGGAACTCGGACCATACAAATGTTTGGAATTGTTTACTAGGTCTGTCGAGACGCCAGTAAAACAAACTTTGAGTGTCACGACGGGGACAGCAGATGGGGTTACTGTTGTGACATCTGTAGCGCTTTCGAGCACCACAACGGACATACAGGGCGTTTACGGAAATCTGAATTTGCCCTCTGTCGGTCAGCGTGTTTTGGTAGTCTTGATAAACGACTCCTTAGACCAAGGTGTCCTAGTTGGGAAACTATAAATGTTGAAACTGCCTATTTCTTTTAAAGCCGACGGAACAATGTCCACCATTCCCGAAGGAACCGACGAATATTACGCAACCCTGCTCTCGAACACACTTCAGATAGAAGTCGGGGAATTGCCTATGAGCCAGTTGTACGGAGTGAAAGACCCTTCCTTCAACACAAAATCCGTGGCGGATTCTTATGTTCGTCAGGCTGCTCAATTCGTACAAGAAATAACCGTGACAGAGGTATCTTCTGTTAGGGCGAACGATGAAGGAAATATTTCTTTAGGAATCAAATTCACGGTAAGGAACTGACATGGCGACACCCGACTTCACACCATATGTAGACCTGACGCTATTTGACAAAACTGCGCAGACGATTTATGACGAATCGGTGGAATACGCTAAAACTGCATTTCCGGAATTCAATCCTCGACCCGGAACCACAGAAAATGCGATACTTGAGGCTTCTTCCGTACAAACGGAATCTCTCATTACGGCAATAAACAGGTTGCCAAACTCTTTGATGCAAGGTCTTCTTTCCTTGATGGGTTTTGACCGCATCTCGGCAACACCATCGCAAGCAAACATTACTTTCGAGGTCACGATTAACACTGGGGTGACCATTGCGGCAGGAACAGTTGTTTCGTTCGATGTCTTCGATAGTGACGGTGTATTGACACAATACCTTTACGAAACTTCTGAAGATTTGGAAATTGCTTCAGGGAATACATCTGGAACTGTTTCCGCGACAGCGGTAACTCCATCACAATATCCAGACATACCCGCAGCATCGACCCTGACCCTCATATCGACAAGCCCTTTCATTTTGACGGTAACCATGGGGTCAGTTTCGACCGTCGGAACTGATGCTGAAACGGACACCGACTACTTCAACAGGGCTGTTCGTTTTCTTGCATCGTTGAATGCCTCGTTGGTTACCGCTTCTCAAATGACTAACTATATTTCGACAGCATATCCGACTGTTGCGCGGTTCAAGGTTTATGATTTGACGGATTCATCCGATATGGAATTCAGCGCTGCTGACGCACCAGGTTCCGTAACCGTGTCGCTTTGTGACAGCGACGGCAACGCAATTTCGTCTGCCCAAAAAACCATTATAGAAAATGATTTGGAATCAAGAATAGTTGCGGGTGTTTCAGTTGATATGCACGATACACAAGTCATTTTGGTTGATGTCACGATAAATGTTGTTTCGGAACCAAATTATTCAACCGCAACAGTCGCCCTTGCTGTCACCGATGCTATTGAAGCGTATCTGTCTGTTGCGGGTTGGGACTGGAAAGAAACAGTCGACTCCAAATATCTCTCCTCTATCGCATCACGCGTACCTGGGGTTAGGTATGTCGATACATGTGTCAGCGAACTTGCGGCATCGTCTTCGCTTGCCACCGAATCTGGCAACAATGTAACAATATTGGAAAAAGGCGTGATACCTATTGGTAATTGCACGACCACTGCTGTATCTGGCACTTAAACATGACTGTATATATACGGAACTATATTGATGAGTCCGAACGTCGCTTCAACGAAGCGGTTTATGTTACGTCGCTTGGAGGTCTTTGGTCTAGCGACCAAACCCTGAACAGCGACCCGACGGTATACCTTGATGCGGAATTCGGCTCCCTGCGTGCAGAAGGGGCGTCCGAAGTAAATGTCTACTTCAATATTTGGGGAGACCCGTCTTACGATATACCATCTCAGTTTGCCGTAACAGACTTCGATGATGCAGACGACGGGATTGAGTCGTTTGTGTGGATTCGCCCCACGAAAGACTGCACTATTTATGTGCAATCAATAATTACCAAAGTTTCATATGATGCGGTTTCCAATAAATACCTGCTGTCCACAAACCCCGCAGATGTCATCGAGGGGGAATTCGGCTCGCGCCAAATACGCTATGGTGCTGATGACGCCGTAAAATGGGTTTTGGTTCGCGCAAATCGATTAGCGGTACCTAGTTCACCCGCATCACAAAGATATTCAATCGGTGTGCGGGTTCGCATTGTTTATGATTCAGAAGTTGGTATTGCAAATGTGGCACGCCCAACCATAACAATGCTTAACGACCTATTCCTCAACAATTTTTCCCGAGAAGTAGTTGGTTTAATACCTGAAGTTTTTTTGGCGCAAGATTTTATTGAGTTGGACAATACTGTCTCATTCCCCCTTGCCCGCCTTATTGATGTTTCATTTGCAACTGCCGGAACTGTTGAAGACAAGTATGAAGCATCACAATATTTGGACAGTGAATCCGATTTTGACCCAAATGACTCAAGCACATACAGCACCCTGATAAGCGCCGAAACAGCCGAAACATTGGAAACACTTCAATGGCTATCGCACTTCAGGGGGAGAGAACTACTTGTCACATACGAGCCATCGACGAACGGTGAGGAATGGACGGAGTTTGTTCTTGATGAATCAGAACTTGACAGCACACATGTTTTGGCTTCGTCTGCCATTTCTTCGTCGGGATTCTCTGGAGGAACAGACGGATACTTTAGGTGGCAAGTAGAAACAGGTTTTTACGGTCATAACGCAGGAACAATCACGGCTATGATTTCGGCGATACAATTGTTGCTTTCGGAAACAAAAACTGTTTCATATACCGTTGGGACAAATGAAATAACTTTTGAAACAAAAATTGGGGAAACGTTTGCTTCTGATGTTTTGGGTTTGATTGTCGGTGACGAGAATCCCTATATTTTGCAAGTTATCGAACCTGCAAGACCTCTCGGTATGGTGATACATCACGAATTGGTGGCATAGGTTTACTTCGCTTTTCGGGTGGGCTTAATTGGTGTAAACTTAAAGTATCCCTAGAGGGGAGCCATATGAGTGATGACGAGCAAATCGGCGAGCCGATTATGGAGCAAATGCAGAAATTTATGCGCGAAAATTTGCCTTCAAAACTTGTCACCAACTACATAATTATTGCGGAGGTTGCCGACGAAGAGACACAGATGCTTCATCTTTCTGTCTCGGACACGATGACTCCGTGGTTGGCATACGGGATGCTTCACTCGGCGAGCACGATGCTCAGCGAAGGTGAAGTGCATTTCCCTACAGCAAATGAAGAAACAGACGAAACCGAATAGGTGGAGGAAACAATGGACAATAACATTAAGGCAAACGTCAGCGACCAAGCAGTCAAGGGTGCCGTCATTGGCGCTTTGGCTTATCTGGCAGGCAAGGCGGGCTTTGGCTCCGAGGTGGTGGCGTTGTTTACCCCTGTTGCTTTGGCGGGAATGGCGTGGCTTTCCACGAAAATCGGCGACAAGACCACCACAGCCATTTTTTCTGTTGTGACCGCTGTTGCTGAGGAGCATTCCAAAAAGAAGAAGAAGTAATCTGACGGCGAAAAGACGCCTGCTGATTTATAATAAAATCAGTCTTTTATGAGGTGTCTAAATGCTCGCTGGTAGATACAACATGGTGTGCGACCAAGGGTCGACGTTTGAGCGCAGCCTTGAACTTCAGGATTCTGACGGCACCCCATACAATCTCACTGGTTACACGGCAAGAATGCAGGTTCGGCGCGAGGTGGAGTCCACTGGCTCTCCGCTTATTGAACTTTCCACCTCCAACGGACGCATCACGATATCCCCAACGTTGGGCATAATAGACATACGGCTCACACCCACGGAAACTGCAGCCCTGTCTCGCGGCGGATACTACGACCTTGAGATAGTTAAAACTTCAACAGGTCAAGTTTTTAAGGTTCTTCGAGGCGAATTCCGTCTAGAGAAAGAAGTGACTCGCTAATGCCGACCGTACCAGTCACCATCAACAATGCGGACTTCAATGCCGTTCTTGAAGACCAAAGAAATATTGTTCAAATCGTGGAAGAACAGCCAAATGTTGTGCGTATCACGATTCCAGGTTTGATTGACAGGCAGTCGCTAATTTATGGGAATGGTGTTCCTTGGGAGATTGAGGTAGAGATTTAATGCCCAGCATCCCGTCAAACTACGGAAACATCGGAGATATTTACATCGATGTGGTCACGGGTGACTTTTACGGACCTAAAACTGCTGAAGGGTGGCCAGACACACCGTTTTTCACTGCCCTTACTTCTTTTACGGTGGACGAGGCAGTTCTCAATGACCGCCATGTGCATACCCAAAACACGGCAAGTTCTACATGGACAATTACTCACGCACTTGGTGGGAAGCCTTCTGTTACCGTTGTGGATTCAAGTCTTACTAAGGTTTACGGCGAAATAGTGTATGATAGTGACACACAGGTTCGGGTAATTTTCTCGGCACCTTTCAGTGGCTACGCGTATTTGACATAAGGCAGGACTAATGGCGCAAAAGTTCCTCACAAATATTGACCTCAATCAGAATCAACTGGTTAATGCCACCTTTGAGGTTCTTGCTACCGACCCGAGCGTTGGCAATTTTGAGGGTCGCCTCATCTACAACTCGACCGAAGACACCATCAAGGTTTGGTCTGGTTCTGCGTGGAGAAAAATGCTGCACAGCGTCGTTGCTGGCGGCTCCTATACGGATGCGCTCACAATTGGTGAGTCCAACGGTCAAATTACCCTCACGCTCAACCTTGCCGATACTGACAGTGCAGGTCTTCTCTCCAGCACCTTCTGGAACATGCTCAATGATGCGACCGCTGATGCGACTGCGAGCAAACTAGTCAAGCGCGATGCAAACGGAAACGCAAAAGTTGCGACCCCGACCGATGCCGCACACATCGCGACCAAGGGCTATGTCGATGCTGCCCGTCAAGGTCTCGATGTCAAGCAGTCAGTTCGCGCTGCTACCACTGCCTCGGTAAATCTTGCTGCCGACCTCGAGGCTGGAGATGAACTCGATGGCGTCACACTTGTTGCCGGCGACAGAATCTTGGTCAAAGACCAAGGCGGTCCTGGTGTCGCGCATGTAGATAACGGCATCTATGTCGTTCAGGCAAGTGGCGCGCCAGTAAGAGCATCTGATTCAAACGGCACTGCCGACACTGGTGAACTCTCCCCAGGAACATTCACCTTCGTTGAAGAAGGTACGGTCAACTCCGACAAGGGCTTTGTCATCTCAACCAACGGAACAATCACCGTTGGCTCTACGGCAATCGCGTGGACGCAGTTCTCTGGCGCTGGTTCGTTTATTGCTGGTGATGGTCTTTCGCAAGTCGGCAACCAAATCAATGTCAACGTCGTTGCTGACAGAACTGCAATTACTAGTGATGCGGTTGACATTGCCGCCACCTATGTTGGTCAGTCGAGCATCACCACCCTTGGCACGATTACCACGGGCACATGGGCGGCAACGGATGTCGCTGTCGAGCACGGTGGTACAAATGCTTCTACCGAGTCTGGTGCAAGAACCAATCTTGCTTCTGCCGCTTCTGAAGCCACTGGTCGCACGACGAGCGTTCCGTCCTTGGCGAGAGTTGCCAAGCAGGGTTGCGCAGCAAGCGTCGGCGGTGTCTCCACGACGACCGTTACCCACAATTTCAACACGACTGATGTTCTCATTCAGGTGTACGAGGTGTCAAGCGGTGCAACTGTCATCGGCGACACCATTCGTGCAAACAGCAACTCGGTCAGCGTTGTCCTAAACGGAACGATTAGCGCAAACGACTACACAATCGTCGTCACGGGCTAATCTATGATTGACCTCGAGGGGTCAATCAAAACATAGTCGAAAGCGATTGAGGTCGTGGCGCAAAAATTTACAGTCCCCATAACAATTAAGCAGTTGGCGTCTGCTGGGTCTGATGCGCTCACGGTTTTCGTAAATGGTGAGGTTTACGGTCGCGTAAAAATTGAAGCGGGCGGTCGCATTTCGTGGAGCGACGGCGAAGGCGTATATGACACGAATCTTTATCGTGATGGCGCAAACACTCTTGCTACCGACGATGTTCTCAAGGCAATTTCTGGCGTCGTCACGATGGCTGTTGCTGGCACTCCCAGCGCAGCACTGCCAGATGGCGCACTCGCCGTCGATACAACGAACAATCTTTTCTATTTTCGTTCGGGCGGCGCATGGACGCAGGTAACTGGCGGCGGTGGCGGCACGTCGGTAACTGTTAGCGACGGCGCACCAGCATCACCTGAAGTCGGAGACCTTTGGTACGAGTCGGATACGGGCAAAATGTTCGTGTACTATGACTCGTTCTGGGTGGAAGTTGGCGGAGATGCGGGTCCGACTGGTCCGACGGGTCCTGTTGGTCCTACGGGTGCAACGGGTGTTGCGGGTGCAACTGGACCAACAGGACCAACGGGTGCGACAGGTCCAACGGGTCCGACAGGTCCACTGAATGATTTGTCGGATGTCGTAATTACTTCCGCACAAAACGGTCAACTTCTTGAGTTTGATGGAACAAACTGGGTCAATGCGGTTCGCCCTTCTAGTGAACCGATAGGTCACGAAGATAGAGCCGACAGCGTCATTTCTTTTGACGAGTCAAGCAGAGAATTCTCCATTGCGCCAGTTTCTGGTTCTTACACCGTTTGGTGCACTGGAAAACGCTACGTCAAAA